TATATTTTTCTACAACAAAAAATATTTTAAATATACATGAATTAAATGAATATAAAATATCATGTAATATTACAAATACTGTTTCATCATATGTTTCTATTTATATTAACAATAGTACAGAAACAATGAAAAAATATATTTTTTACGGTTCTTACACCATAGGAACAGTACCATATGATTTTCTTACTATATTACAAAACATATATAGAGAATATGGAATTAATGGTACGGATGTTAAACTTATGTTAGATATTGTTGTTGTAGGAAATGATTCTTTATATCATGGTAAAACAATTGAAATAACGTTAACTTCTAATGTAGAAGGAACATTACTGTTCGAATCCAATATTTTAGCAACTTCATCTGATACAAGTAGAAAAATTATAAAAACAGATATAAAAGATATAAAAGTAATAAAGAAGATTTATTCCAATAGTGGTAAAGTTATTAAAAAAGTATATTCTTCAGAACCAATACAATCAACTAGTTTTACATATGTTGAAAACGATGATTTACCGTATCTCAAATTTGCTATAATATATAATGATAAGAAGGTGTATATAAGTCCTATGAACATTAATAAACAAAGTGAACAGTTACCACAAGTTGTATTTTTCTGCAACAAAGATATGGATAATGACATTAAAGAATATATAAAATATGTTTATGGTGAAAATAGCGTAATAGAAACTGATAGTGCTGTATATTCTTTTGATTTTGTTATTGAACTGACATCTAAATATAGTAATACTTACTCTCCAACATTAGATATAAGTAAACTTAATATATTGATATACAAAGATATATATCGCTTTATATGATTAAAAAGAAGGAGATAAATGATTAGTTCTTTTCGATTGATATATGAAATAAACAAATATATTAAGCAAAAGTTACAACAGGGATTTATAATTGATTATACAGAAATGCAAAATATTATAAACATGTTTAGAAATAAATGGCAGAGTTTACAACCATCTTTTGATTATAAAGAGTATATGCCAAAACATAAATCTAAATTCGATGTAAATAAATTTAACAAACAAAATCTACAAGTAAAAGATGATATAGAATTTTTAAATGAACTTATAGGAGATATTAAAACATATAATCTTATTTTTACTGTTTATTCTTATATATTACAAAAATATTTAAGAGATGCACATAGATTAGAAACATTATCTAAACTTTTATCATTTAGAAAATCTATTATATATAATCTTACATTTAGTACTGATGAGGAAATAAATGAGTATATAGATAAAGATAAAACAACAGCAACAATCGATATAAATACAGGCAGTGTCAGATCATCCTATATAAGTCAACCGATAAAATTAAACTTAACAGATACAGGTTTTGCAGCAAACATAACTAATATAAAAGTTACAGATAATAGAGGAGACATTGAAACTATACCTTTTGCCGAACCATCTAATGTTTTTGATTGTTCAACAAATTCAACATGGTCATTTATAGTAGTATCTAACTATAGTAGTAATATATCTGTAGATTTTGATATATTGACAACTGAGCAAATGTCTTTTAATAACATAAAAATAACTAGCCTGTCTGCCTCTCCTATAACTATCGAAACTTTTAATAAGAAAGTTAATATATCGCCATCTTGCACAGGTTATATAAATTTAGATAATAAAATAACAACTAATAAGATACATATAAAAATGACAAAAAGTATATATGATAAAATAGAAAATAACAAATATGTATATGTATTTTCTATCAGTGATATTTCTCTGTTTAATGAAGATGTTGTCAAACAGTCTAATTTAGTATTGAAAAAAATTAATTTACAGTCTGTTGATTATATATATTTTACAGCGAATGATTCTGGAACAGATATAGAATATAAGTTAAATTTCTATGATAGTAATAACAACATTGTTGGTAGTAACATATTAACTAAAGATACATACATATATACAACAGATTATTTACAAACAGCGGGTGTTACATATAGTTATATTGATAATTATAACGGAAATTTTAATATATGTGTTTTTTCTCCATCCAATCCAGCTCAGCCATTTTTACAACATGAAATATATTTATACAATTGTTATAAAGTATCTGTTATAAGAAATGTGTCAAATACTTTAATTCAATTATCTTATGATGCTGGTACAGAAGGTGTATCATCTATAATTTTTACGCCACCGGAAGGATATACTTTTGTTGATGATATATTGGAAATATTTGCATATGATACTATTTTAAGTAAGAATCAATATACATATACAATAACGCCATATAATCTGAGTATAACATTTAATACTGTTATTAATGGAACTATTAATGTAAATGTCAGTTGTGTTGCATCAACAAATATAAAATATATATATCAATTTAAAATATATCATAATAACAAAGGCAATAAAGAATATACTATAAAGTATACAGGTAAGCCATTTACTTTGATTCTTAAAGATGCAACTTATGAAATTAATAAAGACACTATTGTTACAATAAATCATAAATCTCCTATAAAAATCATATCTAAGCAACATTTAGATGATTTAAATTCTATTATTAATTTAGATGTAAATGATTTTATGTATGTTGAAGAATATGCAAAGGTAAGTAAGGAAGATTTTATGACATCATCACAGTTGTATACTAATACTTATTGCGTAGATGAAAATAAAAATATTTTAATATCAAAAGCTTGCCCAACGTATGCTATTTTAGATAGAGTATCAGGTAATTCTATAGAAAACATTTCTAATGATCACATAAAAATATTATCTTTTGTTTCTACTATAAATTCCTTTGATATAAATGCAACTTTAAAAGAAAATAGCGAAATTTACGATATGCTAATTTTAATATATGGAGAAATATAAATATGTGGTTCATACCTTTTCCCAAACGATATAGACTTAAAAAATATTTTTTTAGACAAATTATTGACTCATTCTTGTATACTGTTTCTTTAATTACAACAGAATATAATCCTAGAAATAATAAAACAGGAATGATAGATAATATAAATATAGATATTGTAATGAATAATAATACAAAAACATTAATAGATGCAATAAAAGAGAAAGAAACAAAATTGAAAAAATTTATGATAGTATTTCCAACAATTAAAAACTTACAGTGAAAGGTGGTGATAATATGAATGATAGTATATTTAATATAAGTCCTAATTTTAAAGGCACAATATCTGCTGTTGAGATGAACAATATGATAAAAGAAATGCAAGATATACTTAAAAAAGTTTATAACAAAGCAGAAATAGTAAAAACATTCTATGATGTTTTATCAAGAGCAACATTGTACAGTTATTGGTTCTTAGCAAATAGAATAACAAATATAGAAAACAATATAGCGATTATATCTGGTTTATATAATAATATGACAGAAACAGGTGTTGCATCTAAAATAGAAATTATAGATGCACTTACAACGCCTTATTCTACTACGAATATAACACAAGATACAATAAATAATATATTATATCTTGGTTATATATCTGAAATAGATCATATGTTATATGCACCTACAAACATCAGCGGTGTATATCAAAAACATGCATCAACTGAGTTAATTGTTGATGGTGAACTTATAACAGATCCATCAGATTTAAGATGTTTGTTTTTAGATAATAATGTTAATACTTTTGCCATATTTGATAGTAATAAATATCCATCAAATAAAGTTAGTATTAATGTAAATCTAAAAAATCATCGTCAATATTTAAATACAGTACAATTTAAAACAATGCCTGTTCCTGGAGCAAATATAGTGGGATTAAAGGTAGATGGTGTATGGATGTCAAAACTTTCTAATAGAATGGCTTGGACAACAACAAATTATAGTTGTAGTAACTATCCTTTTATTACGTTTTTAAATAACAAGAACTTTAATGGTAATATTTCATTTGATATGCATTTAATAGGAGTCGGTAATGGATATGCTGTTGGTTTTTTAAATGAAATGAAATGTTTATATAGAGAATTTTATGATACAGGTGAAATAATCTATCACATATATGATGCTGATACTATAAATACTTTAACAAGTTTAAGTTGTGAATATTATTTGTTGGAAAATTTAAAAGTTCCAGATTATATAAATATTCAAATCGCAACTGATAGCAATTTTATTAATGTTATATATAACAATAGTATTGATCCATTTCCTCTGCCGTATGGTAGTAGAATATCTGTTGGTAATAGCAGTGATTTATATATAAAAATTGTTTTAAATAAATATGAATTTTATACGCCATCTGTTAAAAGATTAATTTTAACTTATACATAATTAAAATAGGAGGTAAAAATGAACTTAATTAGTGGTTTATATAATATTATTTCAACATATTATGGTGGTTATGAAGGAAATAAAGAGGTAGGTTTTGGTAAACATAAGGACATTAATACAGTTACTGGTGAAAAAGAACTTATAACAGCAACATATTTAAATAATATTGAAATAGAAATCAGCGGTATAGTATCTTTTATAAATAGTTTAGCAAATAGTTTTATAGATTTATACAAACAATCACCTCTTGTGTATTACAAAGTTATATCTCCTGATTTACATACTTATAAAACTGTGAAAATAAATACAACAAATTTAGATTTAAATGACAATATGATTGGTATTCCTAAGATATATACATATAATGTAAATACATATACTGAAGTAAATATCACATCTGTATCATTTACAGACAATATTTTTACAATAAATATTAATCCAACAGAAACGAATAATATGAAAATTGTTCTCTTAAGTTCTATTTCTGATATAACAACATATATAACTAACAGTGGTATATTCCCATCAGGATGTATAACTTTAATTGATACTGATAATAATGAGTATATAATGTAGTATGTCTGTTGAAAACGATATAAGAACAATAAATGCTTTTATTCAAAGATTAAAAGTATATCAAGATATTGAAACAAACAATTTAGTAGCTACAGGTAAAGTTAAATTAGGAACTGTAACTGATGGTATTTGGAATGGATCAGTTATAGGAACAGCATATGGTGGTACAGGCTTGTCTTATATAGGTTCAAGTAATCAATTATTAGGTGTAAGTACAGATGGAAGCTCATTAGAATATAAAGATTTATCATCTTTAGTAATAGCAGGCGATGGTATACATATTGATGGTACAACAAAATTAACAATAAGTAATATAGGTATACTATCTATAGAAGCTGGAAATGGCATATCTATAACAGGAGATCAATATATTACAATTGAGAATAAAGGATTATTATCTTTAAATTCTATTACAGGTGATATAACATTACAAGGAACATTAAATCAAATAAATGTAGATACTAGAGAAAATACTATAACTTTATCAACTCCTCAAGACATTGCTGCAACCTCTGCTCCAGTTTTTAGTGGGTTAAGACTTTCTTCTCTAATAGAAGGATCTATATTATTTGTTGGTGCAAACCATTCTATTTCGCAAGATAATAGCAATCTTTTTTGGGATAATACTAATAAATTTCTTGGTATTGGAACAACAAGTCCTAGAGCAAAATTGGAAGTTGTAGGTAAAATATATCAAACAGGATTAGGTAACAGTACTTTCTTTGGCTATGAAGCAGGATTAAATGATGATCTTAGTAATTATAATATGGCTATTGGTTATCAAGCTCTTCGTTCTAACACAACAGGTGACTATAATACAGCTCTAGGAAATTATGCTCTTCTTTCTAATACTACTGGTAATTCTAATGTAGCCGTAGGAGGTTGGGCCCTTTATTCTAATACTACTGGTGGTTCTAATATAGCTATAGGACCAAATGCTCTGGTTTCTAATACTACTGGTTATTATAATTTTGCAATAGGAGTAGATGCTCTTCATTCTAATACTACAGGTGCAGGTAATTTTGCTATAGGTCCAAATGCTCTCTATTCTAATACAACAGGTGAATCTAATTTTGCTATAGGTCTAAATGCTCTTGTTTCTAATACAACAGCTAATTCTAATGTAGCTATAGGAAGAGATACTCTTTATTCTAATACTACCGGTTATTCTAATCTGGCTATTGGAACGAACGCTCTTTATGCTAATACAACAGGTTATTCTAATTTAGCTTTAGGAATAAACGCTGGTAGATATATTTCAGGAGGAGGAGATAATACTACTTCTAATAACTCTATATACATCGGTTATGATACAAGAGCCTCAGCTAATGGAAATACCAATGAAATAGTAATTGGTGCATCTGCTGTTGGCAATGGTTCTAATTCTATCACATTAGGCAATGACAGTATTACTAAAACTATATTAAAGGGCAATGTTGGTATTGGGACAACAAATCCTACCAATTTTAAGCTACAAATAGATGGTAGTATTGGTCCAAATACAAACAATGCATACGATTTAGGATCAACAGATTATAAATGGAAAAATGTATATATATCTAGTAACATGTATAATTCAGGAAATACGCAAACATCAGGTCTGTATATACCAACAAGTGCAGTTGTTAACAATATTCTTACCTGTACTAATGCAACTACTGGTAAAGCTGAATGGAAAAGTGTTACTGAAGTAATGCCTACTATGGATGTTGTGTCGACTTGTTGGGGTACAATTAGTGCAACAAGTACAAAACCAACTGTTACAGCAATTTTGATATCACCCCTCTATATACCTGCTACTATAACAGTTGCAACTATGAAAATAAATGTAACAACAGCCCTTGGAAGCAGTGGTGATATAGGGATATATAATAGTGCAGGTAATCTTGTACTAAATGGAGGATCTGGAAGTTTAAGTACAGGAACAGGATTAAAAAGTATTTTACCAGTTCAATCTAATAAAACATTATATGCTGGACAATATTATATTGCTATAACATGGAATTCAACAACAGGAGTTGTAGCTGGTATATCATATGGTGTTTCTAATGCTATAAGGTATAGTGGTTATATTTCAAGTGGCGGCGGTCTTGTACTTCCAAATACAATACCACTTACAAGCACAGACATTACTGCTACACAATATGTATATTGGATGGCATTAGAAACAACTGTATCAATATAAAAGGAGGTAAAATGAAAAAAATTATACAATATTTATTAAAATATGTAAAATATACATCAAAATACATAAAATATGCACCAAAATATATAATGTATATACTGTTATTATTATTTGGTATATGGATAGGAAAAACTGTATTTAAAAGAACTATATACCAACCATATCCATCTGTAGTTGTAAAAACAGATACAATCAGAATAAGTTCAAAAAGAGATACTGTTACATATTATTCTCCAATTACAACCGTTGTTCGTCCTATTTATGTTCAACCAACAATAGAAGAAGTAAATACTGAAAGTTTATTATACATATATAAGATAGAATATAAAGGTAAATCTATAGATGCAAAAGATTTATATATTTATACTACAAAGGATGGTCATACTAATATGATAAAGTATAGCAATGTAAGATCTCCATTTTTGATAGCAAGTAGAACTAATGATGTATTAGTAAGATCTCAAAGAGCATTTCCATACTGGCAAAAATTAGGACTAGATTTATCAATTTCTTTATATCCTGTAACTCAATTTGATTATGCTGAAGTATTTACAAGACTAAATTGGCAATATTTTTTAGTTAAGTTATATTTAAAAGTAGATTATAATAAGAATATTACAACAGGTTTTGGTTTTTCGTTCATTTTTTGATATATTATATTTATATGACAGAAAATGGAAATGGTAATATATCTAAGTTATTGAACGAATTTAGTAGAGTTTTTACTGTTGTTGATAAACTTATTACTCAGTATTTGGAACAAATGCAGAAAATTTTAGAAACATTAACATCCTTATCAAAAGATATTAGTTTCTTATTAAAAGAGATAGAAAAACAAAATAAAATGTCAGATGATAGTATAAAAGATTTATCATCTGATATAATAAAAAGCGATGATGATATAAAGTCTTGCATAAATTCAATAAATATTAATCTTAATAATATGCTAGGCAACTTACAAAAAAGTCTTGAAAAAAGAACATTAAAAGAAAATTTACTAACAACTATAGTTTATATACTTATATCTAGTGTAATTGGCAGTTTATTTATGATCTGGTATAAATTAGATGCATTTATAAAAATAATTGAAAAGCTTCTTATAAAGTAATAACGATATCATTTACGCTATCTTCTATAATATCATTAGGTTCCATATTTGTAACAACAAGAGGTTGTACTTTATTATAACAAATGTCTTTATAAAAACAATACCTACATTGAAAATCGCCTGCTAATTTTATTTGATCTATCTTTTTTTGATCTGTATTATCATCTATTATATGAAATCTTCTCAATGTTATAATATCTTCTTCTGAATATACAAGTTTATAGTCTCTCTCTGGACATATGTTTTTTTCAATACAATTTTTTATATATTCATATTTTTCAAATATACCTTCTATGTTTAAATATGTTCTGTAACCATTTACAACTATATAATGTTTATCATTGTTTATATCTAATGATACAACATATTTTTTGCCTCTTTTGCTATACATTTCAACACCTCTATCTAATACTATTAACCATGCTTCTCTTATTTTATTTAATAACTGATCATCTAAACAATATCTTGATAAATATAAATATAAACCTACTTGTAATAAATATTCTGCTCTAGGTATAAATGTGTTTTTTATATACTTATTTACCGAATAATAATCGCTTACTGTTTTATATTCAACTATATATGGCGTGCCATTTTTGACTAACACATTATCAAAAGTAAAACTCATAGTGAATGTATAATTATTTATATTGATATTTTTAAAAGATAATTTTTCATACAAAGTTATTGATGGATCTCTTCTTGCTCTTGCTTTAAGTTTTTCTACTTCAATAAGTTCTAATAGCTTACCTTCTTTTATAATGGTATAAAAGTTTTCTGGAGGTAAGTTAGAATAATTATATCTTTGAAATGCATAATATGTTGCTCTGCTACAATGTCCCATATTTAATGTTCTTCTATTATAATTTATAGTTATAGATGCTTCAGATGGCCAAAATATATATTTAGTTCTTATAGGAGGCACAGCGTATTGTAAATCTTTTGTTAAATTAAAATAATCATCTTGGTATACATCAGGTAATTCTATATTCATTTTGCTCCCTGTAAATTTTCTCTAATGTTTCTTGTATTTTCTTATCAAGTATATTCATAAATATTATACTTAGTGATTTATCAATATTTGTTCTTGAAACTATACGTAGTTCTGATAATGCTTCATTAACACATATTAATAATTCGGACTTAATGCTTTTATTTATCTTACATAATAATGGATATTTATGTAATATATCAGTTAATTGAAGAGAATCAACATAATGTTTATTTGCTATAGAGTCTAATAATTGTATATATGGATATAATATATATATAATACTCTTTACATATATTATGTTGCTCTCTGTGTTTACATAATAAAATAGAAGCTCATCTAATTCATTTTCCGGCGAGTTTCTTGTATAACTTGATGAATTCTGCATATTCTCTTAAACTCCTTAATGCTTCAGCATTGACAACATCTTTGAAATATTCAGCTATTTTTAATATTCTTTCTACTGTTATAAGATTATATTGAAAAGCACTATTTACTAATGTTTCCCATTGTTCATCATCATCTACTCTTTTAAGAACGCCATACATATTAGTTTTATCATATCTATTAACTACTTCTTCTATATGTATTCTAGCTCTTTTAACATCTAAAATAACAATGAAAAAACTCATATCATCTGCTAAAACTCCTAAAGATAAAAAGATGTTATCTCCAGGGGCTGGTATTTGTTCAATATCACTTTTAACGAGTCTTACTTTTGGAAGTCTTTCACCTTTTAAAGGTATATCTTTATCACCAATTCTAATCATTGTTCTATTTTAAAAGTTTGTATATTTGAACCAATAATATCTCTAAATAGTGTATCAGAAAGGTCATTTATAGTATATTGTTCTTTAATTATTCTAGATGTATTATCGACCATTTTGTTGTAAGTTTCCGTATTATATATATCAACTGATGTTTTTAAAGATAAGGTTAAATCTTTATCTGTTATAGGAATAATATTATCAATACCAACAGCTTTAGCATAATTAGAATTTTTATCACATATAATAACTTTACCAACACTAGCAGCTTCAAAAGCCATTCTATTAAAAGCTGAATTAGATATTAACATAACATAATCGACATATTTAAATAAAGAAGCAAGTTCTTGTTGACTTAAAAAATCATTTATAATCGTTACTTTCATGTTGTTATGTTTATTTAAAGCAATATAAGATACTATTTGTTGTGGTATATTAACATTAAGTGTGTATATTTCATTATTAATAGGTATATAAGTTGAACATAAGAATATTAAATGAATTTTTTGTTCATTAAATATTTTATTATTGTAAGCTTGAACAAAAGAAGAAAGAAAGTAAGATATATCATTTAAACTCTGTATCTTTATCAAATATTTTATATCAGCAACTAAATTATATGTAGCAGGTTTTACATCAGGATTAAAAATAGTATTATCAACTTGGTACGGTATGATATAATACTTGATATGACCTATTTTATCAAAAACATTAGATATAGATTCTACAACATGTCTACTAGGAAATATAGCAGGTATATCAAGATCATATAAGAAAGAAGCAATATTTGTTGCTTGTCTATCAATATCTAGATCAATAAACTTATAATAAGAACACTTAGTACTAGATATGATATTTTTAATTCTGTTGTCAATTTTATAACTAGCATCAATAACAATAGATTTATCATCTAATATAGTCATAATATATTCAAATGATGGAAATAACGTTAAATCTGGAAGTTGACTAATAACATCTGTTGTGTTGTCAGTTGTTCTTTTTTCATCAACCAGATAAACAGATAATGACTTGTTATTTTTTAGCATCTTATAATAATTAATACCATATGTTTTGAGACCTACTTTAGATGTAACTGGTGCTATTATGTAAACCTTTTTCATAGAACCTCCTTTGTTAAATGTTATTCTTTTTATTCAGTAGTCTTATGTTCATTAACATAATGTACATGTCTTTCCTTAAATTCTTGTTGTTTTCCTGTGTTCCAATTTTGAACAGGTCTAAAATAACCAACAACTCTTGAATAAATTTCTGGTTTTATAACTTTTATTTTTATTTTTTTACTTTCATCCATATATTGCCTCCATTTTAAAGTTAATATTATATTATTATCTACCCTTTGGTCTAGGTTCAATTATTCCTCCACCTCCGCCGCCACCTCCTCCTCCGGATCCGGATTGAGAATTATCATTTTCTTTACTGATCAATTTAAACATTTTTTTAAAAAGAATATTTCCTGCAATATAACCCTGGGGTCTGATTAACTTAAATATTTTTCCAAATATATCTTTTGTACCCATTCTATCCTCCTTTTACTTTAGTTCCGTATTTGTTTTATTTTTCTTAGATTTATGTTTAGATTTTATAGATTCATTATCAGTATTTTGTGATTCAGAAATATCAGCAGATGTAATTTTTGTTTGTGTTTTCGATTTGGTTAATCCTTCTGTTTTAACTGTCTTTTTAGCTTTAACAAATCCAAATAATCTTTCAAATAAGTCTTTTGCAGCCATATTACCTCCTTATTAAATTGTTAATCCTGTATCATTTGTTTTATTTTTAACAGGAATTTGAGAAAAAACCTCTGCCCACATATCAGCAACCTTATCCCAAGAGAATTTATGAGCAAATTCTATACATTTATCATCTCTATAACCTTTATTACTTTTATATTTATTATACATCATAAACATTTTAGCATATAAATCATCAATATCAACATGTGCTTCTAAATAATTAGTACCAAATGCTCTTGTAAAATATTTAGTATCAATAGGTATAGCAACATCCTTTGACCAATCATATAGAGGTCCCCATTTCGTCACTATAATAGGAGTTCCTGTAGCTAATGCTTCTAATGCTGGTAAACCCCATCCTTCTCTATTACTAGGCATAACTAATACATCGAAAGCATTATATACAACATTCATAAATGACGATTCTTTGCCAGTACCTAATGGTCCACTTGTAAAAACGTAAGAGAAATTTTGAACATTATACTCTTTTAATAGTTCATAAATGTTCCATCCAAATGTGGTATCTGATGTATACAAAAATAAGAATGGTTTACGGCATTGTATAGTCTTATTATAGTTTTCTTTAAGTTGATGCTTCCATTTATTTACAACTTTAGAAAAGGCATGTATTAACTGTGGTATATTTTTTCTTGGTTGATTTGCTGATACAAAACCAAATACATATTTATCAGATAAATCAATACCAAGATGACGATATATAACCTGGATAGCATGTTCTTTGTTAAGAGGATAATAAATAAATGGATCTACACCATGTGGAATTACTTTTATTTTTTCTTTATCATAATCAGGTAAACATTCTAGAAATACTTCTTTAGCAAATTCTGTAAACAATATGATCATATCTGCTGTTTTTAACGAACTTTCTATATCCTGAATAATTCCTTTGTTATTAACAGATTTATAATATTTAGTTATCATAGGTTTAGAATCAATAGCCATATAATTAATAAGAAAGAAATTTTTAGTAGAAGATGAAATAACTGATGGTACAACATCAATAAACCATGGATCATTCACAACAACAACAATATCAGGCTTATATTCATTTATTACTTTTGGAAGCGTTATTACACCTATTTTATCTTGTTCTGTTGGAATTACAGGTATATAATTAAAATACATATCGCCATCAAGAAGTAAATTACTATTAAATACATTCATAGGATGATACCAACCTAAATGTGAATAAGAATTTTCAGGATGTAAAAATTCTAAATACTTCAATAAATTTCTAATTACAGTTGCATAACCTGTTACTAGCAAACTGCTATCTCCAATAAAGAGAATTTTTTTCTGTCTATACATACTTCACCTCTCTTTCATTCAAAAACTTTGTTTAATATAGACATAAATTTGTCATATACATTTTCAGGTCTAAATATATTGGAATAATCATATGCTCCTTGCTGTATAATCTTGTATTCCGTTTCGCGTTCGTTTATTGTTTCAATATAATGTTTAACATCCTCAATATGCCATTCTTTAAATATACGCATATTGTAACTTCTTTCATAAGTATGGTTCATAACAGGTATCCTGAAATAATTACCTCCCATTATTTCATCTGTTACTGGATTTTCAAATGCTATAACAGGTAATTTACATCTAGCAGATTCTAAAAATGGTAATCCAAATCCCTCAAAATGTGTCATGGTTATAAAATATTTATGTGTTCTATAAAGATTTACTATATCTTCTGTTTTAATTGGCGTTGTAATAACATTTAAATTATCATTTTGTTTGAGTTTAGACTGTAATAAATAAGACGAATATTGATCTAGCATAATTCTCAGTGTTACCTTTTGATTATTAAATGTTAGAAAGTTGGCAAGTTCTAATAACATTTCAGCATTTTTTCTTACATCCAATCTACCAATATATAAAAAACCATCTCTTTTTGTATCATCTTCAGGTGGTTGAAATAAATCAAAATCTATAGTATGATATAAATAATCAATACAACTTATATCAGCATCATTCAATAAGTTATAACCATATTTATTCATTGCGAGTAAAGATAAATTAGGTATTTTCTTTAGCTGTGTTATCCATGTTGGATGTAATCTATAAGTATCTACAGGCACATATGCTAATACTTTTTTATCAAACAATTTTTCATTACCCTGAAAATGATATATCGATGATCCAAAATAATGTAATAGTATTACATCTATATCATCATATATAAAGATCAAATCATAATTGTCGTTTTCACTAAGAGTTTTTTCCAATATTCGTTCGCCAATCCATCCTCCTAATTTATTCGGTATAAATGTAACATTTTCAAGCTGTCGCTCAAGAGGACTATTCTTAGTAATATACGTTATATCAAAAGATGTAGTAAATCTTTCATTTTTTAGTAAATTATACATCACATTGCCAAAACCTGACTTCGTAAACGGATCATCCGCTACTATTAATATTTTCTTTTTTTCCATATCACCTCCACATATTAAACTATATTACTGTTATTTATATCATATTTTTTATCTTTTTTCTTTTTCTTCTTTTTCTGCGTTGTTTCAAATTGTTTATTTTCTTCTTGTTCGTTTTGTTCGTTCTTCTGTGATTCAACCTGATCTAATGATTCTTCAGAAGAAACCGTAGTAACATCAGATTGTTCCATAGTTGGTTGTTCAGCATCTGGTTGTTCTTCTTGTTTAATATCATTTTTGTCAATGATAACTTTAATATCCTTTTCCTCTTCAACAGTTTTTTCTTCTAGTTTTTTAACATCTTCTTCCGGTTTTTTAGTAAGTTCTTCCTCTGCTTTTGTTGCTTCTGTTGATGATGTTTGCCTGACATTTGATGGGGGTCTTCTACCGCCGATAACATTGGCAGGTTTTATTATAACTTTTGCTCTTCTATGAAACATGTCTACCTCCTTGTTTAATTAATTGAATTTATTTTAATAACAACGTTATCTGGGACATATATAATATCATAATCCGTTTCTCTAAATACATTTTTTAAATCTTTATCTAATGCATTCATCACATCTTCATTATTATAATATACATGATTAACATATACACAAACAACGTTTTTCTTCTTTTTTCCTGTAAAAATACTAAAAATCTTAGACAAGAATTTTTTTAATAAACTCATTTTACCTCCTTCTTTTCATTTCTAGATTTTAAAACATAATTTTCAACATTTTTATAAAATCGTTTTAATATAAGTCTTATACTTTCACTAGATATTTGAAATCCTGCTGCACATAATCTTTTAGTTATCTCTATATAGCTCATATGTTTAAATACACACAACCATATAATTATAAATTCAAAACTATTAACATTATCTAGTACGTCATACATACCATCAATAACATATTGTGGCAATTTATTAAAATCTAACTCTATCTGAATAATACTATATAAACTAGAATTCTGCCGTTTCATATTCGCTATCCTCTGTTTCTTGTAATTTTTCTATCTCTATATTATCAAGTTGCTCAAATATATTATATTCATTGTCATATTTATAGTATAATGGACCTGACCATCCAGTTAATTTATTCTTTACAATAGATAATTCTATAATAGGTTTATATGCAAGAGTATTTTCATCGAACCATTTTAATTGTACACTACTTATATTGTTTCTTAACGATAGTAGTTCATTATACATCAACATAACAACATCTGCTTCATATGCAATTCTTCCTGTTTCTGTTATATTTGTAATATCAGGTCTAGCTCCTGGTGGTAATTTATTTAATTCAACAACAGAAAATATCGGTACATTATATATAGAGGCCATTAATTGTAATCTCTCAATATTATGAATTATTTTTTCTCTCATTCCAAGATTAGAATTGTCTGTTATTTTATAAAAATGATCAATTATAACTACAATATCCCTATTTGAAAGACGCTTTATATCATCAATTATAGACTCCATTGCTCGAAATGTTGTTCCATATTGTGCATCTAATATATATAACCTCTTCTCTTCTTTTAATTTTGTTATTAAATCAAAACCTGCTTTAAATCTTGCTAATTGTTCATTGTCTAGATATTTATTTGGGTTCATTACATCTCTAAGGCGAAACTTATTAATTATTGATATAAATGCTGGTATCATTTTAAACTTATTATCCTCAAGAGAAAAATAAACTACACAAACATTAGGATTAGATATTACAAGCTGATATGATAAATATCTTAAAAAACTTGTTTTTCCAAAATGAGGTTCAGCACCTAAAAGAATTAATGCACCATCTTTTGTAAATCCATCCATTTTAGATTCTAATATATCTAAAGATCCCAGTTTAAAGCCTGTTAAATCTTTTTTAGAAACAATTTTATCATATACTTCTTTAATATCCTTTGTATACTTTTCATTGAAATTTTTCGTTTCATCTAAGTTAAGACGTTTAATTTTATCAGCAGCTGTTAATATGGTTATAACAGCGTTTGCACCTTTTCTTAGATTGTTTATAGTTTCCATTGCTATACTCCTAACTTCTTCTTGATATTGTGCATTTAACAAGTTTTCTCTATATCTTATTTCTTCCATTATAATATTAAGAGGTTCACCAGTATGTTGAGATAAAATTCTAGCCATATTGGCTCGTTCTAATGGACTCCTATTTTGCATTATTAAATCTATCATCTCTTTTATAATCTTGGGTTTTTCATAGTTATATGGTATATTCATCAATAGCCATTCAAATGGTTGTATAGAACGAAAAGAAGTAAAAAACTCACCACCATACTTACTTATTATCTTATCAGGATCATCAAGTGATTGAATATCATCTGTTGTTACATCTGTATATTTTTCTGGAACTGTTTTATAATCTATTAATAGTAAATTAATATTAGTTTTTACACTATTAAACAAATTAATTACAGATCTAGAACCTTTCCTTCCGCCACTATCATTATCAAATGCTAGTATTATTTCTGATACATTTTTTCTTTCTAACGCTTTTATATGTTCTTCTGTAAAAGCAACACCCCCTGTTGCAACACAGTTATATATTCCATAGTGCATTGCTGTTAAAACATCTGCATATCCTTCGAATACATAAATAGAAGAACCTTTTACAATATTATAAAGATTAAATAAGATTTCATGTTTTTTATAAATAGGAGTTGTTCTTGTATTAACATATTTTTCTACATTACTATCATCTCTTTTATCTCCTATTATTCTTGATGCAACACCAACAGTTCTATTAAACTCATCTTTTACAAGAAATATTAATTTATTATCATTAAATAATGATTGTCTAAACAAGTCAACATCTGTTCTTTTTAAAAAATCTTTTGACCATCCAAGATTTTCCATATAATTTATATAATCATCATAACTTTTAACAGCACCAACACAACCAAGTTGTTTACATATTTCAACTTTCCAACCTCTTCTTGTTATTTCTTCTATTGCATACTGATTATTAGTTAAATTATCAATACAATAGCGTTCCATATCTTTATATGCTTCGTATAATGTTAAAATAAACTGTTCTTCCTCTGTTAATGTATTTTCTTCTATGTCTATTCCAAATCTTTTTGCCAAAGTAGGAACTGTTACAGTAAAGAATTCTTGACCATTTATGGGTAAGCCTTCTAAAATATGTGCCGCACCAAATATATTAACATTTAACGAACAAGTAAAACAATGTGCTACCGTATTTCCTGTTTGAGGAACAAGACCCATTGATGCTCTTCTATCATTATTAGCATGTTTCTCTGGCTGCAAACATTGAAAATTTCCTTTTTTATAATCCCTACCATGAAACATAAGATATTCTGGTAGTTTAGTTTTTAATATTTCAATAACTTCTTGCATCTTGGGCATATCTACTACTCCTTTTTAAGATATTTTGAAACTCTATCATCTCCTAATGTTTTTAAACCACTTCCAACAACAATATATTCTTCACCATAATCATATTTTGTTTTAATAATAAAGAAGGGTACTTTCTTTATATCGAACTTTTTAAACAAATGTTTATGTTCTTGATTCTCTAAACAATAAAATTCAACATCATCTAACCATGTAAATGATAAAACTTCCATACAAACAGGACAATTCTCACTATAAAAAATCATCAATTTTTCTCTCATAATACACCTCCTGATATATGTGATAATTTATAAGTAAATGGCGTATTATTTACATATAAATCTATAGTCTTCAAGTTTTCATTTATTTGTTGAATATTCCGTATAGTATGAATATTATAGAAATTATCATCATAAATACTAACAACACTATTAGATAAAGATTCTAATATATCTTTTTTCTTTCTATGTTGAATAACAAATATCTTATCAAAATGTGATAATTGTGATTTAGGTATAATTATTTTATACAGATTTGTTTTATAAGATATAAAATGTTTTATACCATAAAATCCGATAAAATCAGATAGATCATAAATAAAACTCTTAAATTTTGAATAAAATACAATACCATTATCTTCAAGTATATAACTATCTGTTGAAAATAAAGCACTAACAAGGCCTCTACGAAATTCTTCTGATGCATTTACATATAAAAAAGGATTCATAAAAACAACACTTTTCTGTTTTAAAAATTGTTTAAGAACATCATATAAACTTGCTGTCATATTGTCAACATATAAATCAGAATCTACTACATAATTATTACCTATTTTATCAATTTTATTCTTTAACAAAAAATAGTAAAACATATCACAACACATATATTTTGTTTCATCTTTCTTAAATACTACATTAAATAAAATCTTGTTATCAACAAAACTATAAGAAGATCTAGTAATAATTGTTCCTACAAAATAACCAGCTTCGAATGAACCCTCTTTACCATAACCTAGTTTATCAACTTTAGTAAAACAAAGCTTATCATCCTTTATAATATCAGCAACCAGCTTTGTTTCACAAGTCCTTTCTGTTCCAAATACAACTACAGGATGATCTGCAACAAGATAGTATACTTTACCATTTTCAATTTTTACTTTGTATATATCCTGATTACCCGTATTTTCCGATATTTCTGCTGTAACAACCTGATTTTTAATTTTAAAAGAACCAGCAGTCAGATTTTGAATACCATCATCTGTAAGAATTTTCGTTTTTTCAAGCAAACTACCAACCTTTACTTTTGATTTACCAAACATAATACCTCCTTTGCTTAAATTTCATCTTCTTCTACATTCTCTTCTTCTGTAATTTCTTTCTTTTCTTCTTTTAACATACCATGAAATAAACTGACAGAATTATTGATTGGGATACCAAATACTTCTTCACAAAAATTGTCAATTAATTCCCGATAATATTGCTCACTATATATATCATTCGGGGATAAGTTATCAAGGATCTTATAATTCATTCCTTTCGTAACAACATAAAATATTGTATCATCTGTTCTAACTCTTGTTTCTGTTTTTTGTTCATATTGCTCAATCATTTTATATGATAGAGATGTCTTTGAAATATATTCATCTTTATCTCTTGATACTCTAAAAGACAAAACAAAATCATCTGGCCACTTATACTGAGACAAATCACTTAATTTGAGTTTATAATTTATCATATCTTTTAATGTTGTCTTAGGGTTATTTAATATATAATCAATCATATTATGTAATACATGAGCAAATAACTTACATTTACTACTAGATTTAAATGCTGCTCCATGTATAATTGTTTTATTGTCATAAGTTTTTAAAATATAATTTTTCATTTTATAGAAAAATGATGATTGATATTCTTCCTCATCTATCTTAAAATAACTTTTCAGATGAAATTCATTCTTAATTAGATCATTGATCCATTGTTGTAATACATTAAGATCGAATTTCTTATCTACATATATACCATCAGTATCTACTTCTACTGTATGTTCTTTAAATACATCTGTTACAATTCTTTTTGATATATACCTACATATAGATGATATAGCAAAAGCTGATGCCAAATCGCCGCATCTGCTATAAGCAAGACCTGATGCTCCATAAGAAAATGCATTAATAATAACCTTGATATTATTGTATTGACTTTGTAATGATAAGTTATTAGGATCTTTTTTAAGTTGCTTCTTAATTTCATCTTTCTTTTTCCACATTTCTTGTATCATTTTTCTAACTATACCTTCTTGTCCTTCTTTAGGTAGAGCAATTCTTATAACAACATCCAAATTTAAATTAGAATCAGGACAAGATATATATAAGTATCCTTCCTGTCTCCAGAATTTAAATTGTCCAGTATACTGATTTTTTGCATAAATAGTCGTTGTTTCAGGCGATATATTAAAAGTTAGTGCAGCAGATGGATAAAAACTACTAAAATCATACTTCCACACAGGCGATATAACACCTGTTTTACATATATCAACATATGCTCCCTCATATTTGAACCTTTTTTCTATTTTACCATTTATATTCACATCTTTTACAATATCCGGATATCTTTGAGCATTAGTACCAAAAGGATAAATATTTTTAGACGACATTTCTCTAAAAAGTAATAACTCAGCTATATTAGATTTCCTCAGTAAAAAATCATAAGAATCTTCTAATGCTATTTCTAATTGTTCAGCTAAAGAAATTAAACTATTTATGTAATTTCTGTAAAAAATATAAGATGTAATATTAACATCTGATTTATTATATTCTGTTAGTATAGGTGTATTGACTATATTGATCATATCATTCATTTGATCTTTTGTTAGTTCAATATAATCTAAATTATAAAACTTAGCTAATGTTTTTAATTTTCTATCTGTAATACCTGTTAAACTTGTATCTTTTTTAACTAACTGATATAAATCTATATATATCCTACCGTTAAAACTAATATAATAAGTACCATCTGGCTTTTTAGATGCAAACTTATATTCATCAACTGTAGCTCTAGATGAATGACCAAATTCTCTATGATATGCTAAAACATCTACAGTTCCTTTCATCTTATTTATCCTGTTTTGTAATACAATAATATCAAATGGTGTATATGAGACAATAATATCAGGATCTACCTGTTGAAAATAACTTGTAAATTCTTTAATAATATACAAATCAGGATATTTTAATGTTTTTCTAAAGTCAGAAAAACAAATAATATCATTATCATTAAATTTAGCAGCAATAGATGTAATAGGATTTTCACCAGAAGTTGTTAGTTTAGAATCAGTAATTGCTTCAATGTCAAGAATTAATATCTTTAAATCATCAGTTTGTTTATATTTCATTATCAAATCTTTGGCAAAAGTGTAATACATTATCTTGAGCGATGTATAAAATAAATCTTTACTTTCAGACTCAGGTAAATATTTATAAACTTCTTTAAAATCTAGAATATTATTATACTGAATTTTTCGTACTCTTACATTTTTCTCAGTATAAGAATTTACTATCAAATCACCTTTCTCATCTTTCTTAATAATAAAAGGGTTAAATGGAAGGGGTAAAATATTGACCTTACCATTACTCCATATTTTCAACTTCGTCTTTCCGAAATTAACAATTAATGGAACATTACATTTCATTTTTTCTGTTCTACCCCTTCCATTTTCTTAAAAACAACTAATGCCTGCTCTGCTAGTTTATTATAAGTTTCTCTAGATATTTCTATGCTGTAAAACATAGATTTACAATTAAAACATCCAAAAAATAGTGTTACTTTATCTTCGCCTATCTTATCAACAATCGACATTAATTTTAGTCTTACTGGTACTTTCAGTTCATTAGAGCACACAGGACATATTCCATATGACATAGCAGTCTTTTCGGATATCGGAAATTTCATTTCTTTTTATTTGATGTACCTTGAATATTCTTTTGTTGATTCATCACATTATTCAATTCTTCCATATACTTTTGTTGCTCTTCTTCTACATCAGTCATGTTCAAAACTTCTTTTTTAAGAAGTATCCTTAACAGTATTTCAAGAGTCATTAATGATTGAGTAATAAGTTGTGTCATTTTTTCTTGATCATTAGCTACATTTTTCTGAAAAGATGCAATTACATCTTGTAAAAACTTTACCGAAGATTTTAAATCTTCAACATCTTTAGTTATTACTTCTAGTTTTTCTTCCATACGTACCTCCTTTTGTTTTTTGTTTTAATTTTTTAATTATGTTAATAAAACTATTTTCATTTATGTTTGCTGTTTTATTGAAAATCAAAACATCAAATAACAAAGCAAGTTCTTTATTTGTTAAAATATTTATTATCTTTTTATCAAAAAGCTGATAGAAATATAAATATTCTATATTTTCATTACTATATTGTTCACTTATAAACAAATTATCTGAAATTACTTTAACATCTAAACATGAAATAGCTTGCATTAAATGCTCTAATACTATGTTATATTTCTTAGATATTTCTTTTAATGTCTCTTTATCAATGTCTTTTATGTCATCTATTATTCCTACATTGTTATACAATACATTTAAAACAGTATAAAGATAAACAGGTATTCTAATAATATCTTTTTTATTTGCAAGAGAACGTAGTATATAAAATTTTATCCACCAACTAGCATATGTAGAAAATTTAGTTTCCTTCTTAATATCAAATTTTTCAACAGCTTTAATAAGACCAATATTACCTTCTTGTATTAAATCATTCATTTGTAAAGAACCGCTATCATATGATTTTATCTGAGTTAATACAAGTTTTAAATTATGTATAACAATTGAATCAAAGATATTTTTATATTTATCATATATAAATTGTAATTCACTAAACTTTTTGGCAAAATCATATATTAACTTAGTTGATGGTTTTAATATATACAATAATTTTTTAATTTTTTTAATATCATTATTTTTAACTGCTTGCTTAATCTCTTCTAAATGTTGAGAAAGAAAACTATGAATCAGATTAACATACCCAATATTCTTTATTCTATTATGATGAACACTAACAAAATATTTCTGAAATAAATCTTTTTCGACTATAATGTTATTAAGTATAGATAAATAATATTCTAGATATTCAGATTTGTTTATCACAGCTTCAATAAATTGCTTCCTACAATCATCCAATTCTATAAATTTTTGTTTCTCTTCTTCTGGAGAAAAAACAATAGATCCACCTGACCTATATAACTCTACTATATACTCAATGTATATATTTTCATGTTCATCTATCATTTTTTACTGTTTCCCCTTCATCTTGTTCTATATTATCAAAACCAGCCTGATATATTTTTCTTTCTATACCAAGCAATATAGTACTTGAATCTATCCTCTTTGCAATTCTATCCATTTCATCTATAACAGATTGCCAAAATCTATATTTGAGTTCCCACTCTAACACCTTTTCACCATATTCATTAGACGCATCAGCCTTTGCTTTTGTTTCTACTTTATGTGATGACGATTCTATATCAAGCATAGATTTAGATAATGCCCTATATCTCATTTCAAATTTAGCTGACCAGTATTTATATCTTGCTTGAGATATTCTGTAACAATCAAAAGCAATTTGATAAAAATACAGAAGTTTTATATTTTTATCTTTTAACTCTGTTATACTTCCAGTGTCTACATCCATAATACTATGCAGATATGTATCTTGTATGTACTTTACTTGTTTAGCATTACTATAGTCAATTTTTAACAATTCACTTACAACATCTGACACTTTCTGTTCTGTCATAGTACCTCCCTTGTTTATTAATATATATAACAATATTTTTCAAATTTGTCAAGCATTTTTTTTTAAATTTCATAACTCTTCTGTAGTTAATTGTTTTTCAACATTTTTAGGCATAATAATATTCACATATTCCCATAACATTGATTCTTTTATACCATATTCTTTAGAAATATTTTTAATAGTCCTTATTATTTTCTTATAATGAGCATAATCAATCTTGGTCTCATTTCTACATTTTTCAATATATTCTCTATCCTCATCTGTTATATCACTTTTAGATAATATCTCTACAACTCTTGTATTAGGATAAATGATATCAGCAATATATAAAAGAACAAAATCAACTAAATCCATTATTGAAACCTCCTTTTAATCAATAGGCTTTGCATCTGTAAATTCTTTTTTGATATTCACGATATCAGAATATTTAACTTTATATCCTTTTTCAACTAAACTCTGTATATACTCTAATCTATCTCTTTCTTCCGTTTCTATTCTATCTTGAATACGTTTTATAGATAGATATTCATCAACTTTCATTTCATAAAAATACAAAATATAGTCTCTTGATTCTCTTATTTCCATCTTCTCATGATCAACAATTAAAGGAGAACCAAAAGCAATATAATAATATCTTCCTGTTTTATTATCAATGCTTACTTCTCTAACAAGATCCATTTCTATTGATAATTGTTTAATTCTATCTCTCTTATTACCACTTCTAAGTTCAAATACATAAATTTTCCTTTTCATATTTAAAACGATATCTACAAGACATCTTAAAGAAGATGGCAAATCGCCCTTTGCTGTTATTTGTTTCATTTTACCTCCTTCTTTTTACTCTTTTTGTTTTTCTTTTCGAAGTTCTGTTTTGCTGTAATAAAAACAACTTTTACATTATCTCTAATTTTATTAATATCGTAATCATAATATTCATTCGGTAAATATCCTTCTAACCACAGATCGAAGAATGATTTTTTAGCTTCAGTCTTAAAATGATAAAAAATAGAAGATGAACATAACATATAACCAAGAAGTACACAATCAATTATAACATACATAAAATTTTGAGATATTATGTTTATAAGAATATTAATCTTTTCAGGAGTAAAATCTGAAAAATCAGATTTAATATCTTCAATTATATTCTCAATTACCGATCCTTCCATGTACAATCGTGACATACCAACAATACTATCAAAAAAAGATTGTGGAATTTCTATTTTTATTTTACCATAATCACTATGACTTATTTCAGTATTCAATGTATCTATATGTACTTTATTCTCTACTATATCTGAAATAATCTTACGTAATAAATTATTATTAGTAAAAAACAAATTGAATGTAACATCAATAATATTAGAACTATCAATTTTTACTTTTGTTTCGTTCATATTTTCCTCCTTTCTCTAAAAATTTTACATTTCCATTTTCTACATAAAATATTCTAGAAACCATATCAACAATTCTTTTTATTTCTGCATTATATTTACCTTGTCCAGATACAAAATCCTTATCCGTCATAAATCCAACCATTTTTTCTTCATTGATCATACTCTTAGGGATAGCGAAGATAAATAAACAATTTCTAAAATTAAGTACACCTTTCCTTGTTGTATATTGACCATTCGTATAACAATTTATAAAGAACTGTAATATAGACTGATGCATATTTTCAACATCAATATATATTACAATTTTATTTTTAGTAAATAATACATCAAGAACAGAAGGATCATCATATCCTACATATCCTGCTGGACTACCTATTAAATTTGTTATAGTAAAAGAACTATCATATAAAGCGCCATCGATCTTCAATATATCTTGATATAATTTTACCTTGTTAACTAGTATATTTCTCATGTCATCTAACATATTATTTATAACATCTACACTATAATGTTGTTTATCTGTTACAATAACAACACATTTTTTATCATCTTGTTGTATATAATTAACAATTTCTGATGTTAACTTTGATTTAAATTGAGAAAATACAGATACATCAATACTAATTTCAACTTTAGTATTATATATTTTTTCAAACATATCTATAACTGTTCTTTTATCAACATCTATTTCACCTGGATATCCTTTATATTTATACATATTAAATGTTTCATGTATTTTCAACGGTGATATATCATATTTTATTTTTGCTACAATACTTTCTAAAAGATCTATTGCTTTATCTGGAAATCTACCTGATGTAATATATTTATCAGCAATATAAATTATAGTTTCTAGAGCATCCTGAGTAAAATGGATGTTATCATTATATCTATAATAACTTGATAAATTCTTTAATATATCTAGTACAGCAGATGGTGTTAACTCTGATATATTAAATATATGAAATCTTCTACATAATGCTTTATCTTTATGTAATTCATTATAATCAGATGGTGTTGTTGTAGCAATAATTCTTGAACTTTTATTAGATATTACTTTTATTGCTTGTATAATAGGTTGTTTATACATTGATGGTATAACAGCAGAGTGTAATTCGTCTATAAAAATAATATCTCCTATATCAGATATATCATATAATACTTTTGCTTTATTAGTAACATCTTCTACATCAGTTGATGATAAATCAACACTCCATATTATTTTATCTTGAAAGAACGGCATTTCTTTTAGTCTTCTTGCTATTTCATATACTATGCTTGTCTTACCTATACCAGGATCAGCAACTAATAAAACATTATTTTTTCTCTTTCTAAGTAATATAGACAAAATAGCATCTATTTCTTTATCTCTATTAAGAACAGGAAAACCTTTCATTGATGTAATATCTGTTGCATATTCTCTTATACTCTTACGTTTAGCTTCATTTATATAAATATTAGATTTATCTGTTATTAAATCATTTGTAATAAGTTTCATATAAGATAACAATGAATTAACATCTTTAAAAACATCTTCGTTTTGTTTAATAATACAATCTATAAGATAGATAAAAAACGACATACCTTCTGTTGTACTATATACATACCTACTATTTTTGTATTCTTTATATATATCTGTATCTTCAACAGATTTATTATAAATATATTGTATTTCTGATATCTTAATATCATCAAAATCATGTCTTTTTTTACTAGCAATGAGTTGTTCTAATTTATCTATATTTAGGAATTTTTTGGTATCTTCATATAACTTACATAAAGTATATAAAAAACATTCATAAGAAGGCTTATTAAACATATAATAAGTGAGAAGAATTATCTTTCCAATAACAGTATTTATAACTATTTTACCTTTCCTTTTTGAATATTTACATCAGATAGTTTCATATAATTGTCAATAACATTAATAGCTTCATTAGAAGATCTACACACAACAGCTAAATAACCTTCCTTATTTAATTTATCGATCCAATGTTTTTGTTCTTCTGATAAGATACCTATTTCAGTTTTCATTTCAATAAATAAACCAAAATATATAACATTGTTCTTTTCATCATATTTAGGCTTAAATATCATAATATCTGGAACACCCCTATTAAGACCCATTCTTTTCATTTTTCTTGCAACTCCTATTGTAGTTCTCATTCCAGATGCTGATGCCGACCATAGTATCTCAGTTGTTGGATAATTATACCTAAGATGAAGAGCTACATTTTCCTGTTCCATCCATTCAGGAAGAACTGATTTTTGTTTACAAGGTGGTGTATTTTTAACTGTTTTAATCTGCTTTTTTCTCATTTTTTTCATCATTCAACTCCTGATTATCATATATTATATCAGTAGAATACCAAGTAAGTATAAAATCTGGATCTATAGTTGCAGTATATGTTATGTAAGGTTCTAATATACTATTATCTTTATAATAATCTTTTTCAATCATTACTACTATTCCTTTACCATTACATGCCTTACACTCTTTTCCTTTATATTCACCTGTACCATTACATACTGGACATTTTATAGGTATCTCTTTTATTACTTCCATTGTACAATTACATAAACACATAATGACCTCCTTTTTATTATATTAAGATACATTTTATCGTCTCATATGTATCATTTTTTCTTCTATCTTCTTCTCCATACAACTGTAATATCTTCTGCTTTGTATTTATATCTTTGCTATCTATTTTTATAATTGTTGTAAATAATGTTATTTTACCACTATAAATCCTGATTAAAGGTGCATTTATGTCTTTCTCTAAATGTACAATATTATTGTTATCTTTTAATAAATATCGTTTATTTAATATAGCTTCACCTTCCTTATTAGAACATATATACATCTCACCGCTACTACATTCTTCAGGTACAGCACTAAATAATTTTAAAAACAATGATAAATCTGTTCCAGTATTCATTTTATCTTTTTTAAACTTGCTATTCTTATAAATATCTAAATAAGATTCTTTTATATTTTTCATATGTTCATTAGTTAAAACAACTTTTGATGATAACGATGTTATAAAAACACATACAGCATCTAACTTATTATTATTCTGTTCTTTAGAATCTTTTTTTAAAGTTTTAGTTTTCATTCATACCTCCTTTTTAAACAATTTCAAATCTATCTTTTTCTCCTGTTCTTTATTACTTTGTTCATCTTTATTTATTATAGCATAACTACCTCCAGGCATACCAGATAAATCATTCTTTGTAACTTCTATTTCAATACCATATTTACTAATATCTTCCTCCGTATGTGGATAAGGACAATACTTGTGAACACCTGGTATATAACCATGAACTGGGCATATTGAGAAACTAGGAGTAATACTTAAATATGGAACTTTGAACATTGATGTAACTTTTTTAACTAATTCCTTTGCCATTTGCCAATCATTTATATTTTCACCTAAAAATAGATGAACAACACCTCCACCTGTCAATAATGATATCAAGTCATCTTGAATTCTAACATAATCAAATATGTCTAGATTGGTTGAAAGAGCAGGTCCTGTTCCATTCGTATAATATGGAGCAGTATCTGTACCTTGTGTTTTTATTCTTGGAAAGCGTTTTTTATCCTTTAAAGCTAATGAATAAGAAGAACCTTCACCAGGAACAGCCTCAAGATTGTATAAATTTCCAGTTTCTTCTTGAAATTGTGCTATTTTTTCTCTTATATGCAATAATACTTTTTGGGCGAAATCATGACCTTCTTTCTGTTCAATACCTACGCCCAAAAAGTTAAGAGAACATTCATTTAACCCTATGATTCCTATAGTTGAAAAATGATTAGACCAATATCGATTAGTTGTTTGTTTAACAGGTTCAAGATAAACTTTACAATAAGGATAAAAATTCTTTTCAGTTAGCTGTTCAACAGTTTTTCTTTTTATTTCTAATGATGTTTTAGCTAGTTCAAGTAAATGATCCAATCTGGAGAAAAATTCATTCTCATCTTTTGAAACATAGCCTAATCTTGGTAAATTAATTGTAACAATCCCGCAACTTCCACTTAAATTTCCTGCTCCAAAAACTCCTCCAGTCCTCTTACGTAACTCTTTCATATTCAATGATAATCTACAACAATTATGGGTAATAACCCCATTAGATAGTTGAAAAAGATGCTCTTTTGAGTCTACTTCGAAATCATAAACAGAAGCATAGTAATTTTGAACTTTAATTGATTTAATTTTTATTCCATAAAAATCACCAAAATCTCTGAAAATTGAAGAATTTGATATTTTTATATTTTTAAAATAAGGCGCTAACTCTTTTAGGCTATCTCGGCAAAGTCTTAATACATAAGAAGTGTAATTTTTTTCACCTTTAGTGTTATTCGGGTTAATTCTTTTCGTGTAGTTAATTCCTATGCTTCTAGCCAAATCTGCGACATCATCTCTCAATTTCCTATTTGTGGTATGAAATTCTACATCCCTTTCATAGCCGTCACCTTGGTATATTCCTACTAAAACTCCTAATCTAAAATCTTTTGACATTCCATATAAAGAGGCTAACAATCTTTTTCGTGGAGCTTTTTCTCCAGAACAGAATTTTCTTACCCATTCAACTGCCGATTTACTTTTTACCCAAACCTGAATTGTATCCCACCTTGGATCTTTCGTAACTCTTACTGGAAAAGCAAATCTCTCTTCGGCTACTTTTTTTACAAATTCTTGTAATTCCTTTTCATTTTTATTAAAGGAAAAATAGATCTCATTTTTATTAATCCCTCCTTCGGAAACATATAAACCTAACCACCTTCCCAGTTCAAAATCTCCCAATCTACCCTCATAAGTATTTTTGGCTATTGGAATAAAATCTCCCACTTTTAAATTTTTTGCTAAAACTTGTTTCAATTTTCCATTTTCAATTATCATTGCTGGATGGTCAGGTGTCATTTTAATTATTTCTCCATTCCTTAACTCAACTTTGATAATCTTCCCTGAATTATTTTTTAATTTGAATGCATCGATAATTTTTACCCACTTCCCATTTATTAGAAGATAAAATTCCTTTTTTGGATTCCAATTATTTACCAAATTTCTAATTGTTGTCCTTTGATATCGACTGTGCTTTCCCTCCTTATAAATTAATCGAGTATCAGCTGTAAAACACATCGAACGTATATCTTCTGGTTTCATATCTGAATTTACATAATTAGCAAAATAAAAATAACCATATTTAGCTGTTGCTTTCCATATATTTTCATATGCTGGATTATTCCAGTTAAGAGTTTTTGTTATTGCTATAGTAGGTATAGGAAAAGTAAATATTCTTTTATTGTAATCACCTTCAGTTAAAACCTCTGTAAAAACATCAATAAATAAGTTCATTTCATTTTCAAATTCATCATATGTAGCATCTTGTTCCTTACCAGCTATAATAACTTTTTTACCTTTAAAATGTTCAGGTATTTCAAGATCTAATGTGACATTAGAAAAAGGAGATTGTCCACCTGATCTAGTAGATACATTCATATTATATACAAATTCTTGTAATGCTTGTTTCACTTGAACTCTATCTAACTTATCATATTTTATAAAAGGAGCTAACAATGTATTAAAATTAGATACAGCAACAGCTCCTGCTACTTCCATCTGAACAGAAAATAAAAAATTTACTAACTGACCTAGAGCAGTTCTAAAATGCTTAGGAGGAGCAGATGATATTTTACCTTGAACTCCTCCAAATCCTTTTCTTAGTAAATCTTCAAGATCCCATCCTGTACAATTGTGAACTAAAATGGAATTACATAAAAATGTATTAGATTCAGTAGTAATGTCGTAAATAAACTTGTCAGGAATAGTTGTAGCTTCGTTATTTAATACTCTATTCCATCCGTAATTTTCTGATCTCCAATGTGTTTTAGCAGGTTTTGCTTTTTGATATTTCAAAGATGGAAAATCCACGTTTTCTTTTTTAGAAAAAGTAAGCCTATAAAGAGGATAATTTTGAACAATTTCTTTTCCCCTAAAATTTCTTTTCTTTCCTATATCTTTGATGGAAACTCCAGTTCGAGGAACAATTCCCAAAAATTGGAGTAAAATTGCAATCTGCTCAAGCATCGTTCTAGAAGCTACTCGAATTATAATTTGAGTTTCTCCACTAATACTTCCATCCCCATCAATAATTCCTGCAATCAACCCTTTTATAAAATCGGAATTATAAGTTAAAATATCGTAAGGTAAATTTTTATTTTTACTTAATGGTTTTATTTGAAAAATTTTTTCAAAAACAATCTTTAAAGTACTCGAATTAATTGAAATAGTCTTTGTTTTACCTTCCTTTTCTCTCACATAAGTTCTTATTCCTAAGCGGGCACAGATTCTTTGAATTTTTTCAATTATCTCTTCTTCACTATTAGTAATATTTAATTTCCAGCTATCGTAATTACCTTCAGCTATAAAAAATCCAACTAAATATCCAAGATCTTCAGTAAGTTCTAATTTATTGTCTAAGCTATTAGCGCTATTTGAAGTGCTGAAAGTTCCTTCAACTCTTAAAGATCCTCCCCAATTTTCCATAAAATCTTTCCAATAGAACCCTTCGAGAAAAAAGTTTTCATAATTTCTTTTTAAAAGCTCTTCTGCTAAGTAAATATGTTTTTTGAAAAATAATTTTTCACTAACTAAAAGAGAAGGAATATGACAACTCAAAATTAAATGATTTTTTACTTGAACTCCTTTTGCCTCAATTTCTCTTTCTAATGCATCAGGTTTTTCTTTAACAATAAAAGGATGATTATCAGTAACAATTACACCTTGACCCTGCTCTGATTTAATAAATCTCATTTCTCTATCTTTTCTCTTTCTTACCATTCTCAAAACTTTCGTCCATTCGTTTCTATCCAAAACAAAAAACTCTTTCGGATATTTTGCAAAAGCTTCATCTTTTTCATTTAGAAGAATTTCAGGCTCTGGAATTTCTTCATAAAGATCCTCAAGAGAAAGGAGTTTAATATCTCCATTTAACTTGGCTATTACTACTTCTTTTCCAAAGAACGTATATGATCCGATAGTTCCAAGATCATGAATATATATATCACCATTTTCATGAGCTTCTTTTATTTCTTCAGGATATATTTTGTTCAACCAATACTTAGATGCTATAGCAGACGATATATAATTATTAAGTCCTTGAACTGAGAATATTATATTTGCATTTTCTTTAACTTTCCAATCACTTTCTGATATATAATCATCTACAATATTTTCAACTCCTTTAAATAAGTTCTTTAATTCTCTATTCTCCTTTCGTTGTTGTCTATATAAAATATAAGACTTTGCAACATCAGTATAGTTCTTTTTCATTAATATATGTTCTACTATATCTTGTATTTCTTCAACTGATGGTATACTACCTTTTTTAAAAAATCTTTTATGTAATTCAATTTCAATATTATTTACAATTTCATCTATTTTATCATCTGATATAGGATGATTTATACTTGCAAATGCGTTTTTAATAGTTGTAAAAATTTTAGATCTTTCAAATTGAACTATATGACCATTACGTTTTTTTACCATTCTATCCATTAAGTAACTCCTTATAAGTAAGATTGCAATACCGTAACCAATTATAACCAACATCTTTTTTTACTACTAATTTTTCAACCATAATTACCTCCCTTGTTTAGTAATATACATATAATAATATTTTTTCATTTTGTCAAGTATTTTTTAAAAAAAAATAAAATTTTTAACTAGTATATGCATATTATAAAAAACAAAAAGTTCATACCTGATTTAAATTTTCTACCTCTGTATTTTTTAAATTAGTTCATATTAATGAAACAAAAAGTTCACATCTTAGAAACTAGTTCGTATCCAACTATAAATTTTTTTACTCTGTAAATTTTTTATAAGAACAGATAGTTAACTTCTTTGTTAATTATCTGTTCTTATTACTTATATTCTTTTATTCTTCTAAATACTCTTCTATATTCAGCTTCAGATATTACATTTCGTAAAACAACTGATGGATGATATACAGGTATAACTGTATATTCAGGCAGTTCATATACATTTTTAACTGCTTCTTTCATTGCTATCTCTGTTTTTAATATTTGAACAGTTGCTGTTTTACCAACAGTTATAATCAGCTCTGGCTTCATAATCTTAATTAATTTAAATATCCACTTACAACTGTTCATCTCACTTGTTGATGGCGGTCTGTTAAATGGAGTTTTGCACCAAACTGCATTTGATATATAATATTCATCTATTGCCAATCCTATTTCATCGATGCATTCATGTAATATTCTTCCACATAAACCTACAAATGGCTGACCTATTTTATCTTCTTCTGCTCCAGGATTCTGTCCTACAAATAATATCCTACTATGAATATTTCCTTTTCCTATCACAACCTGTTTTCTTTCTTTGTATAAGTCACAGTTTTTACAGTTTTTCGATATTTCTATTAATTCCTCTAAGTTTTCTGGCTCTATGAGACTATTAAATAATGGTATTCTATTATCCTTATTTCTCAATTAACACCTCCGTTCTTACTTTTCATCTAACAATTCCTTTATACATTCTTTTAACTGTTTCACTTTTTTATATTCATCTATTATATTATATAGTTTAGATATTAAATATTTAGGTATTTCATGTTCCACTATCTTTGTAATATCATGGAGCAGAGCTACTAACTCATATGCTACTTCTACATCATTATCTTTCTTCTTCCTTGCAAGTTCAAGATGATATAATATTGTTTCTACTATCTTTGTTTCCATCAATTCCTCCTTTAGAAAAACGTCATTCTCAAATATTTATCTTCCGTCTTTAATGCTAAATCTATCATTCTCTTCACTATTTTTATTGCTTCTTGAAATTCTGATTCTCTTTTTTCTAGAATTTTTACTGCTTCATCTTCTTTTCTACCTGAAGATATAGACAAAGCTAACTCCTTTTGTTTATCTACTTTTTCAATTTTATACTCGTCATAATCTTTCTTTATTGTATCATATATATTCTTTAAATTATCGATATGTATTTCACATACAAATGAACATGAAATATCCATTACTGGTGGCAGATATTCTTCTAAGTAACCAACTAAAAGTCCGTCGTTCCATAAACTAAACAATTCATCTTTATACTTAACTGTATCTACATATCCTCCATCAATGTAACGTCTCCTTACCAAATATGCTCTGACACTCATTTGACCTCCTAACTTAGATCAAATATTCTCAAATTACGCCTCTCTATTGAAGATAATTTTAACAGATTTTCTACTTCTATAAGACTTATTCCTAATTCTTCGTCACAATTTTCACAACTATATACATATGTATCACTTTGCGTTTCATAATCTGACGAATCCCAATTTGTATCTCCATTATTACCTCTATATATAACTCCATATTCAGTTACTAATACACTATATGCAACTGAAGTCAATAACTCTTTACAATGTTTACAATAAACTCGCATTTCTTCAGGTTCATATATATAAACAGAAATTTTCAAATCAATTGAATTTTCTTCTAATGTTTTATTTCTCATACAATTCTCCTTTCTTATTTTTTGTTTATACATAGTAAACAATATACTTATTCCTGTCAACTTCTACTGATGGCTCTCCATCTACAGCGTTAACATTTATTACAAGTGGCGGTTTGTTGTTGTTCTTTATCTTATCTATTTCATCATTTATAAGTCCTATTCCGTCTACTGTTTTATCATATTTACTTCTTATCTCGTTTGCCAACTTTATTTTATTCTTTATATTATTTTCTTTTACAAAACTTCTATACTTGCTAACAGGAACAAAATAATGTTTTACATATGACATAACAGCATTTATATCAGATACTACAATATTATTATATGTATCATATGTTAAAAATTTGATAGGATCTTCTAAATAATCTTCACCTTTCTCAATTTTATTTTTTAACTTTAACTGCACAGAACGAGATGAACTATCAATTTCCACATTATCGTCTTCACATATCTTCAATAATTCGTAAGGAAGCATCTCAATCTTATTAATTCTATTATAACTTGGATCTATATTACACTCTAATACGTTTTCATCTAAATTTATTGCCATAGGTGAAATAACATTCATCATATCATACTCATTATTAGGATTGTACAATATATGCTTGTTTTGTACAGTTTTAAATGCTCCTGTCTTCGAATTGTACAATTTAAAAGTCAACTGCCTCTTACAAATACTGCTTTTTAAACTACACATATAAGATATAAGTGAACTTGTGTCTACAACAATCTCATATCTATCTGGAATTTCACCTGCATTTGTATACCCAAATTTAAATGCATAACTATATTCATCAACATTAAAATATTTCCAACTTGTATCTGTCATACCTGCTATAAACATAACTATAAATTTCGAAGCATCTTCAATTGAATCTTTTACTCTAAAATAACCTGTTATCTTCAATACTTGATATAGATCATGTTTCTCAGTAGACAATAACATTTTAAATAAATTTCTATCAGCGTCACTTATACCATGTAATTTAATCAAATTAAGACCAGTATTTAAGTATGAACCAAATGAATTCTCTTCTATAGATGCATATTTCTTTAATATACTTGAATTTCTTGGTATAAAGGTGACTCTAACACTATCTATAACGATTTTACTTGCATCCCTTCCTAAATAATACACATCTCTAGATGTCAAATCAGATATATTCATCAATTTCGAACCAGTATAATAACAATACTCTTTAAATACTTTTCCTACAAATAATAACGGATCTTCTTTAACTTTTTTATCATTTATACTAACAATTATCATATAACCTCCTTTTTTATTTTTCAACTTTTATATAATCAGAAAACGAACTATCTATGCTGTTCAGACTTAAACTATTCATATCAAATATATTAGGAGCATTTATATTTACACTATGATGAGTAACAAGTATCTTTTTTGGAACATTACATAATAGTAACATATTATACACTTTTTCAACATTCATAAAGTCTAATGCATCAAATATTTCATCTAATACAAGTACATTCATCCCTAATCTAGCATGTGCTATATCAGCACATGCTAACATTATTATAAAATCAACTATTCTTTTTTCACCTGACGATAACATATTATATTCTAATCCATTATATAAAACTTGTATGTTATCTTTTATTTCAAGATCAATATTAATATAATTTATATACTTTTTAGCATACACATTCAATGCATCATAGAACATGTTACTTAACATAGATAATAGACCTTTACTTGAATAGAACTGTTTTAACAATAGGAAAAATTTCATATCTTCATTATAACGTTCTAATTGTTGTTCAAGATTTCTTTTTTTATTGATAAGATTAGCAATTAATTTATCGGATATATCAGATTTTATAATAGTTTTATATTCCGATATTTTACTTAACTTCTTTTCAATACCACCTATTTTAGCTTCTGTATCATTTAGCACCTGTTGCAATTTTTGCAATCTCTTATTCAGCTTTTCAACATCTTTTTGCATGATTGTAACTTTAGATGTTAACTCTAAGATATCTTTCTGTAATTTATCTTTTGTAACATCACCTATCTTCGATTTGCATACATAGCATCTACCTTGTTTTATCAATTCACTATAAATTTTTATTCTATCTTTCAGCATTTTAATCTCGTTATTATTACTTGCTATAGTTACTCTGATATTATCTATATCTCCTTCTATTTTATCTACTTTCTGTTGTAATTCTTTCTTTCTACTGTTATATTCTTCTTCATATTCATTTAACTCTTCTAAATTATACTTTACTCTAGTATTCTTTAAATTTTTAGTATCAACAAGACTTCTATTTATCTCAGATATAGATGCTTGGATCTCACTTATCTTAGTTTGAACATCGTTAGATATAGACGACACTTTAGCATATACATCATCTATATCTAAATCTTTTGCAAATAATTTTGTTAATGCTAATTTTTGACTCCTTTCAGGCAGGTCGAAGAACATTTTCGACCTGCCTGAATATATCATAAATGTCTCTATCATGAATGCATCTATAATATCAGCTATTATTTGTTGCATCTTGTTAATGTCTGCTTCAACATTCTTACCATCAATTGAAAGATCCAATTCAGTTTTCTTGTTCTTTCTTATACGTTTTATCTTATAGACTCTCTTGTTATACTCAAATTCAATTTCGGTCTCCATTTCATTTGTACCTCTTTTAACAAGCTTATCTATATTAACTGTCTTCAGAGATCTTCCAGTTAATGTAAAATAGATTATATCGAATAGACTTGATTTTCCTGTTCCGTTTTTACCAACAATCAGTAATACTTCTGGTAAATGTTCTAGTTGTATCATTACTTTACTTAAACAAGAGAAATTACTAGCAGATATTGATTTTATTTTCATTTTGCTCTGCTCTCTTTTACTTCATCTTCTTCTGTTGATACTGTTATAATACCTTTATTAGAATCTAATATTTTAGGTTCTTCTGGTGATAAATTATATACTTTTAAATATTCTCCATATAGCTTAAGTATACTGTTTGTAAAGTATCTGAAAAATTTAACTGAATATAAATTACTACCCTGTTTACTTTTCAATACTCCACCTTTACCTCTCATTAATACTCCATCCGAAACATAATATGTTCCTGGCCGTTTCAACGATTGCTTTACTATAACCGAATTTAATCGCATTATAGGAATTGTTATACTATCTTTTTTCTCCAATAACATAACATCTAATAATGCTACAGTTCCTGTCTTCTTTAATGCCTCATTAGGCTGTCTTACTCTTAATAATTGTAACTCCATATATACCTCCTTTTTCATTCATTTGTTATATTTCTTCTTCATCATTATTACCTGGCTCATCAAGTTCAAATTCATCATCGTTCGTATTAACATTTGGATCTATATCATCTTCTGTTGGAGTATATTTAGCTTTTGGACTATATTTATTTCCGCCACTATACACTTTCTTCGGTGATTTCATACCACTCGACTTACCTGAAGTATTAACATTATTTATAACAGATGGATCACTATTCGCATAACTACTATACAGTTCTATTATCTTATCTTTAACCTGTTGAGAAAAATATACTTGAATAAACGGTTTTTGATCTTTAGATCTTCTCTGAACTTTTCCTTCACCATTTCTTGCTGGAACATCAACAATTGCATATAACGAATTGCCACCTTTTAATATAGGAATACTCCTATACGTAATTAATGGTGTACTTTCATCTTTACCAAAAAATCCAACATCTACGAAACTTACTACTTTACCTATACCTTTCCTTACATTAAGTAACTTAATTTTCATAGTTACCTCCTTTGTTATTATTGTTCTCAATATTATTTATATACTCATATACTTCGTCTTTACCAACAGCAACAAAATTATCTATTTCTTCTTCATTCTTATATACCTTCACATCATAGACGTCACCACTCAATACCTTATTCCAGATTCCAACATAATTTACTGCAGCCTGTTCTGCTTCCTTTCTAGTTTTATATATATCTTTCCTAACCAGAACTAAACCAACATGTGATGTATCCCATCCACCAGGATCACTACTAAAACCAGTATAACCTAATTTTAACCAAACTTCGCCATGAATTAGGCAACTCAAATAAAATATCCAATATCTTAATTCTTTCTCTTTTTTATCCCAATCTATTTCACCTGTATATAACCCTCTTACTGTCTCTTCATCAATTATATCACTTGTGACATGAAAATCCCTATGATAATTAACCAAAATGCAATCGTAGTTTTCCTTTAAGCCATCATACAAGATATCATATACTTCACTATCATATACTGGTTTCACAGTCAATTTATAGTCTTTATATGTTATTTCGTCATACTCTAAAGTTATATATCCTGTAGCTATCTTTTCCTCTTTTGTTTCTATTTTCAACTCTTTTTCTAACTCTTTTATACTCATAACACACCTCCTTTTTAAAATAATGGTTTCATTTTTACATCTTTTGCATCTGGTCTTGTTTTCTCTGCATCGTCTAATTTATCATATTCCTCTTTAATCATGACAAAAAACTTGTTAATTATACTCATCATTGTACGTTCTAATTTAGAATAATCATCTGGATTGCAATTTCCTGTTGCTTCTATTTGATCATTTATATACTTTTCAAATGCGTTCATATTCACCTCCTTTTATTTATGTTTAATTTCAAACAACGGAACATAGTATAAATCATTTCTTGTGTAACTACCTTCAGTTATCTCAGAATTATTCCTTGCATCTTCTAACATATTAGCAAATAAACTAAAATCGCAAGTATCAGTTCCAAATAATTCATCATATTTAATTGCGTTTTTATACTTGTTCACTGCTGGTTTTAATATCGGCATATAAATGGATAACTCCTGCATTGTATCTATCATTTTACCATCTTCATCAACCATTACTAATATATTTTCTAACGGCACAGTTCTAAATGCATCTTCCTCATCTCTCTGAACTTTAAACAATAACAATCCTTGCTCTATAAGTTTATACGCTGCCACGTAACGGCTATCATTATTATACTGACTAATTTCAAAATGCATATAGCTTGAAAGATTATGTTCAGTAATTACCTTCTTAACATACATAATAACATTTAACAACGTTTTTAGACCAAGCCGTTTTACTTCATCGTTATCCTTCTTTTCTTTTTTTCCTGATAAACTCATTAGTAGCTCACCGTTTTCAACTCTTACCAGATTAATAGGTTTTCCTTTTTTGCCCCTAAACACAGATTGTTTGCCTTCACGAAGCTTACTCGTATACCTGCCATATTCTATATCTTTAAATAAATCTAACGAAAATACTATATTCTTTAGATTACCATTATACGTTTGTAGATATGTATCAATTAACATACGAGATACTTCAGCTGACAAATAGTCTTTAAAAATGTGATCTTCTTTTATTCTAAAATCTGTATATTTTCTATCTGGATTCAATGTAACATTGTTAAATGCAAATTTCATTATATCTTCAACATGTGTCTTTTTATAACGACCTATATTAAGAAGCCGAGTAATATAGTGTCTTGATTCTTTTATACGTGAAAATAAATTATCAAGCGCTGACCTAGATATATACCATACTCCATATTTTTTACCTATCTCTAAATTAGACAGCATAATATTCAACTGTAATATTATCATTTGTTTCCGAATATCATCTATACCACTCGTTATAGAACCAACATTATTAGTTGTATAAATGTATACTTTCTTCTTATCGTAATCACCTTCTATCTTCCTCTTTACAAATCTTGGTAACTCGTTATATGGCATGCTGAATTGAAGATATGTTTTATCAACATTAATTACACCTTCTTCTGCACCTTCGTATTCGATCGTAAACTTACTACCTAAATATAATGAGATCTTATCTATTAGACCTGATAGCAAATCATTCAATTCCATAACTACCTCCTCCTTTTATACACTTTACAAATATCTTCTAATTCAAACTGTAATTTCCAAAAATCTACAAATATCTTGAACCATCTATCAGATTTTTCTTTATCGAGTTCTATTATAACATCATAATCTCTATCATCATCTTCCACAAACTCTTCAATTTCATACAAACCATTTTCATTAACAGAAATTCCAACTTTTACTTTTTCTCCTTTCTTATCTTTCATGATACACCTCCTTTTTTACAAACATTAACTTATAACCTTCTTCTATTAGATTTTTCAATATTAAATCTATTCTTGTTTCTTCTACTTTTTTACCATCAATTTCAATATCTTTTTCACCAACTTCTACTATTTTTACTTTTTTCATCTTTACCTCCTTTTTTCAAAATCTTTAAATCTTTCTATCATCTTCTCTTTCTCACTATCTTCCACTTTATCGTCAATGAACGTTTTAAACAATGATAATAGATCAAGATCGAAAGACACAAGTTCATTATTATCATCATATCTTCTCACTTTTTCATAGACGAACTGTATTCTGTCAATATTCACTTTCGACCTTATTCTTTCAATATCTTTTACATCATTGTATATTATTCTATAATAGTTTTTACTTTCTTTTATATTATTTATATCAACATCTTTTACATCTAGCGTTACGTACTTTGGATAATCAACAACTGATGATGTTGATACATTCTCAACAGTTACAGTCTCAGTATCCATTACAATAAATTTTGTATCAAATGTCTCAGCGAAAGATGTTGGAAATAAACAACCTACTACAATCAAATTATCTTTTATAAACGGATAATGTAGATGACCTGTTACAACTTTATCAAAATCTTTAACAGCATTCATATCAAAACTATCTTTTTTAGACGAACTGATAACATACTTTATATTATCATATTCTACTACACATCTTGGATAAAAATGCATTAACAGAAAATTCTTTTTAGAATTCGACATTTCTACCATACCTAGATCAGGAAATTCTCTCTTCCATGGTAGTAGATGTAATCTAACATTATCAATATCAACATACTGATATTCATCAATTATATGATATATATCTTTTAATATCAAAAACGACATTAAATTTATATCATTTATACCTTTATCATGATTACCTACCAAGAAGTAAGTCTCTATATTCTTAGATGCAAAAAACTTAGATACATAATGGATCAAAACATCTTCTAATATATACTTTCTTTGAAACAAATCGCCTAAAAAGAATATCTTTTTAACATCGTTCTTCTCTAAATATTTATAAAACTGCTCTAACTCTTCTAACCTTTCAACATATTGCTTACCAACATCAAGTTTCAAATGTACATCTGAATACAATGCTATTTTCATTTTCCACCTCTTTTTATTTCATATTTCATACTTATATAATTATCTATTCTATTTAACAGTTTCGACAAAACAGTATCATTATAATCAAATGAGAAATTATCAAGTGGACAGCCACATCTTGGACACCTATCTAAAACTTCCAAATATCCTGTTACCATTGTAGTAAGTTTAGAAAACATTTCATGACAGGAAGGACATTCTGTTGCTTCCAACAATGTCGAAACATATATAACTGACATATTAGTAGATAAGCGTACATCTAACCTTTCAGAAAATCCCATTCCAGGCTCAAACGTTCGAAGTATAATATGAGCATTTTTCTTATGACGTTTAAATATATCACAAATATGACTGAAAAAACTAGTTGGTGCTGACCATGCCGATTGAAAGGTTACAGTTGCTGATATCGGATCGTCAATTTCTTTATAAAAGTTTTCTAATTTTCTATCAACTGCTATCGTAATTTTCATACCTATATACGAAACTCCTTTTACCTCGTACACTTCTTTCACATTACTTTCTGTAGCATTTACATTAAGATAATTCTTATATTCTTTACTTCTTATACTACCAACAAAACTAAAGATCTCATCTCTGATATTATCATAATTGATCCGTATCCATTTATCTTCAGTTAATATATTTTTATCTATAACAACTCTTTCGTTCAATATAGATGATCTGATACTTCTCAGCCGCTTTTTATTCAGCAATTTAAACTTCTGCAATTTTAACACATCTGATATATCTTTTGTTCCTTCAAATACTTCTTCCAGATTATATATACTTCTAAAAATATCATCTACTCTTTCTTTATTTTTTCTCTCTGTTATTATTGTCAAATAATCTTCGCACCAATTAGGCATAACAACTCCTAACTATGGCTCATTAATAACAAATCTATTTCTTCTATATTCCATATATCTCTGCAACATATAATCAGCAGCAATAACAACAATAATTGTTACAAAATATACTATTACATTAACCATTACTACCTCCTTTTTGAATAGTATTAAACTTCCTCATCATTAATAGTTATCATTATATTCCAATTGCCGCACTTATAATGTAAATTCATCTCACCATTTGAATAATATTCACTATCATATTCAGCGATACTTGACATAAGATTATCAATAGCTATAACTAGCCTTGTAAACTCGTTATCTGATAACTGACCTTTACCAAATATTTTAACTTTATTAGGCGACCATAACTCATTTGGCAGCTTTTTCATATACTACCTCCTTGTTTTTGTTCTACTTCTTCTAAACTAGCAACATATTCTTTGAATTTGTTATACATATCTTTAAATTCCTTAAACGCTCTCCTATCACTTACTGATTTCAACTCTTCTGCATAAGAAAAATAACCATCTATCTGTTTTATATAATCTTTTACGTCCATCTTAATTATAATATTAATTTCCTGTTTTGTCAAGGGCTTTTCTTTAATTTTTTTCAAAATCTGAAATATCTGCTCTCTGTACGATTTATACTTTGCTGGAGATAATTTACCATTCTTCATCCATATCATACCTAATACTTTCTTCAACGTTTTAAAGAACATAACTCTAGTTTTTCTATGACTGAATGCTGGTACACCATCATAATACAATATTCCATTTTCTTCTTTTACATATGAATTACCATATAACTTAATAACCTGTCCAATCTTATCCAGTCCAATTATTCTAATCATATATGCATCTATATCATCTTTATAAAGCATATCCTCCAGCTCTTTTGCTAATTTTTCTACTGTTCCAGTAGACTTATCTAAATATATCGACTTGTCCAACTCAGGATAAAAATCAGATAGTGCTAAATACTTCTCTTTATATTGCTTATATAAATCGCTATATTTTAAGAAATTATATTCTTGCAGTATACTTTCTGCATCATATAAGCTGACATAAAGTTCATCTATCAACAAGAATCTATACAAAAGACTTAGATATACATTCTTCTCATTCGTATCAGTTGTATTATCATATTTCTCTTTTACCTTAACAAAACATTTTAAAAACAAATCTGCTATCTCAGGATATGACAAGACATTTACTGTTGCATTTATTTTATAACTATTTATTACCATAGGTCTAGATAGAGATTTCTTATTCAGGACATCTACAGGATTAAAATAGAAATACATTAATACATCAGTTAATTTATACATAATTGCACTATATACCATATTAACTAAATCTCTATCTAATCCTATACCAATACTATTCTTTATATCTCCTGAAAGCGCTTTCATATATTCCTTTCTTGATTGCCATTTTCTGACTTCTCTAATCAACACATTATTCATAATAAATAGAACATCATCGACATAGTTTACTATAGAAAATGTACAACTAAGTCTATTAGTATCTGCTTTAGGATCCTTTTTTAAATGAACTAACTTATTTATTGGATATTGTAATATTACATTTAAAAATATATCAGATGCATATCTTGTAACTATATCTTCTATTCTTACCTTTATTATCTCTTTGTTCAGATCAGCCTTTTTAGTACAGATAGTATCTATTATATAGTCTAACTTTTGTCTTGTTGTCAAACTAATAGGTATTTTATTGCAGATATAAAAACTGTCATCTCTGTTATATTTATCTTTATCTCTAGCAGAAAGCTTTGCCAGTTTTAAAGAAAAAGTTTCACTACATAAAAGCTTATTACCTATTATATAATAATATGATAACAACGGAGATGTCGGAAAACCTTGCGGTAACGATCCTTTATAAAACGATAATGCCAAAGCATCTGATATTACACTTAAGAAATCTTCTAAAGGCGTAATACCTATTTGAGCTGTCAACTCACTAAAATTATTATATAAATCACTATATACTGTTTTGAATATATTTGCCATCACATCATATCTTACAGATGTAAAAAAATCTTTCACATCTGTTTTAATGATCAAATAATCATCTGGATTTTTAGATAAAAAGTAATCTTCTATCATCTTTTCAAATCCTGCTACACTAGATCCTCTTGTTGATAATATAAATGCTGTATTATTTTTATATTTAATATACTTGTACTTCTCTATATAACTTGTTACATCATCTTCTTCATCGTCCTTCCTCATTATAACATAATTATAATTATTATCAAACAGCCATATAGACTTCATAAATAAATCAAAATTAACTAAAACTTCTTTCAACTCTCCTGATGGCTCATATATTCTTCTTATACCACCTGTCCTTTTCTTTTTTATAAATTCTTTAACATACTCATTTTTGTAATCTGGCATAAAATATCTATTTGTAAGAATATCTTTTTTAATTTGCGGACTACTACTATATAATTTTTCTATAGAGTTTTTCAACGATGTATATAACGTATATACATATGTTGCTAAAATACTTTTATCCATTTTCAACCTCCTTTCTATAAAATCACATAATCAAATTCATGCTCACCATTATATAGCCATCTACTAAGACTTAATGCTATCTCAAATACTCTACTACTACCTAGTACAGTATTCTGAAAATATCCACCTATTCGATTTCCTTTTTTCGTTATATGTTCAGGTATCCAAAACGTTGGAATATCTTTTTCATCTGTGTCGATCCATATCTGATGTAATCTATTATCCTTTACATAATACACATTCCAATTCGTATAAGTTGAATTTTTGGAAACAAAATATAATATTTTAACATCTTTAAGTTCTTCTTTTAATTGTTGCTTATTCATAATTACCTCCTTTTCTAAATTTATACTTTCTTATATGTATCAAAATAAGTATTCAACGCTTTTATTGCTTTTACATAGTTTATAAAATCTTCTTTTAAGTTCTTCTCATTTGTCTCCATAACCAGTTCATTCCTAATTAATTTTACATTATATTTACTTATTATAGATAAAACCTCCTGTCGAACATCAAATGAATCGTGACATGATATTATATCATAATAATAATATTCGTCGTCTGTTAATATTATCTTACCATATACAAACTTCACATATACAGCTATTTTATCATTATGTCTATCTAACTCATCAACTATAACTTCATACATTTCATCAGATATCCTTTTAACAGCTACGTTTGTTAAAGTTGACAATAATATATCACCATTCATATGACCTCCTTTTTATTTTCTTTTATTCTCTCTTTTACCTTTATCCAATCAACGCTCATAATCTGCTCTTCCCTTCCAGGATAATATAAGCTGTTTTTCTTTTTTAATACAATGCCATCACAGTATCCTGTTCTTATAGCCTGTTCTAAATACCTATTTATATCGTCCACATTTTCAATACTATAAAATTCACAATGTTTATATCTACAGTTATTATAGATAGATGGAAATAATGATATTCTATCTTCTATAGGAACATCTTCTACTATTACATCCAATATAATAAGAACAGCTACATCTTGATTTTTAACAGATGGTATAGATGTTCTTTTCATATCCAACGTCATGAGCTCACAATCAAGAGGATATTCATAACCTAGATCTTTAAATCTATCAAGTCCTATCCATCCTTTCAGCTCGTTCCCCCTTCTAGAAAAAAATTTACCTTTATCTACTATTAATCTCCAGCCATCATATTTATAGTTCAGCCAATATCTTCTTACATCGCCTAATAGTTTAGGATTTAGTAATGGAACAGGACTCATTGGATATATCATTTTACCTCTTTGTAAAACTCATCACTTCTGTATTCATCTCTTATCCTCTGATATAAACTATAAGCTAACTTACTATTATTCAACTCTTCATTTGTATAGTCTGATATAAGATCATTTACCTTTGCACAAAAATAGTCAAATGATTTAGGTGATATAAGATTAAACTTTGACTTTATAACTGATCTATCAAACTGCTTAGGATCAATAACTTTTCCTACAACAGCTCTTAACTCGCCGTTCTTTTCTACTACTGTCGTATAAAGACCTGCAAACATGATCTGTTTTGGTACAATATTAGATTTCGTTGTCTTTTTATCTGAACTAACATAACCTGTAACTTTCCCTGTTCCTTTTTTAAATCCTGTCTTTGCTGCTGCAAAAAATATTGCTCTTGCTAATCCTAAACTCTTCGCTTCATCTTCTTTATATCCTAATCTTTTAGCTATAACATAATAAAAAGCAGCACAAACTGGAAATCTATTCATATTTACCTCCTTTTTTACTCTTTCTATAATAACTGTCTTTATCTTAAATCAAATTCCTTCTTTAACTTACTCTCACTATTATGAACATCTCCTGCTTTCGTATATGCTCTTGCCATTATATCTGCTACATTATCTTTTGATTCTATTTTTTCAAATTTGATCAGCACTTTTTTCTTCGCATCATCCATCCATTCTGAATATCTTCTTGTCCACTCATTCCTTGTTTCCCAGTCACCTGTAACCCAACTTCTTACTCCTTCATAATCATACTTAATAACAATCTTACTATATTTATTCTTTATTGCATAATCAACAGCTCTTACAACTGATTCTACTTCCCCAGCTACTTGTCTCATTACTGTAGCATCTCCTGTAATATAACCTTTATCTACATAAATTACATTGTTATTGACATCAGTAATGACAACACCATATCCTGATATATCAGGATTTTTAGATGACCAAGATCCATCTACATAGGCAATTATTACATTTTTATTCATATATGCCTCCTCTTATTACTTCATATATCTTATTATTTTTATCATATTTTATAACTACACCACCAAAATCTAATACTTCATTGTATATATATTTACTATCAGTTATAAATACAACAGATTGTTTTATCTCTTTTTGATTATATCTTCTAGTATCTATACTAGCATTTGTATCAGTAAATATGAACACAGTTGCAGCTCTTTTCAACAACTTATAATACTTTATCTCATGTTGTTCCAGTTCTTCACCTTTCATTAATCTGAATAAATCGTTAAAATCTGTTCCGCCTCTGCCTTCGACTTCTAGTTTATCTACTCTTCTATTTAGTATTTTTATCCGATCTAATTTTAGTTCAGTATCAATCTGACACATAATAGTTTCATAATCTTTCGATATAGTATTCAAAAATGCAACACCCTCTGCTAACAATTCATTTGACATTGAACCAGATACATCTAATATAAATGCGACAGTCTCTTTATTACTAACTATATCACCAGGCACTGTACCATATCTTTTATCATATCTCCTGAACGACAATGTCCTATTCTGTTTAGCATAACTATTTGCTATTCTTCTTAAGAACTGATGAAGAGGTATACTTACTGGCTTTTCAATACTTTCTATGATCTCTAACACGTCCGATGGAATAGATCCTCTACCTTTATCTGATGTCTGTTTATATGCATTATATATCTTTGCTTTTGTCATCTGTTCTATATTATCTTTATCTTTCTCATCAGCTAAAGCTATTGGTGTTGATAATAGCTTTCTTAACTCTTTCAGCTGATTGCTAAAGTTTTTCTCCAGCTGATTTATCAAATCTTTTAAACTGCTATTATTCTGTTGATCACTTTGATCTTCATCGTTACCTTCTTCCTGTTCATGTTGTTGATTTTGTTGCTGATTTTGCTGTTGATTTTGTTGCTGACCATTTAACATGTCTTCTAACTGTTTAATTAAATCTTTCATTCTATTGAGGTTATCTTTTCCTTCTTCTTCCTGCTGTTGTTGTTCTGTTTCATCTATCTGCTCTTTCATTTGACCTGCCATTTTCTTCATTTCATCTTCTACTTGCTGCTGCTTTCTATTATCTCCTTTACTCTCAGCATCTTTCATCTCATCAGATTTCTGATCTATACTATCTGCCTGATCTTTCAACTGTTGACTCTGTTGGCTATTAGCTTTACTATTATACTCACCTGCTTCTTTCTTTAGCTTCTCTGTTATCTGCTTTATCTGCTTATTTCTATTCTGAGATGCTTGCTGTATCTTCTGATTAATCTGTTGTATAACTTTCCTTATTTCATGAATACTTTTCTGCGCTTTCTTTATCTTATCTTTTTCAAATTTATATAAAGAGAAGAATATCTCTTCAAAAGATGCTCCAGGACTTAACTTCAGTTTATATTCTTTGTTGATAGAAGATATCGTAACTATACCATCTCTGTATTCGTCAAATTCCCTAACATATTCATTAATAGATGCATCTGCAGCAATATTCAAAATTGCTGTAAATACAGGATTATCATATAACTCTTTTGGATCTAATACTCCTACCTCTTTTGCTATTTGTTTCGCAATATTTAACCCTCTTATTGAATGCATATTAGTAAAATGTAATATCTCATGATGCAAAATTCCAATCACCTGATTAAAAGGCAGTGTTTTCATATTTTCAATACATGATACTAAAGTTGCATCAACAAATTTTCTATCTATCAATGTTGAACTTCCAAGTGGCATCTCAATCTGCATAAACAACGGCGTACCCATATATGATATCTTCTGATCAACTAATCTTCTTCTAAACTGATACACAAGATGTCCATAAAACTCATATCTTTTTGCAAACTCTAATATGAATATTCCTAACCAATCTTCATCTGACAATGATGCCATTCTTACTCTTTGGAGTTCATCTTTTAGACTCATTTAACCTCCTATGATTTTCTTTACCTTCTTTTTTAATAATACTGTCAAGCATCTCTAATATCTGTACATATGCTCTATAGACACCTCTATTAAATGCTTCTGTACTATCAAGCGATGAAATATCTGTCTGATCCCATAAATCTACATCATATTCCTGTCTTATACATCTTATTTCATCCTTTAAAAATTTAATAATATTTCTTACATCTTTCATATTACCTCCTTTTAACTTTTACTTTTCCCATTCGCATTCTTAGTTTGTTTATTAAATAAATCCATTTTTTCCGTATAAACACTTACTAACTTTCTTGCTTCATTTGGAGCTAACTCTAAAATCTTCTGATATACATCTTGTCCAACTTCTGGCAAAATCATAATAGCATTAACAATAATCTCAGCTGTTTGTTCTAATAATACATTAATTATCTTCTTAGCTGATGTATCATTTATCTTCTTTGCATCAATTCTTGCAATATTATAGACTGAACTAATAACTATATCAGTTTGACCTTTGCTGATAAGTTCATTCAGCTTATTAGAAAGATTCTCTTTAGATGACAGCAACCATTCATCTGGCTGAATTGGCTTTTCCAAATCTTTATACATTTTTGTATAAGCAATACCTTTACCTATTCCTAATATCGCTTTTGCTGATTCCTCGATTAACCTATATTTATCGTCTTCAGTAAGTTCTTTATCATTTTCTATAATGTTTACAATCTTAGATAAACTCTCAATAAGATCTCTTGGCGTTACTATCTTAGAAAATGTTATAGGATCGTTGCTAAAAGCTGTTGACTCACTTGCAAAAGAAATAACAGTTGGATGGACTCCTCTCCTATGTGCAAATTCTTTCCAATCAGTTAGATCAGATTTCATACCAACATGTGCAAATCTATTTAGAAATGCTTCATCAAATTCTTCTGTATCAAAATATTTATCTGTCGATGGATTCGCAGCAGCTACTATTCTGACATTTAACTTCCTCTGATCTAATACTCTCTCCTGAACTAACCTATATATAGCATTTCTAAATTCTTTCCTACATCTGTTTATCTCATCTAAGAATAAAATAGTTGGCTTTTCAGCATGTTCAGCTGCTTTAATTATTGGCGGCGGTAAAAATTCAGTTATACCTTTTTCAGCATTCACATACGGCAATCCTAATAAATCACCTAATGTATCAGCTTGATTTAGATACAACGCTAACATATCATAACCATTCTCTTGTGCGATCTGTTTTACTATCTGAGTTTTACCAACTCCTGTTTGACCCCAGATCAATATAGGAATATCAGCCTTTACAAAATAACTTACCAACTCTTTTATACCTTTTGGCGACAAAACTAATAAATCATTACTTTGAATTGTTTTATTACTCATTTAACCTCCTTTTTGTTATTTTTTTTTAAAAAAAATAAACTATTTAACTTCTCTTTATTATCCATTATTCCTCCCCTGTACATTTTTCTTTACTTTTATAAATATCAGCTAAATACTGCTGTACGTTCCAAAATTCTTGCATAACTTTTACAATCTTATTTATCTGTCTCCAATCAGGCTTATTGATCTTCTTACCTAGTCTTTCCTGAGGACGCTCTATTTTATAACTATGTACGACCCTGATATAATACATTTTAGCTTCTTCATCATAATCTACATATACAGACTTCTTCATGTCTCCTTTCATATATACCTCCTTTTAATAAATATACATTTTTTTCAGAAGCTGTTCACTTCTGAAACAGTTTATTTTACAAGCACATGAAATGTGCGGAATAAAATAAACTGTTTCGATAACTTTCAATTTCCATTGAATCTTGTATCTCAATTTAAAAATTTTTTTTCAGAAGTTATTCACTTCTGCATATATGATGCCAGTGAAAGCATTAACGGAATGTAAATGTAGTTAATGCTTAATTTGGCATCATATAGCTTATCAATTTCCATTGATATACAATTATTTATACTTATCAAAAAAGAAGACCATAGAACGAGTCTATGGTCTTCTTGTAACTTTTGCTCATGGCTGATTTATTATCTTCTTAACTTCTTTTATATCTTGTTCTATTATTTCTTTAACATCGTTCATATCTTGAATTGCTAGTTTCACTATCTTTTTTGCAGTTGGCAGACTCAACATTGCTGCTCTTCCAACTCCTCTTGGATATGTACTTGCTTCTAGCAATGCTACTATATTCTTTTTAAGCTTCAGCGTTTTGTACAACTTCTTAGCTAACTCAATAGTAGCCATTTCCGAATATCCATTTTTACTATGAAACTTAATCACCATCTGTCTTGCTTTCTGTAATCTTTCAGAGTCGATATTAACCTCTTTTAACATCTTCTTTGCTGCACTTCTATAATCATATTCAACTGTTTGACTACCAATACTATCTAATCCCTTTATAGCATTTCTTCTTCTACATACAATCTTTTCATAAATATCATCTGATGTATAATTTGCACTTCTTATAACTTCTATTCTATTCTCATAAGATATATTAACATTCCTTATAGCTCTTAAATAGCTATTTACTTGTCTCGTTCTCATAATATTCTTAATTCTATCAGCAAGCTTAACAGCATTCTTATATGCATCATGTTTCATTCCATCTATACTCTTTTGAATGTCTTCAAAATCAACATACATTTGAACAGCTCTTTTATCTTTTGACATCTTATGATATTCATTCATCCTTTCTAACCATTCCATCGTCAATATACCTACAGCAGCTGCATTTGATACAATAGCATGATATACATCAAGTTCTGTTTGCTGCAGATTTTCTTCTGTACTATCTTCTTTCTCTATCATCTTATTTGCTTTTTCAACTAGCTTTAGAGCATGAGCTGGCTCAAATGCATGTTCTTTAAGCTCTGGATAATCAACAATCAACTGACACAGATCACCATCATAGTCTCCTTTCAATACACCTGTCCATATATCTGGATGAACATAAATAACATCTTTATCTACAATCTTTTTAACTTTTACTCTCAGTAGTCCTAATATACCTGGAATTGGATTTCTTGTAAGAACAACAGTTCCTCCTTTCTTTATATTCAACCACTTTGCAATTCTTTTACCAACGACAATTTCATCAACCTTACCTGCCTTTGGCAGAGCAACAGCAAATCCTGTTAATCCATATCCGATTCTAAATATTCTACTTATCTCAGCAGATATAATAGGTTCTGCTGATTGAACAAAATACTGATCATTCAATGGTACACCTGCCTTTAACAATGCACTTGCCATGTTATCATTATCAGTCAACTTTACAAGTTCATATATCCTTTCTAATGTCCATTCAGGTACATCAATAGGTTTTACATTTTTTATCATCGCTGCTATACCATATTCTAATTCATCTTTAACAACAGCTCTTGTCTTTGCATATTCAGCTATCCATATATCATCTATTGTATATTTTAAATCTTTCCTCATTTTAACGTTACAAGATGGTATAACTAATTCATCTTCTTGTACATCTCCTATTAACTTCTTAAAGAACTTTGACTTATTAACATTCATCAATGATCCTTTTGCAAATCCTTTCACTTCTGCTCCTTCTAAGTTTCTTCTGTTCTTATCACCTTTCATAATCTCTTTGCCTTTATAGAATATTACACCATCTACATATTTTTCATACTCTTTTGGAACATTTATTATTCTTATTTTATCTATACCATATGATCTGAAGTCGTCTATCTTTCTTCTTAAAAACAGCTTTCTTCTTGCTATTTTCTTTTCAACAGGTAATCCTTTCAGATATCTTTCAACTTTGTTGAACTTCTTTAACAATACTCTAGCCTCAGTTCCTCTATGACCAGTATGAATATATGTAATTTCATATTGATCTTCTAACTTTTTTAATACATCTTTTGATGGTACAATATTCTTACCTTTTTCATCAACAAATTTAGCCATATATCTCCACATATTCAATGCTAATTTATTCTGTCCTACATCGATGTTAACATACTTACCATCTGTTATTTCAAATGTACCATCTTTCTTAACTACTATATGTCTAAGCATTACAAATCTCTGCCCCTTTACCAATTTTATCGGGGCAGCTTTTAAAACTTGCTTTTTATTTTTCATAATTTTCCTCCTTTTTTTAAAAAAAATTAAACATAAAACGCTAAATATTATCTTCTTTTATATATACAAGTGACCATGTCCTGACACAAGTAGACTCAAATACTTTACATGCTTGTTCAGTCTCACCTCTCCTAAAAACAAGAAGTCTACAATTTGGGATGCTACTAAAAGAACACGATTTGCAATAAATATTAAATACACCCTTTACATTTTTGTCTAATTGAATATAAAGCATATTAACTTCCTCCTAATTAAATATTAGTATAGCCTCCGCTGATAATCAGCCGAAGGCTATACTAATTATAGTTGTAGAGGTGACTAATGTACATGTCATCGTCACTTTGCTAAAGTGTTTCCTTTGCTATATACGAATTTAACCTGATTGTAGCATCACCTATATTAACCTTTTTACATGATGAGAAACAATATTCAAACTTACAGGCGTCGCAATCAGATTTAAGATTTAAGTTAAGTTGATATATGTTTACTTTCATATCTCTTCCTATTTGTAACATGCTATAAGCTTTGTCTCTGGAAGATCAAATTGCATTGTTTTCATCTGTTCTATATCGCTAATATTTCTACGTATAATCTCCTGTAAATCAACATATTCAAGATCTTTCTCTATCTCATTTGCAATGTTCAACTTCTTTAAAATATCCTTCTCCTTATAAAACTTTGTAAACTTGTTCTTACTAGTAAACAGATAATTGCTCTTAGAAACAATAGCTGAAGTTTCACTCTTCATATCTAAGTCGATATCAACTGAACCTTTTGTTATAATACTCTCATCCACATCAATTTCCATTTTAACATACTCTTTCTGATTTTCAGTTACTTGTATCCTACTTTTATCAATATAATAAACTGGCAATGGTAGCATATATGGCAATGATACTATTCTATCGTTCTGAAAGATAACATTATTTTCTCTTGCTATACCTACTGAATGTGTTCTAACATTCAATGCTAGAGGATATATTAAATATGCTGGAAGATATTCTAATGTTCTTTCAACATACTTTTTATCTTTCAAATTATATTCTTTTTGTACCATCTTCTCTTTCTTTACATCTTCTATTGTCATATCTAATAACTTTCTAAAAGTCAGATCGTTACAATTATCAGTAATCTCAATTCCAATCTGACCAGTCTTAAAATATTCTTTACCAACATTTTCTAACATTATGATCTTCATTTTATTCTGTTTATATAATGCTCTTAATATGAACAATAATGATAGATCACCTTCTTCTGTTTCAAATAACATTCTATACATCTGCTTCTGAACTTTATCATCAGTAGAAATATTAAAAATATTCCTACCTTGAAGGAAGACCTCTCCATATGTCTCCTTCTCAACAAATGCATATTTATTAGCAGCAGTTTGATTTCTTGGCAGAAATGTCACTCTAGACTCAATAATCTTTATATCATCTCCTAGATCAAATGTATCATTCGTTACATTCAAAGTTGCAACACCAAATTGCTGCAGATATCTTTCTACAATTCTCTTTATATCAAGCATATTTACTTTATTTAACGAATGAACTACTAACATTTTACCTCCTTCTTTTTAAAATCAAAAAACGATGAGGAGTAAATTACTCCTCATCGTTTACTCTATACTTCCAATCATTTTCATGTCTTTTTGAACGATGCATTATCTTTACTGAAGGTATTCTAGACCTACTCATACTTTTTATTCTCTTAATCTTATCAATCTTATCTAACATTTTCTTCTTTCTTCTTTTTTTCTTTTGAGCATAATATACTCTATATAAGTCAATATCTTTACATAGATCTTCACTCAGTTTCATATATACCTCCTTCTCTCCTATTTAAATATAACATTTTTTATCAATTTGTCAAGACTTTCTCTGCTAAATAATGCTCTTATTTTTAACATGAATAGTTTAAATCTTGAATAGCAACATAAATATAATGTTACACTATCAAGATCTTCAAATTCATCTTTATATTTATCAGATATATGATCAATTATTCTAATGATCTTCTTAACAACTTCAACATTATGTTCTCCTCTGCCAATATTTATCAGATTATCATATAACTCATGCTTGAGCTGTCTTAACTCTAAGACAGCCTTTCTTTCACTTACACTTCTTTTTATAACTGCTAAAAAATTTAACATATAACCTCCTTTTTTAAGGCACCACTGATAACAGTGGTGCCTTGTTTTTTTATAATTACATTACTAACGTTCTAATTATCAACAACGATATCAAATTAGAAGCAAACAATCCTAATACTCCTCCATACCAACCACCAAAGTTGAAGATAGCTATCAGTCCCATAGTTACTGCTATATCAACAAATAATGGAAACATTAAGAAAATAGCTTTTGCTACATAGAATGGCACCATTACTGTCTTCCATTTGTTCATATTATCTTTAACATATTTAATGTAATATATACCTTTCTTCGATTCAAGAAACCATGCAACTATACAAGCTGCAACATTTACTATAGCAAAAATTATAAAAAATAACGACATATTATACCTCCTTTATTTTTTGATAATAAGAACAACAATTTTTACAACATATTGTACCCTCTCCCTCATCATATCTCCAACCCTTCTCTAGTGCTTCTCTCCATACTTGTTCTCTTGAAGACCCTTCAATAACTTCACCACAATGAGGACATACAATAAAAAATCTTTCAATAATACATTCCTTCTCGATTTTAGCAAACATATATCCTCCTTTCATTCTTCTTCTGCCTGTTCTTTAAATACAAAATCTTGACATTCGCTGCACAAGCCAGTCATATAAAACTCAGCAAACTTTACACAGTCTTTTGCTAAGTCCTCATGATACACTGTTTTACCACATATACAACATTTACCTATTTTAGTCTTTTTACTATGACTTTTATACATTTTATCCTCCTTTTTTTATATTAATTTTCTTATATCTATCTTTTTGACATTCTTCATATTACCAAACTTTCTATTTACTTTGTTTATCATACCATCGACGAATCTAAAAGTAACAATAAAGAATGTAATACTTGCTAAATACTCTAAAACTATCATTACAACCTCCCTTTTTAACAGAACAAGGCAGGTGGCTTTCCGCTCTATTTCAACATTAGCTACCTGCCTTATTCATTATTTATTAAACATATAAATTATAACGGTCGATATATCTAGCAACATCTGCTTGGCTGCCGCCGCTTTTATAAATTTTTATTGCAGCATTGGCGGCATGCTGAATCTTGGCATACTCAGCCTTACTTATCATATGCTGCTTATATAACTTGGCTGAGTATACTTTTGCGGCCTTTGCTCTTGTAATATCTTGTATTGGCCATTTGAGGTTATCAACATCTAACACTAACCCTTTCTTGGCCAATACCTTCCTTTGTGCTAAACTGACCATATTTACCTCCTTTTTTTTTATTTTTTTTCTTATTTTTTAATTAATATACCCAATCTCTTTAGCTATTCTGATTAACCTCCCATTTTAAAATTTTTAAAAACATTTTTTAAAAACCATCAAACAGAACAGCTAAAACTACAGAAGCACAAGAAGTTAGATGAGGCAAGCAGAACATTTTTATACCCACGCTGGCATCTTATTTGCTGTCGGTAGATTATACAAGAATCTGATTATTTCTTCAGATATCTTTCTTGTCTTAAATTCAGTGCCATATACTGATCCACAATGTTCTAATACATTGAACTCTTTCAGAATTTGTTTAACTCTTGGATCGCCAAGACTTGTACAATTAAACTGTTCTAATATTCTTTCTTGAACAATTGTTCCTAAATGCATATCATTAAGATGATATTCTGACCATATCTCATTGAATCTTCGCAACATATCTTCGTTCCATTCTTCAGCATATCTTTCTACTTGAACAGGATTTATCTGACCTGTACTACCTAGAGCATTACCTGAACTCAGCGGTCCTTCTACTCCTGATATACTTAACATGATCTTGTCTTCTTTTTTGTAAAGAATTATTTTACAATATACATAATACCATCTACCACCTGGCGTCCTTTTCGAGCCAATCTTTACAACTTTAACAAATTGATCTTTCATTGTTCCTCCTTTCTTTAACTATTTATAAATAACGATAGGTAGCATATGTACTTGAATCAACTTTATTTACCTATAGGAGGAAAGCAGATAAAACTGATACATATGCTACCTATCTACAACAGAAGGAGGTTGATATGCGTAAACCTCACTTATTTATCAGCTGTTAAACTAAATAACAAACTCTTACTAGTATCAAATAATATACTACATACAGTACAACTATTATATTCAATAGTCGTTTTATCGTAGTGAAATACAGTCTTATAATGACTTTTTAACAGTAATGCACATACAGATTTATCAGTTACACAACGATTACAATAAGCTGTTACTTCTCTTATGTCTACATTTACATCAATAAACAGAAGTTGTAATCTAATCAACATATCTTTCCTCCTCTTTATACAACAGTTTTATACAGTTATCTCTTCAACTATCTTTATCAGCTCTTTTCTACTTAACAACAATGTAGAACATAAATAGCTATATAAAAAGTAAATATAATATTTCAAAGTGTTATACCTGTTATATATACTTATATCATCTAATCGCTCACGCTTTACATTTATACTACAACGACAAATTTCTGATATATCATGATTTACTTTCGAAGACAACGTATATGAATATCTACAGTTTCTACACCAATGAGATGAACTTATATTTAAATCATAATAACAATATTGAACAGATATCTTCACATTTACCTCACTATTTCTAACATAATCCTCTTAAACTGATATAATATATCACATAGATATTGAAAACTTTTCATTTTTCTATTCAATTTCAGTTTACAAGAATCATCATACATATACTTACATTCTCTAAAGTAGCAGTTTGTACCATCTATGTTTATATCATAAAAACAAATCTGAACTTGTACTCTCATATTATACCTCCTGTATTTTAGACAATTTACTAATACTATGTTCTACAATATTTAATAATGTACATATTAAATTTATCTTACCATCTATTCTTTCATATTGATAACATCTAGATGTAATATCATAGTAACAATGCTGACAAAATAGTTTCATTTGAATATTTAACAATTCTACATTTATTTTCATATTACACCTGCCTTTTATATCAATTTTTTTTGACAGTTTGAACAAAAATCATAAAACGATATCTATACAGCAGTTATATGAACAGTATTTCTTTGTAGCAGTTATTAGAGCAATATCTCTTTGTAGCAATTATAAGAGCAATGTATCTATACAGCAGTTATAAGAACAGTATCTCTTTGTAACAGTTATATGAACAATATCTCTTTGTAACAGTTATTAGAACAATTTCTCCTTGTAGCAGTTATATGAGCAACAACTGGCTGCTCGTGCTGCTGTTGTAAACTGCTTTTATAATAGTTACAGCTACATACAGTAGCTATAAGCTGCTCTTACAACTGCCACAAGCCGCTCTTACTACTGTTACAACGGACATTTGCTATCTTTTATCATAGTTACAGCTAAAATATCAAATAAGTTGCGATGTACCATCTACTGCTATATATTCATCCATCGTTTTTACACGTACAATGTTATAATATTCCTGATATAAACGTATACTAACGTTATTTAACTTTGATTTATTCCTAAAACAGTTGTTTTCATATAATGCACACCCAGTAAATACACATTTACTACAGATAGAATACAAGTTCAAATTAACAAACAGCTGATATAATATCATATTTTTACCTCCTACTGACAATATTTATTATGTTTTACAGCAGTATGACGCCTGCCTTTTATAGCAGATATTACAGCAGTGGCAGTCGCCTTTTATAGCAGATATTACTACAGTGGCAGTCGCCTTTTATAATAGATATTACAGCATAACAGTTGCTCTTTATAACAGATACTACGGCAGTAGCATTTATTATTATTTTTTTTCTTTTGTTTTACTATTCTTTATGACAGTTACTGTAGCAATAACAGTTACATTATTACATTAATTACATCATTATGACTTTTATTTTATTTATTTATATTATTTAGCATTGCAATGTTCTTGTTGCTGATGACATCTTAATATATATATAACTTAACTTAACTTTATTTTCGCAGTTTTTTTCATAACTGCGCAAATTGCTACTTTACTCTTGGCAGTAGCAATTTGCTCTATTTGCTATTCTATAGCTATATATTCTTATATCTAAACTTACATTATTATCTCACTTGAAGTGAGCAAAACGCCTATAGTCGTTCTTCAGCTGTCTATCCGCTATCGAGCGGATAGACAGATATCTAGATATTCTATATCTTATATTCACTTGTAGCAGATAGGTGAACAATGGCAGTTGCAATTGTAGCAGATATATGAACAATGGCAGTTGCAATTGTAGCAGTTATATGAACAGTGGCAGTTGCAATTGAAATCAATTGACGTTGAAGTATCAGTTTAATAACTTGTTGCAAGTAACTGATATCTAACATGTTTATTATGTCTAAACTTAACTTTTATTCTTACAGAAGTAAGCAGTTTTACACGTCTTCCCCTTTCTGAGTACTTTTTGATTGGTTCTATGTTAATCTATCAGCAATTGCTGATAGATTAGATCTTGATATTACCATATCATTTGTTGCTATAACAACTGTTCTTATTTTTTTGACATTTCTAATAAAATGTCACAAGACGCTAATAAAATTATAACTGTAACAGTGGCAGTTGCTTAATACTGCTATAGCTGTAGCAGTAACTGTTACTTTATTTTATTCTATGTTTGCTCTAACAACTGTTACTATAGCAGTGTCGTTCTAACAACTGTTACTACAGCGACATTGTTCTATTAACTGTTTTTTTATGGCGGCGGTGACGTCGTCTTACGACGCCCCGCCTTTTATATCAGATAGTAATCAGTAAAATTATACTTCTGTCTGTTCATACAACTTATGTGGAAAACCTGTGGATAACTATGTGGAAAACCTGTGGAAAACCTGTTGATAAAAATTTTTATCCACATTTTATCCACATCTTTTCCACATTTTTTCCACATAACGATGATTGATTTTCAACAGCTTATAAAAATTTTATACCTATTACTACTACTATATATATATATTAATAATAATATATATATAGTAGTAGTATATATATAAGAAAACAATTAATAGAGTAACATCATAGTTCATATATCTCTTTTATATCAGTTGTATGAGCAGTAAGAGGCTGTCCAATACACTGGACAGCCTCTTTTTTACTATTCTGTTTCTTCTTCTTGACCTACTTCTATACCTTCGAAAGCAAATATATAGTCTAGGAATCTTTCGCTCCATCCGCTGATTTCTGCTGTCCATACCCCTTTGTAATTAATTCCGTGAGTATGTGCTGCAACATCGATGATATAATTTCTAATTCCGAATGGCTTTGGGATTCTTTTGTCTGGCCAGTCCGCAGTCTTGGCTATCTGAGAATACGATGATTCTATCAGGTGTCTCATTCTCATTTTCTTGTATATATTCTAGACATTGACGTGTAAATATTCCACCTCCGCCTTCATCTATTAGATCTTCAGTTCGTATCTCTAGCTAAAATTTTTTTCTGTATCCTCTTTCGCATGTTCTTCTTGCTATAGCTACTTCGCTACTTGCTATAGCGAAATAGCTATAAACAACCGAAAAACGCTAAAGAAAAAAGATAACCTCTCTTATGAGAGGCTATCTTTTATGTTCTGTTCTAAGCTGCCTTCTATGGCAGCTATTGAACCTATGAAAGGTATAACTAGCCATGACTTATTTACATGTAAGCTATTCAATATTGCTATGCACATAACATTGAAGCTTACTATCATGGCTATGTCTATCGTTGTATAAATTATACCTTTCATTACTTTTTTCATTTTCTTCATCTATTCCTCCTTTATTTTTGCTATAACTATCCATATATAACCTAAATTTATTTCCTCTGTATCTATGCCTTTATATGTTCTTATTCCTATCCATTTTCTATACCAGTGCATGCTTATGGAGCCGTTGTTTGTGCCGGCTCCTATTTGATTTTTTGTCAAATATATAAAAAACTTCTTTTTTTCTATTAACATATTACCTCCTTTTCTTTTATTATAGCCTCGGGGGGACTTGAACCCACCATTTCCAGCTTGAAAAGCTGGAGTCCTAAACCATTTAGACGACGAGGCCATAATTTTTTAATTTTTTGATTTTTTGAAACCCCACAAAAGCAGTAGAAAAAGTTAAAAATAGAGCAGTTAAGTGGGGATGAGTGGTGAAAGAAGTTGAAAAATGTTCAATTTTAACTGCTTTTGTGGGGTTTCACTTCTGTTCTATTTCTGTTTTTCTGTTCTTTTATTCTTCTGTTCTAAAAAAAGAGAGCCCCACTACTGTGGGGCTCTTATGCTCACTTCCTGTCGTCGATACCTTTTATCATAGAATTCGGTTGATAGATCTCGAGTTGGAAATTACCTTCCTTCCGATTTGCGCGAAGGAAGTACTTTGCCTTCCAGATTATATTTTTACCATCTTTCGCATATATCCATCCTAATCTATATGCACCTATTACATTTCTGCTAACAAGATCAGCATATGAGCTTTTTCCTTTTGGATTCTGGCTGGATATATATAGATCACCGGTTTTCTTTGTTACAACATCCTTTGCTGGAAATTGCTTGTACGTTTCAGTTGCTACCTCTATTATTGTAGCAACAGTCTTCTTATCTGCATTAACTTCATTTACAGAAACAACAACTTTCTCTGGATCGAATTTTATTCTTGTAGCTTTCGATCCAGTAAATTTCTTAAATAACTTGTTAAAATTAAAATTAAAATTCATACAACCTCCTTTTTTGCAGCATATAGCTGCAGGTTTAGAGCAGTAACACCATGTTACTGCTCTTTATTTTTTAAAAACCGATACACAAACAGCTACATAACTGTAGCAATCAGCCTTTTTAATGCTCAGTAACAGCCCGCCGCCTGCTACTGTGAAACTCTATGGCGGCGGGCGTTGTTGCTAAGGCTGATTATTATTTTTATAACTTTTGGTGTAGGCCTTGTTTTTATTTATCAATTGATTTAACTTTCTGTTAGTCCATACAAGGCCTTTCAATAACCATTTGCTGCAGAACAAGGCTACAACAATTGCACCAAAAGCTACAAACAATACAACTTTTGTAACATGTTTCATATATACCTCCTTTTTTATTTTTTAAAAAACCGATCAACAAATGCAACAGATGTATAAACAGATATAAGATCTTCTATATATACATCTGTTGCACTTTTAAAGAGCAAACCCCGCCGCCTGCTACTATGAATGGCTGATGCGGCGGGGTGGATATATCAAAAATCATCTATATTTGGTGTATAACTCTCATAGTACTTCCTGTCGAATATATAATACGTATTTCCTAATCCACCTCCATGCGAACTTTTCCTGATCTTCTTTATTATCTTCGTTTCGTCTATGGGAGATTCTAACCTGCCATCGGTCGTCCTGAAGCTTCCGCCCCATTGGACTTCTATAAGTAGATGAGGACCATTTATATCAATCTTAAAAATATCAGCTCCTTTTTTCGTCTTTCCAAATGTTCCTGGGACGATCTTTACACAGTTCGCACTAAATTTTATATTTTCGTTTTCTTTTACTTCTATGTCAACGTAGTATCTTTCTTCGTCGACTATCTTTGAAATTTGCACATGGTTTTTTGGAACTAGTATCAGCATGTCTGGCTCATACTTGCCATACGATGATATCAGTAAGTCTCCGTTATCTAATTTGTAGCTTTTTCCTATGAATACTATCATAACATCCTCCTTTCTTGCAGCATATAGCTGCAGTTTAGAGCAGTTGCACCATGCAACTGCTCTTTATTATTTTTTAAAAACCCATCAACAGATATAACAGGTGTATAAACAGATGATATAAGATCTTCTGTCTATACACCTGTTACATCTGTAATAAGAACAAGCCCCCCGCCGGCTACTGTGAGTAGGCTGAGGCGGGGGGCTGCTGCAGTAAAAAAGAAACCATAAAGGTTTCTTTTTATTCATCAGTTTCATATGTTTCATATTTCCAGTCATTGTCATGCTTGGTACTTCTTTTTATGAAAATCTTCTCAGCAGGTATTTTGCCATTGTATCTTCTTAGTTCTTTTATTCTTTCAAGTTTTTCTTTTCTTTTTTAGTCTTTATTTTTCATATATGCCTCCTATTTTACAGATAAGAACAGAAGGAGTGGAACCTTTCTTGTTCTTATCTTTTTTGAAGACCTTTTATTGATGCAACAGGAGTATGAACAATGATGGTACTTCTGTTCATACTTCTGTTACATCTGTAATATGAACAGCCCCCCGCCGGCTACTGTGAGTAGGCTGTGGCGGGGGGCGGAATAAGAAGCCCCGAAAGGGGCTTCTTATTTATTTTCTTCGTAGTATTCTTCTATTATCTTCGTCAAGATCTTTTTAATGTATTGGCGATCTTTTCGCTCGCCAACATATTTGCTGTATGGTTTCAGACAGTCAACTAGCATCTTTAAGAAGATTATAAAATCCTCGTCTGAAGTCATATCAAGATTCGGATCTGTAAAGAGATTTATCCATTTCTTTACAGCTCTCCTGTAAATTTTCTCCACTACCTCCTTTCTTCTATCTAATCCATCTCTTTGTAAATCAGTTAGAATGTATCTGGAGTTCCTTTTCAGAGCTTCCCAGTATTCTTGAATACTGGGAAGGAAACTCTTTAATTCCCTCACCATTGAAGGGGCAAGTATATACCCCTTCCACCAAAAGTACGTATTATAAATCTTCTCGTCCATACAACCTCCTTTATTTTTTGATAGGAGCAACAGGAGTAGAACCTGTTTGCTCCTATCATTTTTTTTAAAACCTATTTTATTTTTAAGTATTTTTTAATATCATTAATTATGTGATCAGGTATATCAGCTTTAAATTCTATATTTATAGTCGTTTTCGTTTCTGTCTTTATATCGAAGTAGTAGTAAGCGTACGTGTCAGATACATCAGTTATCCTTTGGAGTAGCGGTCCTTTTTCAGGATCTCTGATGTATATTTCATGCTCTTTGAGCACTGAAATTTCTTCTGCGTAGTCAACTGGACTTATCTCTCTTTTGATATTCTTTGTGATAATTATATTGCCAAATGAGCATTCATGTTCTTCTTTTATCATTTCATCTTCTTTCATTTCTTTCCTTATTTCATTGTATTTTTCTTCCGCTTCTTCTTTCATCTGCTCTAACCTTTCTTTCTTCTCTTCTCTTAGATCTTTTATTTCTTCGTATACTTTTTCTTCTACAACTGTTACTCTTGATCTTACTCTCTCTTTTCTACTTTCGTTTTCTTTTGTCTCTTTTATCATCTCTTTTATCATTTTTATATCTGGAAACATCTCTCTTAACAGTGATGTTTTTTCTATGGACAGTTGTAGAGCAAGTTTTTCGTCTTCTGCAAGATCTGTCTTATTTAGTATTTCTTCTAGACCATTCACATCCTCACCTATATCAAATGTCCATGTTTTTCCGTTGTAACTAACATTGTATTTATCATAATCATTTAGTACTTCTCTGCTTACTGTTACTTTATTTCCTTCTTTAAAATAAAATTCTTTTAGGTTCATAAATACCTCCTTTTATTTACAGATAGGAACAGAAGGAATAGAACCTTACTGTTCCTACCGATTTTTTTAAAAACCTCTGTTGATACAACAGATGTATGAACTGTATTAAAATCTTCTATTCATACATCTGTTGCATCTGTAATATGAACAGCCCGCCGCAGGCTGCTTTGGATAAGCTGGGGCGGCGGGCGGATTACTGTAACAAAAAAGAACGCTCTCAGTTGAGAGCGTTCTTTTTACTTTCATATTTTTCACAAATGATCTTCATTTCACCTAACGTTCTCCATAATCTTTTGGATATATCTTTGTCAATTTCATATCCTAAGTCTTGTAGCAATTCTATAACAGCATCCAACATGTCGTAAATAAACTCTATATCGTAAGCATTTTTATCAGCAGCTTCAACTTTATTTGAGAAATCAGTTAAAGCTTCTTTTATATCAACTTCTTTGTGAACAGATTCCTTTATCTCTTTATATAAATCATTCGCAGTTTGTAAACTATATGTATTCAGTTCCTTATAAATTTTTTCTACTATTTCTTCTTTTGGCATTTGTTCAAAGTTTTCTTTGGTTGTTCCAATTTTCTTTAACAAACAAATAGCATCATACTTCTTCATATTACCTCCTTTTGCCATCAATATGATGGCAAGGTTTAGAGCGATGGCACCATGCCATCGCTCTTGTTTTTTAAAAAACCGTTTTAAGCAGATGCAACAGATGTATGAACTATATTAAAATCTTCTGTCTATACATCTGTTGCATCTTTAAAAACAAGCCCGCCGCAGGCTGCTTTGAAATTCTGTGGCGGCGGGCTGATTACTGTAACAAAAAAAGAAAGTCCTCACTCAAGGAGGACTTTCTTTATTTTATCAAATACTTCTTTTGCTTCTTTTAAATATGCATTTTTCATAATTCTTATCCTTTTGATTACTTCTACTGGCTTGCTTATTATATCTTCTTTTGTAATTTCTAGCTCTTCAGCAATTCTTTTTGCTTCTTCTTTTTCTTCTTCTTTCCTCTTTCTTTCTATTTCTTCCTCTTCCTTCTTCCATCTTTGTATAACATCTCTGATTTCCTTCGCTGTCATATTATACACTATTTCCAATGCAAATCTGTAATCTTTTCTTGCATTTTTAATTTCGTCTTCGCTTAACGACCATAAGAATTTAGGATCTGTAAAACCATTTTCGAGCAGTTCTTTTCTTATCTCAGGATCATCTTTGAACTTTTCATAAATTCTTTTTGCGTTTCTGTAATAATTATCGTTATCTTTCGCAAGTTGTAAGTATATCATAGCTTCATCTTTAGATATGTCAGAAGGTGTATCCAGTTTTCTTATGATTACTTCATATATGTTTACATGAACTTCTTTTATCATAAAAACCTCCTTTTTGCTGCCGTAAGGCAGCTGTTTAGAGCAATGACACCATTGTCATTGCTCTTTTTTTAAAAACCTCTATTGATGCAACAGTTGTATGAACAGTAATAAAACTTCTGTTCATACTTCTGTTACATCTTTAATATGAACAAGCCCCCCGCCAGCTACTTTGGATTGGCTAGGGCGGGGGGCAAAAAGAAAAAACCCACAGTTTAGCAGCTGTGGGTTTTTAATTGACTTTTCAGTTTTTTCCACTCTTCTATACTTAATTCTATTTCTATGATATCAAAGTATCCTGAGTAATAAGTTTTATCTTCTTGAAAACAGTAGTAGCTTATTCCATCAGGATCAGACCTTCCAAACCTAACTACTATTTTTCCTTCTTTTTTCATACAACCTCCTTTTTTATAATAGAAGTAGCAGGAGTAGAACCTGCTATTTCTATTTTTTAAAAACCGTTTTAAGCAGATACAACAGTTGTATGAACAGTAATGAAATCTTCTGTTCATACAACTGTTACATATGTTACATCTGTAGTATGAACAAGCCCCCCGCAGGCTACTGTGGAACTCTATGGCGGGGGGCAAAAAGAGAAGCCCTGAAAGGGGCTTCTCTTTGGTGGGTTGCCTAAACCAATGAGGCGACCCACCAAATAATTGGAAGAGCTTCAAGCTCTTCCTTGGACAGGATTCTTCCTTCAGGTAGCCTCGTTCCGAGGCTACCTATTAGTAAGACAGTTTCAGGACCGAGTTTTATCTCGGTCCTGTTCGTTTCTATTCTAATTCCCAACAACTTAGAGAATACTTCTGCAGTCGGCGCATGGCCGACAGCTGATGAGACGCTCTCAGCGTCTTCTACGAATTTCCTTGCTTCTTGCAAGGAAATTTTTCGGAAACTGATAACTGATTCATCATTAAAAGAATTTAACATATTTGTGCTAAAACTGTTACACACAATTAACATAATACCTCCTTATTTTTATGATAGGAACAGAAGGAATAGAACCTCACTGTTCCTATCAAATTTTTTAAAAACCATTAACACAGGCAACCATATTTTCAGTTGCCTGTGTGTTTATTCCTTCCCCATAGTGAGAGTAGCAACAATACATAATCGCTACTCTCCCTGGAGGGAATATGGTGGGGGGGATAGAATAACAAACCTATCCACCCACCATATTTATTTTACTTCCTGTCATCTAAGCCAGGTATCTTCGAACCTGGCTTGTAGATTTCCAGTTCAAATATATTTTTTTCTCGATTAGGTCGCAAAAAATATTTTGCTACCCACTCTCTTTTACCCTTTTTATCTTTAACAATCCATCCTACTCTATATATTCCTATTATGTTTTTACTTACTAACTTAGCATATATACTTCTACCTTTAGGATTTTGACTTATAACGCATAAATCGTCAATCTTTATCCATACAATTTTCTTAAGCGGATACATCTTATAAGATATATCCGCAACTTTTTTAATCGCTTCAACAACATTTTTTTCAACTTTTATCTCATTTTTTGTGATAATAACTTTTTTGACATCAAATTTCAACAAAGACATACCTCCTCCTTCTGCCGCCATAAAAGGCAGCAAAGTTTAGAGCGATGGCACCATGCCATCGCTCTTGTTTTTTGCTGCAGTTACCATTTTCTCTTCCTGGACTTATGTCCTCCTGCAGCTTAAGGACTGCCAGGAAGAAAAAAATCGACAGCGTGGTGCACATTAGTGCCCGCTGTCGATGTCAGGGCTACTGCCCCCGGGGTTCCTATGTTCTCGTCCGGAACCTCACCTGAACTAACGGGCCTTTTTTAAGGGTGAGGCCAACACCCAAGCATCAGATATAGATACTAACAACATGCACCATGCACATGTTACCTTAAGAAAGGTAACACATGCATATGCACTTACAGTGCACGACAGTGCATGCGTCTAGTATGTATATCTGATGCTTTTTTAAATTGTTATGCCATATATACTCTCTGCTGCCTATCATCTATTATGTAAACTGGTATATTGTTCTTTTTCGCATATTCTAACGCTGTTCTTAATACATCTATAATTAACTGTCCTTCTTTTTCGTTGTAAATATGATTTATTCTATCTCTAAGTACTATACCTATTATTCTACCTCTGACCCAGCACTCACGAACAACTCCACCTGCTTTCTGTGTTTTATATAATCTGTTGTCATCTATCTGTTCAACAGTATGTACATTCAGATGATGCATCTTAAAGAACTGTTCTGTTAAACTATCCTCACTATTGTTTTCATCTTTCATCGCTCTCACATATCTGTTCAATAGATCTTTCAACTGTTCTCCTGACATTGAAAATACATCTCCTTTGAATGTTCTTCTTACAGCTTTATGATTGAACAATAATCCGACTTTTACATGATCCATATGTTTCTTATTTATCACTACCTCTGCTGCTTTCTCTATCTTATCTGCTGTACTGAATTCATATTCAAATATTTCATCGTATGTCTTATCAACAACTTCATATGCTTGTAGCCATCTGATTATCAACTTTCTATTATCTTTTATCTCTCTCTGTAACTTCTGTTCATGACTTATTCTGCTATTATGTTCATGAATCTGCTTCATATATTCATGGATCTGTTTCATAAGATTCTTCATAGTTATATTAATATTATTGTTCACACTGCCTCCTTGTTGATCTTTACTCTCATCTTCTCTGTTACAGATATAATTGCATCTTTTCTGATAACAATCTGATTAGGTTCATATATAACATTATCAATATTATTTACTTTAACTCTATAGCAAACAAGATCAAATTCATATCTGTCGCCATAAGTTCTTACTGCCTCTCTGATCCATATATTAATGTTTCTTTCATCTGCAAAGAATACATATTTGGATGTAGCTTTCTCTTTCTCTGTCATATTAATTGACCATGGTCCGCTGTTAGTTCCTCTGACAACAACTTTATAAAATATCATATTAATTATTTTATTGTCGATCATATCTCCTCCTGATCAATATCTATTCCTATTTCTGGCTCTTCATCTTCGAAATTAGCATGTTCTATATTATAAAGCTTTTCAATAAGATCTGGATTCACAAATTCTGCTATACCAACATTCCATGGATAGTTCCATACTCTGAGTGCAGCAATAGCAAGTATAAATCTATCGATCTTATTTTCAGTATCTGTTTCTATCATAGTTTTTATAGTATTAAATTTCTTATCTCTATAAAGTGTAAGTAGATATTCATCTAAGATCTTTGTCTTTCCTTGTTTCTTAATCAGTTCTATTGCATCGTTAGTAAACTTTCTAATTCTATTCATATCAGCTGTATCAACATCTTTATTCATATATTCAATCATCTTCTTAAATGCAAGTTTAAATGCTTCTGTCATTTGGATACCAAATATTTCTGTTCTATTAATCTTCTTATTTACTAGTTCTATGGTACTTTCTGCACTAAACTTACCAGAAACAAGCATATTTTCATATATTTCATTTTCGAGATCGCTCTGTACTTCTCCAATATTGATTCCATATTTAGTTGCATCTATGATCATCTGAACTCTATAGAGCCAGCTCTTCATCTGTTCTCTGAATGTATAATGTTTCTCAATATAGCTCCAATGATTATAAGTTGCTCTACCAATCTGCTGTGCGTTCTTATAAGACAGATTCCATATTTCATACTCATCAAGATCACCAACATTAGCTGCCCTTTCTTCTACTTTCTCTGCATACTCAGTTACAAGTCTCTTTGCTTCATCTATAATTGTAGATGGTGGTGTTGCAACTTTAACAATTCTTGGTTCTGTTATAATAAAGGCAGTATCACCATCATAATCACCAAGAAGTATAAACTTCACAACATCTGGATTGAGCATGATCACATTATGTTCTGTAGTTGCTACAACTTTAAGTTGTGCAAGATTGAACAGAGTTGGAATTGGAGATCTGAATAGAGCAACCTTGTCACCAACTTTAATATTCATCCATTCTGCTATCTTGCGTGGTACAACTACTTCGTCATAGTCAAGATCAAGTTTAGGTTCAATTACAGCACCAGCTTTCCTTATATCTGTCTTGAATGCTTTCACAATAGCAGCTTTGAATTCATCCATGATCTTTTCAACTATCATCTTTGTTCTGAGCTCTGGTATCTTCCACACATAGTGTAAGAGTTTAGAATCATGTATCTTGATCTTAAGATCTGCAGTTGTAATCTTTTCATCCTTTGTAAGTTTCTTGTTCACAAGATGTATAAGTTCTATTGGCAGACCTCTTGTATGAGTCATTCTGAAATCAGCAAATTCTGCTATACCAGAACGTGTAAGAATGAGATTCTTATCCCTTGTGTCGAACTTGAGAGCATTTTCGACTGGGACACCAATAGCATTATATGGTATATCTGCTCTCATCATTATAGTACCTTTCACAAGACCTTTCACTTCTGCACCAACAAGATCTATACCGTTCTTCTTATTGAAGTCTCTTACGAAATCTGTATTTAGATAAATAACACCATCTGTTCTATAATCGTTGTCAGCAGGATCTTCGAGGAACTTAACGTCTGTAATACCTATATTACCAAACATGAACTTACGAGATCTGATGAGCAGCTTGATTCTTTGCAGTTTCTTCTTATTATTCGTTACAAGCTTGAGAAGCTCTCTGTCCTCTCTAATTCTATCATTTGCAACTATCATAATAATTGGATCTGTCTGACCTTGACCACTGGAAGTTACATAAATGAATTCTCTATCACCAATTATCGCTTTAATTTCAGCTTCTGTTGGAATGAATCCTTTAAATTTAATCATATTCTTATAATATATCTCTGCATTCTCTATACTGATCACGCCTTGTCTTGCTTCAGCTGCTACAGACACGATGTCTGAATTTTCTCTCTTTGCTACAACAATCAGATCGATTGTGCAATACTCATTGTTAATCTTCTTAATTCTGTTGTCATTATTGAGCATCTTATTTACCTCTGTCGCTACTGCTCTAATCATAGGACTTACTTTTTCTGTATCGTTATTTTTGTTATTATTCATATTATTATCTTTTTTCATTGTCATATTGAACATTCCTTTTAATCTGCTTTCACTGTTATGTGCATCCTTTGCTCCAGTAGATTCTCTTGCTATCATGTCTGCTATATTATCTGCTGCATTAATCTTCTCAAATCTGATCCTTATTCTCTTCATCGCGTTATTCATCCATTCTGCATATTTCTTAGTCCATTCATTCTTTGCTTTCCATGCTCCAGTGGCCCATTTTTCGACGCCTTCATAGTCATATCTGATAACAATTTCATTATATCTGTTGTTTATTGCATAATATACAGCTTTCATAGCAGCTTTCATCTCTCCTGCTACTTGTCTCATCTTCACAATATTACCTGTCAATTCACCAGTCTCTGTATAGACAACATTTCTATTTATATCTGTAATCACGATACCAAATCCAGCAACATTTGGATTGTTAGATGTCCAAGATCCGTCTGTATATGCTATTATCACTCTGTTATTCATATTTGTATTCATATTATTATTTATTTTGTTATTTTTATTATTGTTCACACTGTCTCCTTTTTCAATGTTCTAAATGTAACTTCTGCTTCTCTTGTAATACTATTTATCTCGGCATATGTAATAACAAGGATTTCATTGTCCTTTATATCTGTTTTATTAATATATCTAATTATCTCTTCTGCATATTCATTTCTGCGTGGACTGTTTATTATTGTATCCATCACTATGTTCTCGAAGAATATTACATTATTTTTAAATGTAATCTTTTTATCATCTGTCTTATCATCTATCTTACCATCTGTCGCAAACTCTTCTATTATCATCTCAAGAATATTCATCATTTTGATAGCTTCTGTTTTTTCTGTCAACATCTGATCTATATTATATTTTCTATCACTATACTTTCTGACCATCTTCACTTGCATCATGTGGATGACATCTGTGAATATCTTCAGTATATCAACTTTAAACACACCATCAAGGATAGAAACCATCTTAGATTCTTCTGTATTTTCAATTTCTATCTTTACAGCTTCCTTTCCAGCAATCTTGTCGACAGCAGCTACTGCTTCTGCAAATGCTTTCTCAAATTTAATACCGAATGTATCTGATGTCATTGTAGATACTTTCATATTCATAGCAAGTTTCAGTATATCTGCAGTTGTTGGATTCTTCATTTTTACAACTTCTGTAACAAATTCATATATAGAATTCTTTGTGACTTTCATCATATCATCAGTATTTATCTTACTCATGATCATTTTAATCTTCTTTTCAATCTCTTCTTCTGTTCTTTCAATATTTGTAAGAGCTGTATCTATCTCTTCTGGAGTCATAGCTACAGTACTCATTTCTGTTCCATTATATCTATTTATGAATGCCTCAACAGCTTCTTTCATCAACTGTTTCATCAGTATCTGTTCCATCTTCTTGTTGTTATCCTCTGTCTCTATCATCTTGAAGTTCTTATAGCTGTCCCATAGAGCTTTTGCATCTGTCAGTGTCATGATCTGCGCAAAGTCTTTTGCATTTTCTGTAGTCATATTCTTTTTCATATTATGTATGAATGTATTTACTATGTTCATATTACCTCCTTTTTTATGTTCTGTCCCTGTTCCATTACCCTGCTTGTTGACACTCCTATTATTGTCGTTAGCAGCCGGAGTGTCACCTGGCTGCCTTTGTTCTTCTTTTTTATACATACCTACCTCCCTTTTTGCCGCCATTTTCTTTTTTCCCTCCTCCCATAGGGCGGCAGCTATGGGAGAAAGTTGCTACAGTGCCCTATCCTATCAACCCCTGCAGCCCAGGTTGATAGGCTTCATTTGGTCGTTTTTGATGGCTAGGGCTCGGAACAGCCCTATACCATCAAAAACAACCACTTACCACTCGTGATAATAGTATGACTTTCAGATAGCTACACACCTGCTTCAGCCGTTCTTATACCTGCTCTACATTGTTCTTCTATTGTTCCTATACCTGTTCTTACACCGCTCTTTTTTCTTTGCTCTAATAACAGCTCTATACTGTTCCTATACCTGCTCTATAAGTTATGTCGCCGTTATTGTTCTATAAACCGCACCGCCTTCTACTTGCTCTTATATCTGCTCTTACATCAGCTCTACATTACATTGCTCTATTAACTGTCGTTCCATTTATTTGCTCTTATATTGCTCTTATACTGCCCTTATCTTGCTCTATTCTGCTCTTATACTGCTCTTATACCTGCTCATTAACTGCTGCTACATTGTTATATTCATTTTTATGCTTTCTATATCTGTTTTATATATTTCTATATGTTCTACTATCATTCTTATATTTACTTTCGCAGCCTATATCTTGTTTATTACATCTTTATCATCATTCTTATACATCTATTTCATCTATCTTATACAGTTAAAAAACAGATAACAGCAGTTATTAGAACAATAACATTCACTACTTAGAACAGTTATATGATCAAGTAACAATCGTTACTTGATCTATATTTTAAAATATATCATTGTTTAGAACAGTTATATGCTATACTATCTACGATGTGTAAGAATGACTATAAAAGAACGACTGCCACTGATGTTGTAAATGTTACAATAGCGACTGCCGCTGATGTAGTAATGTTAAAACGGCGACTGCTACTGATGTAGTAATGTTATAACAGGAGGTTAAACTATGTTGAATATTAAAAAATATATACAGTTAAAAAACAAAAGAAAAGAACTTTTGTATGATATAACAGATGATACTAATGATATTGATTATATACTACCAGGTACACTCATATTTGTTAGAGATCATAAGAGTATATGGTCAAAACTTATAGCATGGTATGAGAGTATAGAAGATATAAATTTTCATGATAAAATAGACACACTGCCATCTCATGTAGAAGTGTATATTGGCGATGGGGAGTGTGTATCTGCTGATTTCACTGGCGTGAAAGTAACTAAGTTGAATAGACATTTCACTGATTTTGAAACAGTATATACGTTAGATTTATCTATATTAGATTCAGATAAAAGAGAGAAGATATGTAGATTTGCATTGAGTAAGGTTGGCACGTTGTATGATCTACCTGGCGTGCTGTCGTTTTTGTTAAAGATACCTATTATAAAGTATTTAGTTAAAGATACTATAATAGCTAGATATCTTAATCAAGTTGATTTTGCTTACTTCTGTAGTGAGTTAGCTGCTCTATCTTATGAATATGCTGGCGTGAGATTGGCAGTTGATAGTGTTGTCAGTCCTGCTCATCTAATGTATAATATATTAACTAGCTATCCTGCTACTAGTGAGATTAAAAAGATATGGCAGAGGGGGGAAGAAATATAATGTCGCCGCCGCCATTCTACGAATTTAAATGTAATAAATGTAACAAGACTTTTACTGAATATCTAGAGATGAACTATGATGAATCTACTGTTACATGTCATTACTGTCATTCACATGATATAAGACGTGTGTATAGTTCTGTTAATTTGTTGTTTAGAGGGGGTGGCTTTTATGAGACAGATTATAAAAAGTCTAACAACAATTCAAAAACAAATAGTAAATGATAAGAAACGATAGAAAAAGACTTCTAATTGTTATACCTGTGCTTAATCTATTTAAAGAATATACACTACTTTGTTTGAACAGTATTAAAGTAAATGAGCAATTATATGATTATAAGATATTGATCATTGATAACAATTCAGATAATGTAAACAGAAATTTATTAAAAGAATATGCTGAACAAAATAAAGATAAAATAGATGTTATATTTAACTTTTGTAATATTGGCGTGGCAAGAAGTTGGAACAGTGGACTGTTGTATGCAAAAGAACATAATTATGATTATGTATTCATCATAAACAATGACGTTTTATTTCATCCTGAATGTATCAATAATCTGATAGAGCAGTATAATAGAGCAAAAGAACAAGATGATAAAGTTATAGTTGCATTTGCTGTATCTATTTGTAAGAATGACAACATATTAGCCAGGCCAGAAGATATCTTTAGTTTAAATACTGATATAAGATTTAGACCTAGTAGTAGAATAAATGATTACAGTGCTTTTCTTGTTGAGCCTGATATTATTGAGAAGGTTGGCATGTTTGATACTAATTTCTATCCTGCTTATTTCGAAGATAAAGATTATGATTATAGAATAAAGATAGGTGGGTATAAATTTGTAAGAGTTATGAATGCTTTATACTATCATTATGGCAGTAGAACACAGAAAGAAAGTATCAAAAACAATGTTGTATGTTCATCTCCTGTGTTTGAAAGTTTAAGAAGATATTATATAAGTAAATGGGGTGGGATGCCTGGCAATGAAACATTTAATAAACCATTCAACAAATAATATATTAAAAATCGTGAGGTTATAATGATTTCTTTTACTGAAACTTTAAAATTAAAAGTAGTTCCACCATGTCAAGTTGAAGAAGAACTTCATCTTTTGTTTGATAAAGTATGTGAATTAAAACCACTTAAAACAGTTCTTGAAATTGGGGTGGAAAGTGGAGGAACAGCATTTTTCTGGCTTTCTATTTTAAAAGAAACTGGAGGAACATATATTGGGGTAGATATAGAGCAAGCGGTAGTAAAAAAGACATCTTACTTATCAGATAGATTTGGTAGTTCTTTTAATCTTGTCATAGGTAACTCAGCTTCTAATGTAACAAAAGAAAAAGTAATTAAAATTCTTGATGGAAGAGAAGTAGATTTTCTTTTTATAGATGGTAATCATTCATATGAAGGAGTTAAAAAAGATTTTGAAATGTATTCGCCACTGGTAAGAAAAGGAGGAATTATTGCTTTTCATGATATCGTTAAACATCCACCTGAAAAGAAATGCGAAGTAGAAAGATTTTGGAACGAAATTAAAAACAATTTTAATTTTCAGGAAATAATAAAAGATGTTAATCAAAATTGAGCAGGTATAGGAATTTTATTTAAGTCATAATTATCTGTTTATAATTATTATAAAAATTTTAAATCTTTTTTGTTATATAACAGTTACATGAACAGTTATAGTAACAGTTATATATTATGTATATTATATATATACTATATAATAGCTATATATGCAGTTATAAGAACGTTATATATATGATCTATTATATGATCTATAGAACAAATGTAACATAAAATGTTACATTTGTTCTATATACAACAATATATACTGCTATGCAACAGTTCTTATTACTGTTCAACAGTAGCGTAAGCGATATATGTAACAGTTACAGTAATAAAGAGCTGTTGTATATATGATCATTATAAGATCGTTATATAACAGTTGTAGTAACAGTTGTAATAACAGTTATAAGAACAGTTGTTATAACAGTTACATATTACAGTTCTTATCATTGTTGAACATATATGCGTAAGCATATATATGTAACTATTGTAACAGTTATTACAACATAACAATGATAAGAACTGTAATATATATAGAACAGTTGTTATAACAGTTGTATACAACAGTTGTAGTAACAGTTATTATAACAGTTGTATACAACAGTTGTTATAGAAGTTTTTTTGATCTTATATCTGTTTTATATACCATCCCTCCCCCCTATCTGTAAAAATGTTATAACTATATTTACGCCGCCACCCCCCTCCCTTCCATTGTTTCATTATTTTAAAAAAATGAAAATATTTTAAAAAAGTACTTGACAAATTTTAAAAATATTGTTATATATGTATATAATGAGTGCTATAATGTTTTTGTGACATTAACAAAGGAGGTTATAGTGTCTAAGATAAAAATTATAGCAAAGGGAAAACCTATGACAAAGAAAGGCTCGTCCAAAAAGAGGGGGAGGAAGTAATGACTCCTCCTCCTTCTTCTCCTCCTTCATCATCTCCTCCGCCATGGGTTATTAAAAAAGACAGAGGTAAAAGAAAGTGGAAAATAGTCAGGAAAGATACAGGTAAAGTTGTTGGTACATCGTTGGCAAAGAAAAATGCAATTAAATCTTTAAGGGCGAGGTATGCATATGAGAAAAGAAAACACAAAATTTAGTAAAATTAATAAAATTTTAATATATATTTTGTTATTTTTAAATTTATTTTTACTTGTTAAAATTGTTGTTCAATTTAATGAACTAAAAGAAGACGTTAGAATGTTAAATAGGTCTGTTAGTATAAACGATCTTAATTCTGATCTATATGTATCAAAATCTGATCTTATAAACATGATATTATATGCTAATTATATAAAATCTGAATACAGTTTTTATTCATATGATTATATATCTAATATCGTTGTGTTATGTTATAACATATCTAAAGAATATGATCTAAATACATCTCTTGTTATAGCTGTTATACAAGTTGAATCAGATTTTGATATGACAGCAGTTTCATCTTGTGGCGCAAGAGGACTTATGCAATTGATGTATACAACAGCTCAGTTATATCATGATGAGCAGTTAAATGAACAACAGTTATTTGATATAGAACTTAATATTAGAACAGGGTGTAAACATTTAAAATATTTAATTAGCAGATATGGCGAAAAAGATGGTATAGCAAGATATTATGCAGGTAGATATTACAAAGAAAACTATGATTATTACTATAAAGTTAAAGAGATAGAATATAGAATAGAAAATTATTTTAACATGCATAAAGATGATGCAGTTTTGTGCTATAATACATGTGATGACAAGAAAAAGAAATGATAAAAACGATCTAAATAATAGTTATCATGAATACGGTATATATAAATTTTACTGTGACAAAGAAGCTATAAAAGAACATAGTAGATTACAAAGAGCTGTTGGTACAATATTGAGAAGATTAGTAGGTGGTAGAAATGAAGTTTATGAAGAAGTTATGTTCAAAGACTTTGTTGATAATGGTATAAACATTAGATATGATTTTTTCATTCCTAAGTATAATCTAGTTATTGAGGTACATGGTATGCAACATTTTGTTAATACAAAGACATTTTTTATAAATCAGAATAATTTTATTGAACAGATAAAGAGAGATAAATTTAAAAAAGAACTAGCGAAGAGGTATGGACTTGTGTATGGCGTTGTTACTTTTAAAGATAATATTGGTGATATTGATTTTTGGAATAAATTTTTTTACAAGCTTGTTGGAACAATAATTTATGACGATAGTAAAAAACAATGACAGAACCTCTACCATATCATCTTGTTGTATACAACAAGACAAGCATCAGGACCACCTGGTGTGGGTGGGGGGTTCTGTATAATAAATAGTAGGAGGTATAAATTATGATTTATTTGTTATTTATTTTTTCGTGGGCTAGTCGTAGTATCAATAGTGATTATGTGCAGGACAAAATAGATATACATTCTTCATCTTTGAACGATAGTTTTTATGTTGACACTTTACAATTTAAATATGTTTACAACAATTCACTTATCCTTAAATATAATCCTACTAATCCTTCTTGGGGAGATGTGGTGTATATAAAAGATGGTTATCTACAAATTGGAAGTATTATACACGCTTTTACAAAATTATGTGTTTGGGATACTTTATTTTGCAAAAGTTCTCTTGTGGTTGGAGATACAGCTGGTTCTTATCATTTTAGTGTTTCAAAAATGGGACAAATTGGTGGTTCCTCATACCTTTGTGATACGATGTATTTCAATGCAGAAACGAGAAAAGCAAGATATTTAGCAGGAGTTGATACTTCCTGGATTGTTGTTGTCTCTTGTGCAAGCGAAACACCTATTGCAGTAGGTGGATATACAAAGACTGATAGTGTGGTAGTTACAACGGCTCTTGTATATACAGGTAGAGTAAATTATATTCTTATGAAGAAAAAATATTAATGATGGAGGTATAAATGTTATATTTATTGTTTCTTTTATGTAATACAACAAAGTATTCAAAAAATATTCAAAAAAATTATTTATCTAATTGGAAAACGCCAGTATCAACATCATGGAAAGTTGATCAAATATGTAGTAATTATAGTGTAAATTCAAATGATACTGTTTTATTTGGTCCTATTACAGATTATGAACTTTATCAGTTTCATTCTATTGCTGTCGTTGTAAATGATACTATTGACAGTGTTAAGTGTATTTTTAAATCATCTTATACTACTGCTCTTGATTCAACTTATGTTTTAAATAAGTTAAAAGAATTTAATACGTATACATTTAAAAATGGTTATACTCTTATATCATTAGATGAATTAGGTATGCCTTTTAGTCTTGTTCTTTATATTGAAGCTGTTGTTTATAGCAATAATAAGAAGGGTACAATATCGATATATCATGGAATGTCAAGTGAAAGTAAATAACATTAATAAAGAAGGAGGTTATTATGTTAACAGATATTTTATTTAGAATCGTAGCAACATTTATAATTTTGTTTTTTGTTGTAAATTATATGAAACAAGAGATTAGAGCATTACGTAGTGCAAGAGTTGATCAGTTTTTACATGTTTTAGTGAGTTTTATTTTATTCTTTGTTCTATTTTTTGTTCTTTATTATGTACCAATTTTTAAACTTGGTGTTGAGCTGTCATTTAAGTTTGCATTTTTACTTACTTTTGTTGTAGGTCTTATGAAAGAAATGTTTGATAGATTCGTAAGAAAAACTGGTTTTTCATGGGATGATCTTAAGCATGATTTTTTTGGCATGGTGTATGGACTGTTGATATTAGGAACGTTAATTGTGTTATTTAATATGTGGTGGAGATAATTATGTATTCTGATTTTATCAAGAAATGGGGTAGAAAATTTTTCACACTGATGCTTTTTGTATTCTGGATTTATACTCCTGTTCTATGGTTCTTTTTGATTAGTAAAAATGAATTGATTTTAGATTTTCTAAAATATATAACTCCATACATTTTTGTAATAGCAGGGGTATTTATGGGATTGAATGTAACACAGGATTTTATTTTTATGAAAAATAATGGTAATAATAAACAGGAAAATGGAAAAGAAGGAGGAAAATAATAATGAGGTTAAATAAAGAAGATGTTAAGGCTATATTGTTATTACTTGATACCGCTCAGATTAGAGTATCAGATATTCAAGTTGTTATGTTGATTAAAGAGAAGTTAATTAAATTAATAGATAAATGTCCTATTGATTTAGATGAAAGAACAGAAGATATAGAAGAAGAACCTCCTGCAGCTTGTTAGGTAGGTTAATATGAATATACTAGATTTTAGAAAAAATGTAAAAAATATAATAGCTGAACTTCCTCGTAAAGAAGAAAAAATTAAAAAACGTTCTAAAGATGACATTACCATGATAGTTATTCATAATTCAGCAGATGATGATAACCAAGATGAAGCAGATGTTTATAAAATAGCAAAGTATCATACATCGCCAGGTTGTCATGTATGTGCTGAAGGTTGTCCTTCTATATGTTATCATTCTTATATCGAAAAAACAGCTCGTAAAACTGTTATATATGAAACAGCATTTCCAGAAGATATTGTATATGCTGTTGGACCATGGAATAAATGTTCATATAATATATGTTTAGATTATAAAAATATAGAGAATTTGAAACCTGATACATATAGAGCACTTGTATATTATGTTGCTATGTTATGTGTTGAGTTTTCTCTAAATCCATTTTTTACTATCTTTGGTCATAGAAATTTGGAAACTACTGGATGGTATGTTAAAGATGGTATTAAATTACGTAGAAAAAGTTGTCCATCAGGTCTTAGTATATCTCAACTTAGAAAAGATGTAGTAGACTTGTTACATATTGATTTATTAAAATCTGATAAAGACTTTTATAATAGTATAAATTTAAACTTTCTCTCATTTAAATCATATGATCTTATTATTGATGGAATGAAATACAAACGCTATTATAAAAAAGAGGATGTCGATGTCCCAGGATATTAATATAAAAGATAAATATAATTTAGAATTAATATCTGGTGTATATTTTAATACTGATCTTGTAAATAATATCAATAATATGGTTGAACACATGATATCTGCAAAAGTTCTTCCTAAGATTTGCTTGGCAGATGCATGTGAAAATAAAGCTTACTGTCCTATATACAATAACGATGAGGAAATAGAAAAAGTTAAAGGTAAATACTGTCCGATTGAAGCAATATTGATAATGAAGATTAGAGAATCATTATTATCTGATATTGATATACAACCACAAACGAAAGCAGAAGAAATGCTTATTAATGATCTTGTTGAAATACAATTGTTAGATATATGGAGAACAGTAGGTCCATCTCTTGAAGAAAATTTAATAAAACGTATACCTAAAACTGTCAACCCAGTTACTAAGTCTGTAGAATATGATGAAGTAATAAATCCTGTTATTGATCTTAAGTTAAGATTACAAGATAGAAAAATAAAGATCTTAAATGAATTTATTGCTACAAGAAGAGCAAAAGTTGTAGAGAAAATGAAAGATGTTAAAGATCCTCTTTCTGCATTAGCAGAAATTGTTAGTAAATCTAAAGATTTAATTTCAGTAGAATATAATGATGAAGAAACGATGTTAACATATTCTAAAGAAGCACAAGATGAAAGGAAGCAATTATTAGAAAAGCTAAATAAAACAGAAGCAAAATCTATACTACAGGATGATAGTAACGTTGTTATGAATGTTGTAAAAAATAACAAAAATAATAAAGAAGCAGAATCTATAAATATGTTTAAATCATTTTTAAGTTCTACATTTTTTGAATATCAGAATGGTATTATAGATACTGTTGTTGAGTTATGTTCAGATGAAAATATACAGAATATAATAAGAAATTTTGTTATATTTATAAATAACAACAGTTTGAATGGTAGAATAGCAGGTAAATCAACATCTAAGTTTTTAGAATTATTGGATGATAAAAGATTTTATCTTGATATTGTAAATGATATTGTAGAGGTTGGTTTCTTCTATGATGAACATAAGATAACAGATGATAAATTAAGATTAAAAATAGATGAATTTATATCGACTGTTGATAAAAAATATTTAGAACTATTAAATTTTTCATATAGACCATATTCCAGTAATATTGATAATTAATTATGGTAAAAATTAATCTTTTACGTTCTAGGATTCCTGAGTATAGAAATGAGTATAGAAATAAGATATTTTTACTTAAATTTGAATTAAATTATGCAAGAATGATGGAAAGGGTTAAAAGAGTAGAAGAAGAAGTTAGTTCTGTTTTAAAAAGAAATTCATTTAGAGAAGCTACAATTACTGCTAGAAATGTAGAGAAGAAAATACCTTATGAAACAACAAAATCCTTTTCAGAAAGGGTAGGTGAATTGAAAGAGGGTACAGAAGAATGGGAAAAGAAAAGAGCGAAGTTGTTGGAAGAGATTACCGAAAGAAAGTTTGTTGTTGATTCACAAGGAAGAGTAAAAGGTAAAAAGGAAACAATAACAAAAACAACTGAAACAGCCGAGGCAGTTAGGGCAACAGAAAAGACAGTGGAAGGAGCAACTGATGTTGCAGCGACAGCTACCTCTATTTTTGCTAGTCAAAAAGTTCAAAAGATGTTAGGAACTATTGCTACTAAAGCTAAAAATTTTGTTAAGCCGATAGGTGAAATATTAAAGACAACATTAGGCAAGATACCTATATCACCAACTTGGGCTATTCCAGTAGCAGTTTTTGGTGCTCTTTATATTGGTAGATGGGTATTTAGAAGAATATCTAATGCCATAGAAGGTCATTATGCTGTTGATAATATACCTCAGAGGAATAGAGGTTATTTTGATATGGAACAAAATAGAGGATATATGACAGAAGAAATGAGAAGAAGATACACTCCATTTGGTTCAGGTAAAGATGCTTTGGCATTGCAAGGACAAGCATTAGAAATTAATCAATATATGAAAAATGATGCTGTAGTAGATGGGTTGAACCCTATAGTTGCTAATACAATGTTAAATTACTATGGCAGTGATGTTAATGTTAATTTAAATGCTACAGCAAGATTATCTAATAGTTTGATTTCAACAGATTATTCAAAAGGACATCTTGGAACTTATGCTTTTAATGCTAAAATGTATATGAATAGACTTGGAGGTGTAGCATGAAAATAACACCATCGATGGTTAAATTTGCAGGAGGAATTGGAATATCTGCTATGTTTTTATTAGGTGCAGGTATTGCTGCTAAAAATATTATTAGGAAAGATGAGTTAAGACGTAAATTAACAAATCCTTTAACGATACAAAATTCTCCAGGAACTGGTGTTGGTTATTTTGTATATACTAATTCTTCTACTTATAATCCTTTAACTAGATCAACCGTAGGATTGACAAATTCATTATATAGTTTAAGACATCGCGGTTGGTTGAATAAATAACAGATAGATGTTTTACGATAAAAATATTTTTGAACCTCCTCCTTCAATTACATCAACAATAGTTTCTGATGTTAAAGTTTCAGATCCTGATTTAGCTAGGGAACGATATAGAAGATTTATTCAAGGTAATACAGGAGTTTTTGGTAATGTTTTTGGTGTCAAAAAAGGTTTTTGGACTTGGGGTTTAAGAAACCCTGTTGCTTCTGTTTTTTGGTATTATAGAATGCCTTGGAAAACATTAGGACTGTTAAGATTTGGAGCAGGAAAAGCGCCGTTACAGTTTGGTGGTCTTTTATGGTATATTCCTGGTGGTAGACAAATATTTGAAGCAGCAGGAGGAGTAGCAGCATCTTTGAGTCAAAGTTTGGCTGAAAGAATTAGTAAAGTTACAACGGAAGGAGGATTTTTAAGAACAACAGCAGAATGGTTATTAGGAAAAAAAATAACAGAGGGGGGTAAAGAAGTTTTTCAACCTAGTTGGTTACATAAATTTATATTTGGAACTAAAGAAGCACCATCGTCTATTAAAACGATTTTATTTGGTGGAAAGTTTTTTGAAAAAGGAAAAATAGAAGAAATGTTAGCAAAGGAAAAAGTTGTAAAAGAACTTAAACTTTATAAAGCAGCAAAGACAGAGATTGGAAAGGTAACTCAAATTGGGGTACCTAAATACCTTCCTGCATTAATGGGTTTTGCAAGGCTTGTAGGATATGGTCTTACTGCTCTTAATGTTTATGATGTAAGTAAATTTGCTGTAAATACTGTTTTTGGTACAGTTGAAGCTGCAAGTAGAGGTCTTAATACTATAGCAAATAAAATAAGAAGAACAGAAGTAGGTGGTTATCTAGAATCTGCTTTTGTAACTCAACAGGCTGTTACAGAAAGACAAGCAGCTTTACAAGCAATGCAAGTTGCAGGATTAAGTGTTAGAAATTATTTAGGAGAAGAAGCATCATTGATGCATAATGCTGTTAATGCTATATGAGAGTAAATAGAAAATATGATACATTGTATGATACAACAGGTCTTAATTCTATATCAGAGGAAGATAGAAAGATTATCTTTGAGAATGCATTTCTTCCTATTGAAGATCTTAAAAAGTTATTAAAAAACGGTCCTTATCCTGATAATCTTATTTCTTGGTTTGCTACAAGAATTAGAAGAATACTTAGTAATGATGTTACACAAAAAGAAAGAAATACTTATGGACGAATTGAATCAGATCTTTTATTAGATTTTTTAAAAGAAGATAATAATTTATTGAATGTTATACAAAAGGGTGGTAATATACGGGATGTTAAATATGCAAGTGGGAGTATAGATAATATAGACAAAGATTATTTAAAAGCATATGTCAATATTTTAAATGATCCAGTTAAATGGGCTGAGACTATTTTGACTGATCCTGATAGCGTTAAAGAGCCATTGAAATTAAGAGCATGGCAGAAAGAAGTTATTTATGCAATGAAAGTTCATGATAAAGTTTCATTACGAATAGCAAGAAGATGTGGTAAAAGTGTTGCTATTGCTGTTTTTGCTTTATGGTATTGTGCTACTCAAAATAATAAGAAAGTAGTTTTATTGGCTCCGTATGAATCTCAAGTTAGAGTATTATGGGATATTATATTTAGGTTAGTTTCTAATTCTCCTTTGATTAAATCTAGTATGATGGTCTTTAGAAAAAGAAATCCATTTGAGATTTCATTTAGAAATGGTAGTTATATAAAGGGTTTTACAACAGCTGAAAGAAGTACGAAAGGTGCGACTCTTAGGGGTTCAGATGCTGAATTAATGATTATAGATGAGGCCGATTTTATATCATCTGAGACTCTTGGTACTATTTTAGCTATTATATCTGGTTCTAAAGATATGAAATTAATTGTTTCATCTACTCCATCAGGTAAAAGGTCGTTCTTTTATGACACACAAACTAAACCTGAATTAGGATTTTGGACAAAACATTTAACTGTTTATGAAGCCAACCCTAATTGGACTATAGAAAGAGAAAGATTTTACAAAAGGTTGTATGCAGCAACACCGTGGGTATATGAAAGAGAATATGAGGCTGAATTTGGTGATGAGGTTGAAGGTGTTTTTAGTCATGATGATATTAATGCATCATTGTATAGATATAAATATGAGGATATGGTATATGATAAAGATAATTTATATTTTATGGGAGTTGACTGGAATACTCCAAAGGTTGGTGATAGGATAGTTGTGTTGGAATACATGAAAAATAAGAATATTTTTAGGGTTGTTTATCATAAAATAATACAAGGCAACAGTTTTGTTCAGGATAAAACAATAGAAGAGATATTAAGATTAAATGAAAAGTTTCCTTGTGAATATATCTATGTTGATTATGGTTATGGTCATACTGCTATAGAAGACTTGAAAAATCTTGCTAAAAAGCGTAATATTGTTGATTTTGAGAAAAAAGTAGTTGCTATTGAGTTTGGTAGATTGGTTGAAATATGGGATTATGCAGCAAGAAAAGCTGTGAAAAAGGTGATAAAACCGCTAATGGTAGAGATGTTTAGTAGGTTATTATCGATGAGAAAATTTAGAATGTCATCATCTGAAGATAATATAGGTCTATTAGCATATGAAATGCGTAATTTAAGAGTTAAAAAAACAGGTCCATTAAATATACCAATATATGAAGATGAAAATTGTCATTCTATTTATGCTTTAATGTTATCTTTTTTTGCTTATATTATGAATCATTCTGTGTATTCTTTAAAAGTTAAAGATAGAGGTATAAATGTTTTTAATGATATTAGAGTTGTTAATATATTAAAAAAAGGACAAGAAGTTGAAACTACTAAGAAAACATTAGAAATTGATTCAACATCTGATATAGCATCTCAAAAGATACAACAGGCAGTTAATAATTTGGGGATACCATACAGTCAAAAGATAGTAACGAATGCACAAAGTGTTAATGAGGCAAATAAAGATGATTTACCTATTGCAAACGATAATAATATAAAATTAGTAAAATTTACAAAAAGAGATATTTCGAATGTAAGATCATCTTCTTTTTATAAAAGAAAGGGACATATAAGTAGGAGAATTTTTTAATGGGGAAAGGGTTATCAAAAAAGCCTAGAATAGAATGGGAACCTAGAAGAGTTGTAACAACGGAAGATAAATTACTGTCTGAAAAAAGAGAAGAACAAAAAGAACAAGAACAAGAAGAAAGAAGATCTAAAGCAGATAGTTTGTTAGATGATTTAAAAAAGTATGAATTGATGCTATCTGATGGTTTAGATAAGTTACGAAAATATTTAGCTGATATAAAGGTTAAAAGTAGTGTAAAAGAAGAAATAGATATTAATGATTATGAAAAAGCTTTAGATACTTTGTTAAATCCAAATGTTGTTATACCTATAGATTTTTCTAATATTGGTTTTCATACAGTTGAAAATGGTAAAGTTGTAGTAGATGTCAAAGTTACAAAATACGATGATGAGTGTAATTTAATTGATGAAGGTATTACTAAAAAGAATTTGGATGATGTTTTGAAAGATTTTAAATCATTGAGTATATTGCAAGTTTTTAAACTTGTGTTTTTATATGTAGCAGAATGGATTTTATATTATGTTTTGAAATTTGGCTTATCTCTGGCTGTTGGTATTATAAAAGGTATAGTAGTGAGAGTTTTAACTCCTCTTATAAAACTTTTTGAACTTATTAAATCTAAATTGCCTTATGATATAGGATTAGATTTAAATATTGATAAATATAAAGAATTGTTTATTGAATGTAGGTATAAATTTAGAAATAAATGGTATAGTAAAATGCCTGTAATGGGTTTATTTGGAGGAATTGTTGAAAAGAAATGTTGGGATTCTAGGGAATATGAATGGGATGATGATCAGAAAAAACCTGTTCCAATAACATCTGATAAAGATGAAGTTGTAACTATTCAGATGTTTGGCGATTTACAAAAAGAAATATCAAAATATATGGGGGATGTAGCCCCATCAAAATGTAGAGATAGAGCAAAAAATATTATTGAGGATTACAAAAATGATTTAAAAGCAAGAGCAGATGATACAAACAATCTTGGTTTGTCTCTTTTCGATATTGGTAAGTATTTAGGAAAGAATTTATTAATATCTAAGGATATTTTAGAATCAAGTAAGCTAAAAAGTTTTGATATTGCCCCAGATATATTAGATGGATTAGATGAAATTGTAAGGTCAATTGGAAGAGCAATAGATGATTTTGTTACAACAGTTAATTTCTTAATTTCTGATAGAAGATTAGCTTGTTGTTTAATTAGAAATTTAATATCATTATCTCCAAAAGAAAAGAAAGAAGTAAATAAGTTTATAGGTTATTTAAGAACAATTAGAGCAATGTTGCAATTTGCTCTAAATTTTAATAGAACTGAATTGGATTTTGTTATAACATCTGTATCAGATATTGTAAAATGTTTTATATTAGCTATATTAGGTGGTTTAGTATCTGTTTTGTTATATGTTGTTGATTATATGACTAAAAATAATGCATTAATAAAATATCTTAAAAATTTAAAACAAAAAAGTAGAGAAGATAGTAAATTAAAAAAAGTACTTTTAGAATGTTTTGCATTTGCATCTTTTATTGATATTCTTATTAATCTATATGATGAAGTTGTAAATAATATGAAGAGGATACTAACAGATTGTTTGAATTATATAAAGAAAAATATTGATAGTAATATAAAGAATGGTATTAATACTATAAAGAAAAGTATTGCTATGCAAACAATTATAAATTTCTTAGGTGAAATGGAAGAGGTCTTAAAAAAGGCAAATAATTTAACAGGTAATATTATGTATTATTTTAAATGTTTAAATAGAGATGTTAATAATATTTTTAATAATATTGGAAATATGTCTGTTGGCAGTGCTAGTATAGGTGAATTAGCAGTAGAACAACAACAGATAATATCACCTGATGGTACTATAAATGATAAGTTATCTAATTACATAATGGATAAATTAAAATCATCTGAAGGTTATCCATTAGTGTCTATTTTAAAAGATGCAGGTCTTTCGGATGCGGAAATAATTTCTTTGTTTAAGAGAGATCCAACATCTGGTGCATTTTTACAAGACAATGATCCACTAACATTGTTATTTAAATCAGTTGATGAATGTGGTATTGAGGATTATAGTGAGGATTTTAATGAGATTTGGAAAAATATTAAATAAATGCTATATTTATTTTAAATAAATGAATAATCTGCAAGTAGTTTTAAAGGATATATATGTTAGTGATAAGGGTAATGAGAAAGTTGATAAATCATTACGTCAAGTGATATATAAACAAATAAGTGGTGGTACTATAATAAGAAATTTAAAAAATTCAAGAAGCAATGTTGTTTCTTATTTTAAAAATAAAAGATTTGTAGATGAACAGGGAAGAGAATATTATATTCATTATCCTCCTAGTTTTTTTGCTGATATTGAAAGTACTTATTTTCATGATTCTATAGTAAGAAGAGCAGTTGATTCTATATTGTCTTATATATTTTTAAATGGTATAGGTTTGGTTTCATCATCGAGTAAATATTTAGCAAAAACAACAGATTATTTCAAGTCTCTATTTGAATTAACACAAGATCCATTCGAAAATTTATCTTATAAAGTTTTAACAGATTTGATACTTTATTCTAATGCTTTTGTACATAAAATTAGAGGAAAAGATGATTCGTCTGTATATATTAATGGTAAGAAAGTTAAAGAAATAATTGGTATCGAATGTATATCTCCTTTTTCTCTTGGTATTGTAACAGATGGAAATGGTAATGTTATTAAATATATAGATATAACAAATAAGGATACTGTTTATATTCCTGTTGAAGATATTGTGCATTTAAAGTATTATCCAAATTCTAAATTTTTATGGTCAGTGCCATATATGTTACCTGTTTTAGATGATTTGGTAGTATTGAGAAGATTAGAAGAAGATATTTATGCATATATATTTCAGCACATCGTGCCATTATTTCATTTAAAATATAATTCAGAAGCAGCATCAGAAGATGAAACAAGAGCACAAATATCTGAAATGGAGCTGAAGATAGAGGAAAAATTAAGTACTGGTGCTCTTATTACAACAGATAGATGGTCTATAGAAGTTCCAGATAAAGGAGCTTCTAATCTTAATGATGTTTATGATTATTTAGAATATTTTAAACAACGTGTTCAAATGGGGCTTGGTTTATCAGCATTAGATTTTGGTGAAACAGGTACGTCTAATAGAGCAACGAGTCAGATAGTTAGTAAGAACATAGTGAGATTAGCAAAAACATATAGTAATTTTTATACTTTATACATGAATGAGTTTGTTATGAAGGAAATAATAACATATTTATTTGGATCAAAAAGTAAAGATGTTGATGTTAGAATATATATTCCTGAAATAGATATAGAATGGAAGCATATGAACGAAAATCATGGTCTTGTGTTGTATCAAAATAGTGCTATAACATTAGATGAATATAGGAGTAATTATTTAAATCTTCCTACAATGTCATCTGATTCGTTAAATAGAACATATTTTTATTTGTTTAAGTTGCCAACAGCAATTGCTACATCTAGGGATGAAACTGTTGAAGGATATTTGTCTACTTTAAATATGCCTACTAATCAGTATGGTACTAAGGAATCAGCAGGTTTAAAAGCAGACGAGGTTTCTAGTTTAGAAGATTTAATATTTATGGATAGTATAAAACCTAATGTTAAGAATTATCTTAATGATATATATGTTAATAAGTTGTCGACTTTACTACATTTATTTATAGATAAAGAGTTTGTAAATTTTGAACATGGTATTGGTGCTGTTTATGAAAGGATGTCAGAATACATGAATAGTGTTGTTTTTAGTTATGCATATAAATGTATAGATAAAGCTATAAAAGATACTTTTGATATGTATGGTAATAATATTGAAGATGTTCAGAAAAATGATCCATATTTTATAAAGATAGAAGATATAATGAAATATCTGAGAAATAATATATTTAATGATATTCAAAATTCTATATTTCATGCTAAGCAAGTAATGCATGATGATAAAACATATCCTACTTTTGTTGACAAAGAAAATAGGTTAAAATTTAATTTAGAAGTATTTGCTAGAACAACAATGGTGAGAGTATATTGTGCTGCTAAGTTATTAGTACTTAAAAGATTGGGATATGAGAAATGTAAAATTAAATTTTTATTAGAAAATACTGAGAATGAATCTGATAATATAGATATGGAAGATAAACATTTTTATCTTATTCCTTGGAAATGGCATCCAAATGCCGTACGAGATATTGTTATTTCTGATGATTAGTTGTTATTATTTGGTTTTTAATCTGTTATATGCTATATCTAGTAGGAGGTAAGAAGAATGAATATACTTTTAAAAGATCTTTATTCTATAAAGCTTGTTGATACTTTTGATGAAACTTTTAAATCTTTTGATAAAAAGAAACCTATATATGCTGTGATAAGTGCAACTCATACAGGTTTTGTTAATAGAAATTTTTATAGATATAGGAAAGAAGCAGCAATTGCAGGTATAAGTTCATTTTTAAATCCTTATCCAAAACCCGTTTTAGTTTCTCACGAAGATAATGTCGAAAATGTTATAGGTAGAGTTAAAGATGCAACTTTTGTTCCCTTGGCGAATGGACTTTTGGATAATAATAGTTATAATATACCAGATGGATATGTAAGGGTTGTTGCTTCTATATTAGATCCAGATGCTATTGAAAAAGTAATGGATGGAAGATTACTAACAGTTAGTGTTGGTGTTCATGGTCTTGATGTTATGTGTTCTATATGTGGACAAAAATTTAGTTTAATGAGTGAAATAATGAGCCATGAACATACTTTAGGTAAATATTATGATGGGAAATTATGTTTTTTGGATGTATTAGAATTAGAATATGAACATATTGCTTTTGTAAATACTCCAGCAGATTCTCATGCTATGGTGGAAAAATATCTTACAGAAGAACAATATAACGATTATATTAGAACATCGTTATCAGATAATTCTAAGTTTAACGAAAGTATAATGTTATTTGATATGTATTCAACAGATAATGAAAAGGGAGGTACAATGGGTAATAAACCAGATAAGAAAAATACAAAGGAACAGGAAGATGTAATTATTGAATGTGAGGATTTTTCTGATATTGAGCTAACTAAAGAAGACTTAGATGAAATTGATAAAGCTCAGAATGAAATTGAGAAGGAAATTAGTGATTTTCTTGCTAAAAATCCTGATTATAAGGATGAAGGTGTTGAGTGTGATGATGAAAATCTTGAGGATAAAAAATTGACAACAAAGGAAAGGAAAAAACTGAGAAAAAATGTTTTCTGTGGTCCTCCTAGGCCAGGTCATAATGAAAAGGGATCTTTTCCTGTTCCTGATTGTTTACATGTTAGAGTCGCTAAAACATATCTTGCAAGATCTAATTTTAGTGCAGATGTAAAGAAAAGAATATTGGCATGCATATTGAGGAGAGAGAAAGCTCTTGGTTGTGGTGAAAGTAAGAAAGATGAGGTTGAAAATACTGACAATATTAAAGTTGATAGTTCAATAACATCTGCTTCTACCACAAATGCGATATCAGATGATATTATTAAGTTTGTTGATACTAGAGTTTCAACTGTTGTATCTGATTTAAATAAAAAAATAGAAGATCATGTAAAATCAATGATGGAACAGATAAACGAAGTCAAATCTTTGATTACTAAATTTGAAAAGTTATCAACAAAAGTAGATCATCTGCAAAAAACGATACAAGATTTTGAGGAATCAAAAACAGCTACTAATGTTGTAGTAGATCAACTTGATGCTCTTGTTAGTGAAAATAAAAGATTAAATGATAAGTTGTATAACACAATGCTCAAAACTTATTTGTATCTTGATATAATATTAAATAAACAACAGTTTAATTCTGGTAATTTGGATAAGTATTTAGATGAATATAAGACGAAGTTTGTGTCTCTTGCTGATATTACTCAAGCTTTAGCTGAGAAGGAAAAACTTTTTGATGAACAAAAGAGCCTTATTTTTAAGGACTCTGGTAAAATAGATGTTTTTGACTTTTTTAAACGTAAATAAGGAGGTAATATGGACTATATAGAACTTTTTGGAAGAACTAGAAATATGCCATTTAAGCCACTTCCTGATAAATATGCTGAATCTTCTTTTAGAAATATGATTCTTTATACGGAAGGTGCATCAATAACAATGGCATCATATCCTGCAAAGTTTCTTCCTGTTGTATTTAAAGATATTTCAACAGATGATCCTATTGTGATAACAAAAGGAACAATTGTTGGTGTATTGGGACCTTTTTCTACAGGAGGAATACCTGTACCAGCAGATAATGGTACAATCCCTGTTTATACAGACGCTGTGACAGGTGATATTGTAAGTTTATCCTTGGATGATTCGTTTTGGGGATATCCTGATAGTGTTTGTGGATTGCTATTTCCTGCTACTGATGATACTGGAAGTGATGTTACATATACTTACACATATTTAGATGAGGAATTCGGTATTTATAAGGCAGATAAAACTGCAGCGAAAGCAGGTGATTCTTTTACAGTTAGTAATATAAGACCGGTTGGTGTTGTTATAAGTGATGTATATGCAGATTTGAGGGGTAAATATCTTAATTATACACCAACATATAATAACATCACAAGAGTTGTTGTTAATGGATATATTGGAATTCCATTTGTTAATGTAACAGATTTTGATTCTAATTTTACAACTCCTTTCATAAATGGTACAAGTGGTGTATATTTTGAACTTGCTCCTTTATTTTCTTTCTTATATGGTGCTAAAACCGATCTTCTTTGTGGTAAACAAGTTATGTCAGACATGTATGGTAAATTTAAGATATTTGATCCTGGTACGAATTATTCTGATTGGAAGGTTGGTAGGATTTGTGAATTAGACACAAGATTTCCTAAGAGTATGGCACAACATGCTGACTCTTATCCAGAATCATATGTGACAGGAACAGACACAATGGGTATACCATCATTTTTGTATGGATTTGCATCTGTTGCTATGTATATAAGTAATGGAACAGAACCATCAAGACAAGACGTGTATAATGCTATTAGAAGTGGTATCTTCGGAATAGCAAAAATATACATAGATCTGTAAGGAGGAGAAATATGGAACTTAGAAATCAATTTGTTCCTATAACAACTCAATTAATTGGAGATGAAAAGAAAAAATTTGATATATTTTTAGCATCATTTAAAAATAATGGTCGTTTACCTTATGGTCAGACTATTTTTCAGAATGATAGAATTAGGTTAAAAGACATGTTGACATCACCTGATTTAGCTAGATTTTTACCTAGAACAATTCATACATTATTGATCGAAGCTGCCGAACCACGTCTAGTTGTTACTTCATTGTTTTCTCAGATGGAACTGGAAAAAGGAATTTATGTTAAAATAGGAGCTATTGGTGCAATCGAAGCTTCTGAAATTCCAGAAGGAGCTCCTTGGCCTATTGTTAATCTTTCAATTGCTGATGCAGGTGAAGCTCTTAAGCCTATTACTATTACAAAACATGGTATGGCACTTCCAGTTACAGAGGAAGCAATAGAGGAAGACCAGATAGGTATTATTAATATTTGGTTGAAAGCTGCTGGTAGGGCGCTTGCAAGACACAAAGAGAAAAAAGCAATGCAGCTTTTGAATGAGACTGGAACTGTTCTTTTTGATAATGCAGATCCTACACATGCTATTTATGGTTCTCTTACTGGTAGGAATATCGCTGGAGTACAGAACGGTACAATGACATTCAATGATCTTGCTGTTATGTTTGGATATGTTACAATGAGGAATTATATTCCTAATACTCTTATTATGCATCCTCTTGCTTGGATGGTATTTGCAACAGATCCTCTTATGAGAGAAATTATGCTTAAAAATGGTAAAATAGCAAGTGAAACTGTACCACAAGGTTCCCCATCTTCAACATTTGAAGGTGAACTTCCTGAAGATATTCAGAAGTTGGGGCCAAAATATGGGCCATTTGGAACAGGACCAGGAAATGGACCAGATAGTTTTGGAAGAATGGGAGCTTCCGCATTTACATGGAAGTTAAATCCTTATGGTGCTACATTCTACACATCACCTGATTTCTTGCCTGTTCCTCTTCAGGTTATTGTTACTCCATTTGCTTATTATAAGGAACATGGTGGGAGAGCAGGTACAGTAGCAGAAGGTAAGCCTACAACACATATTATTATGTGTGATTCTGATGCTGTTGGTGTTCTTGTGCAGAAATCACCTATTCAAGTTGAAGATTTTGAAGATCCTTTGAGGGATATAAAAACTCTTAAGATAGGTGAAAGGTACGGATTTGCTATTATAGATCAAGGAAAGGCTATTGTTATTGCTAAGAATGTTATAATTGATAAGAACTATGTGTTTGATAATGTAAATAGTGTTACACTTGCACCTATATCTGGTGTTATATTAGCATAATTTGTATGTTTTTTTATGGGTGGGTAGTTAATCTACCCACCCTTTTTTAAAATATGAAAATATACTATAATAATAAAAATGTTGCATTAGTTGTAATAAATAAAGAATTTGGATCTATATTTATTGATCCTGTTTCTGGTGTAAGTATAAATTTGTTAGAAAACCCTTCTAAAATCTATGATTTCATTGATGAAAATAAAAATAATTTTAATATAAAGAAAGCAATTGACTATGGCTTATTAATTCCTTTTGATGATGATGGTAATTGTTTATTTCCAGCATATGAAGGAATTTATCCAGAAATAAAAAGTATTATAAAAAATAGTAATAAAAGTAACTCAACAGTTAATGAACAATCTTGTGACAAAAACGAAATAAAAACAACTGATAGTAAAAGGATATCTAAAATTACTCCTGATATTAAAAAACATTTGAAAAAGATTTTAGATATGGTTACTTATAGAAATATTGATGTATTAAATGATGTAAATGATATAGAACAATTAAGATATATGATGAATTTAGAAACAAAATATAGGAAAAGAGAATTCGTTATAGAGTTTCTTATGAAAAAGATTAATAATTATTATAGTCCATTGAAAAGTACAGTAGATAAAGATGAACTTAGGTTAGGAGAAGATGACAATTAGTTATCCAAGAATTGTAAAAACAGATCCTATACAATATACTGGTAATTTTCCTATCAGTGGTTCATTTTATATTTATTTTTCACAGGATCTTGATACATCTACTATTAATAATTATACTGTTTATTTAAGAAAGGATGTAGAATCAACAAATGTTCCTATTGATATATCATATGATAGAACAACGTATACAATATGTGTAACTCCTAAATCATTTTTAGAATATGATAAAGTTTATAAATTAACTATAGTAGGTACTATAGATCCAACTAATCCTAATATTATAGGTATTAAAAGTACACAAGGCTATCCGTTGTATGGAACTTATGTACTTTCTATTAAAACTGCTTCCTCAAATATTTCATATACTGAAGAACAAAAACCGGAAGAAATAAAACAAACAGATGTAGTTACAGTTATAAGTACAGATTATCTATCTGTTATTAAAACTATACCATCAGATGGTGAAAGTAATGTTGATTTAAAAGATTTATATAATTCAAGTATATTTGTATATTTTAATGATTCTGTTAATATATCTAATTTATTATCTTATGATGCTATTTTTGGCAGTGGTATTTTTGGACATTCAGTTGTTGGCAGATTATCTGAAATTAATAATGATTATATTACTATTGTAAGAAAGCATGTTTTAGATAATAAAGAATATGTTGTTGTACCAATAGATGTTAAATATTATAATTATTTGAATGCTTTTGTTATAGAATTAAGTAGCGATGATATTCAACCTAATTATGAATATAATGTTACAATAAAGAAAGGTATATCAGGAACAACTCTATTACCTATGTTATCAGACTATTCTTTTTGGTTTACAACATTGTATGTGCCTTATTACATTGATGCTAGAAGTATATTGATAGAGTTAGGTGATGTTGTTACAAATGTTCCTTTAGATACTGTTAATAGGTTAATATATGAAAATACAATGATAATGTATAATAAAGGAATGATAGTAATTGATAGTAAAGGTAACTTGATTGAACCATATTTGACATATTTAATTTGTAAAGTTAAGTATGATCTGTTAAGAGCTATAATGACAGGTGTTGTTTTAAGTGGTGGTTCAAAAAGACTGGGTGATTTTCAAATAGATATTAATGTTAATGCTGATTTATTAGGAAGATTGTTAGATGATTTTTATAATTGTTATGTTGGTTCAATAAGAGATGCAAAAAGATCAGATTATGTAAGAACACCTATTCCATCAAAACTAGACTCTAGAGCACCATGGCATCTTTATCCTTATAGGGGATATAGACATAATTTATGGGGAAAGAAACAGCCATATTCTAGCTTTATGATAGATGAAGAGGGAGAGGATTTATAGATGATTGAATTAAGATCGTTTTATAATAGTGGAGATAATTATATAGATCTTAGGAAAAATTTTGATGACTTTATGAAAAAGTATGGACATTGGGTTGTGTTGAGACATTTTACTTCTGAAAAAGATATTTCTTATGATATAAAATATGATGAAGCACCTGTTGGTATGTCATTTAAATATAAAGATGGTTTGGTAAGAACAAGATTTGTTGAATATAGTATTCATGGAAAAAAAGGAGAGGATATAAGTATTCAATCATTGTTAGAAGATCCTAGGGTAATTTTTTATATGTATCATTATATACAAGTTGATAGAGGAGATTATATATTTTTGTTAAAGGATCCTATTGGTTCTTCTCAAAAAGTACCATCTTTACCTAAAAATTTTGATAGTTTTATAGAAAAAACATTTATTGTAACAGCTATAGATAATATTAGAGGAGATATAGGAAGAGTAGAATATAAAATTGTAGTGACAAAAGGAAAGTTATAATGATTGAAAATGGTGTTTTATTAAGTAGATATACTTTGGAAAATTTAACAAGTGGTATATTTAATTATTATAGAACACATTTAAGTGGAGTGATGGATGAATGGGATTTTTTCTCAACTGTAGGTTATCTTGTAGAAACTTTACGTCCTGATGTTGAATATACTTCCATATATCCTGAATATATACGTAGAAGATTAGGAATGAGAATTGAGAATGTTCCTCTAAAAGAACCATCTACAGGATTTTTTAAGCCAACTATCGTTTATAGAGTTGCTAAAAAACAAATAGCATCTGGTCCTAGTTTTTTAGATGTTTATAATACAACAAAAGAAAAACCATTCGAAGAGATTTATTTAGAAAATAGTGTAGTTACTGTTTATTTACAGGAATATGATATCGTTACACAATTTGATTTATTTACACAAGGAATTAAAGAATTACAAGAATTGTCTAGATGGTTCGAAGCAGTAATGACTATTTATACTCCGCTATTTATCAAAAATGGCTTAGGTAGAATTGTATATATTAGTTCTTTACAGCCAATAGATGTAGATTATACTGATTTACATGTTAATAGGATATCTTATGGTATTAGAATACAAAAGTTAAAAGTAGATACTACAAATATTATTAATAAAATATATGTTAATTTATATGAGAATAATAACTAAAAATTTAAAAATAAGGAGGTAGTATGCCTTTGAATATTGAGAGTAGATATCAAGATTATAATCTTCAAGTTACACAAGATGCGGCATATGATACACGTTCTGTGCTATTAATAGGAACAGCTGAAGATGGACCTGTAAATGTTCCTATTAGAATTAGGAAAGCTAGTGATGCATTAGCAATATTTGGTTCTTTTTATAAAGGAACTTTAGTAAAATCTATTTATACATTTTTTGCATCAACAACAGGTACAAATCCAGATGTAAGAGCAGTTAGAATTGGTGGAGGATCTACAGCATCTGCTAAGATATATGAAGTCACATCAGGTTCTGGAATTTACGCTGAAACATCTGGTTTATTTGCTTTGCAGATAGAGGCTTTGTATCCAGGAGAAATATATAATAATGTATCTATAAGAACAGGTATTGTTGATAATAGATTATCTATTATTATATATAATCCTAAAACAAATATAGAATCTATTTATACATATGATACAGATCCTGATATTCAAGCAGATGTTCATAATGCTATCGAACTTGCAGAAGCTATTAATAATGATCCTAATTTAAATACAATTATCAGAGCATCTGTTCCTGACTTGCAGAGTTATTATGAAATAGATTTAACAGCAAATCTCAGCGGATATGTACCAGCATATGATACATCAGAAGGTATTGTTACACTTACATTATCTAATCTTAGCTATGATTCTAGTACTGAAATTATAGATTATACTAGGAATCCATTTGATGGCAGAGTTAAGAAGGCATATGCAACATCTTTGAATAATATTGTTAAGTTAAATAGAGTTTATGAAGCTGCAGTTGCACATCAGTTTATAGACGGTGAAGGTGCATCTACATTTACGTTATTAGGTCCTGTTATGCATATTATTGACGATGATAATTATATTATACCACTTGATGCTGATCTTACTAGTGATAGAAAAGATCAGAGTGAATTTAGGCAAATTATAAGATCAAAATATATTGGAACAGTTAATGACCCTAATACTTTTACAAAAGTTGAATTTAATATGTATTTGCCACCAGATGTTTTGGAAATGACGTTAAGTAATTCAGATTTTGAACAGTATGTTCTTGCACTTAGTAGTATATCACCTGAATATACAGTAGATTATATTAAAACAATAAATGGATTAGATCCTAATGTCATAGATAATGTTATTTTGTATGTTGAAAGAAATGGTAAAAAGATGACCATTTATGATTTAACAAATATTCCAGTTAGTAGCAGGAGATCGTCTTTATTTACTATTGATTGGAGTTATGATACAAGAAAAGTTACACTAAATTTAAATTCAAATCTTAAATATCATTTAGAAGCAGGTGATAAGTTATATATTGATATTGACTCATGTGTTGGTCTTTTGACAAGAGTTAATAGCTTAGGTGGGTTAAAAGATAAAGATTTTACTTATTTTTATGTTGCTGGTAATAAAATTTATTTTGGTAGTGCTTTACCATCACCTATTGCTATTACATATATTTATAGAAGGGAATATGAGATAGGATCTGATGTTGAATTATATGATGCAAAATCAGGTAAATTAAGATTCATTAATATTAACAAACAACCAGGTTTCTATAATGTTGATCCTTATAAACAAAGTTATGTATTTGTAGAATGTAGTGGTTTTACTCCTATTGCAACATCTACTGGTATTTCGTCTTATACCGAATCATTTAAACATGAACTAGTTGATACAGGTTCACTAGCTGCAAGTGTTGCAGAGAATATGAGATCTGGAAAAGCAGATTTATCATCTCCTCCAGTATCAGATATTCATACATTGAGAAGGCCAGATCTCCCTCCTGGAGAAGATTGTCGTATTGATGTTGAAAATCTTAAAGTTAAAATGTGGATTGGTCTTGATTATACATATGCACCAGAAGAAATGGATCTTTCATCAGCTATATCATTGAACGGTGGTAGATCAGGTGTTGACATTAGTAATGAACTTAAATATATTGAGCTTAAGAAAACTTTTGATGCAATTAAGTCATATCCAGCAGATATAGTTGTTCTTGCTGGAGCATATATTAATGATTATGTTAGATCATTTAATACTTATACAGGTGTAGAAGAGCTTCAAAATGCTGGTATATATGAACTTTTCTTAGACTATCTTGATAGTCTTTCAAAATCTGTAGCAGATGCTGTTGGTATTATGTCGGTTGCTCCTATAGAAGGAGATATTACTCCTAATGAAATTAAAGATCATTTTGATAGACTTGTTAATGTTAAGTACAATGATGCAACAAGACCTGCAAATGCTATGGCATTGATTGGAGATAATAGATCTAAGAGACTTGTTGTAACAGCATTTGAACCTATTATTTCTATACCTGGTATATCTTTACCTATAGCTACAACAGGTGAAGTTGTATATGCAGGTATTATAGCATCATTACCTGATAATCAGACACCTGTTAATCAACCTGTTAGAGCAGTAGGAATGAGATATACATTTACACCTGATCAGGTAGATCAACTTATTGAAAATAGATATACAACTGTAATGTTTAGACCATATTATGGATATAGAATAGCAGGAGATCCAACACTTGCTCCTTATGGTTCTGATTATTCATTACTTTCGACCTATATGGAAACAACTTATGTTGTTAATGGTATTAGATATATTGCATCTCAGTATCTTGGTTCAAAGAATAGTGATGCTATTAGAAATTCATTACAACAGCAAATAGATAAATTTATGTCAAAAACAATTGGAAGGGGAATAATTCAGAGGGGAGTAGCTGTTGTAAGATCTGATCCAAATAAGCAGGTGCTTGGTGAACTTGATATTGATCTTACAATTGTTCCTGCATTTGAAGTTAAGACAATTGTTATAAATGTTAAAGTGACAGCAACATAATTATTATTTTTGTATTATTTTGTGTCCTATTTGAAGGTCGGGTTTGTTACCCGACCTTTTTATTTTTGTTTTTGTATTTCGTATGCTAATATATATTGTGATACCAACAAGGGAGGTAGTTATGGGTACAAGTAATTTTGGTGGTATTGGTATGAATGGTGTGGTTTCTGATGTTGCTAGAAGTTATACCTCTATGGGAGGTTCTGACATAAATTTGATTGTAGGAACGTACTTGTTAGGTAATTGTCAAGGAATTAGTTTTAGTGTAACAAGAGAGAAAGCTCCTATTTATGTTTTAGGAGCACCAAACCCGCTTAGTTTTTCCAGAGGCAAACGGGGGATTGCAGGTTCAATGGTTTTTGTGGTTTATGATAGGGATGCTTTGTATGATCTTATGAAGGAAACAAAATATGCGAGAAAAGATTATGGCAATGATATAGAAAATGCTTATCTTGGAAGTAGTGTTGATAATAATGGTAATGCTATACAAGGGAAAAGACTTGCTGGAGTGGTAAATAATTTTGGTAATGGTTCTGCTGTTGGAATGACACTTAGTTCTCCGCATTATCCAGATCAGATTCCACCTTTTGATGTTACAGTTACGGGTAGGAATGAAATTGGACAGGCAATGTCAATGGCAATTTATGGAGTTGAATTTTTGAACCACGGACAAGGCATATCTACAGAAGACCTTACCATAGAAGATCAGTTTACATGGGTAGCTAGTAATATAACTCCTTGGGTTCCTGTGGAAGTTCAAGGTCAGGGTAATGACATTGGTGGAACATTTGGAAATCTTGTTCCTCCAACTCTAACAGGAGTTTAATAATTGTTTTTTAATAAAACGAACGAGCTAGCAACAAAAGCCAAACCTATGCTTACTGCAATACAGTCAGAACATTCTACCGGTATTCCTAAATCAACGACAGTCGTAGAACAGCATCAACTGGGGTCTTTTAGCCCAGTTGATGCTGTTACAATTATCTACATACCTGAAGTTAAAGTACATGCTATTCTTCCTAATCTTTCAATGATAACTTATTCTATTCATAGAGAGAAAAAGCAGGTTGTACCTTTAGGTAGGTCTTATCCTAAGTATATATGTAAGGGTTCTAGAACAATTGCTGGTTCTTTAGAATTTGTTGTTAATAGACAAGGCGATCCATTTCTAGACATTGTATCATCTATAAGTATTGATTCTGATTATGGATTTTCTTATAGTCCATTATCAGATCAAATTCCACCTTTCGATGTAGTCGTTATATATATGGATGAATATGGTCATTCAGCGTTTCTTAGATTGTATGGTGTTGAGTTTATTGATGAAGGTCTTGTTAATTCTATTAATGATGTTGTTGTAACAAATAATAGATCTTTTATTGCTAGAGATATTGATTTATTATGTCCAGTTGGTCAACAAAAGTTTTATTATAATGATAGTACAGGAAAATATGAAAAGAAATTATTTACAACAAAAGCAGAAAATGAACATAATTCTCTTATAAATATGCTAACTCAGAAGTCACTACTAGAATTGAGTAATAAAAGATTAGAAATGGCAAATGAAGGTAAGGAAGGTTTTATAAGTAAATATGGTAGTTTGTCGATATATAAATATGATGATAAAAATAATAGAGTAATTATTTCACAGTTAAATCAAATTGATCAAAATACTATAAGTGGTATAATAAATACTAATAATTTATATATTGCTGAACTTACATCTCTTATTGAGAATTATACATCTACATTTAATTTACCATATGATAAGTTAGGTCTTCCTTTCTCTGATTTTAGGAGAGAATTAATAAATTATGGTTATGTACATGGTGACTATGGTAGTATGGGAAGAATAGAATTTGAAAATGTACAGCCTGTAAATATAAATCCTACTAAGGAAGGGGATTTTCCTATCAACAATAGTTATATAGCATAATTATGAAAAGATTTAACGAATTGCGTGATATAAGAACAACATATTTAGTAGATGCATACACTGGTGCGCAAGTAAGAGTTTTTGTTGGTAGTATATGGGTCGATGATATAATAGCATTTCAATGGTCTTCTAATCAGTCTAAAACTCCTATTTATGGTTATAATTCAACTGAATATGATGCTGTATTACGCGGTAATTTTTTAGTTGAAGGATCATTTTCTATAGCATTTACAGAACAAGCATATTTGGAGCTTATTAGAAAAGTAGCACAAGGAGAAATAGATCAAAATGAAGTTATTATTGATTATATATTATCAAAACAGCCTACTGATTTTGCTATAAAAGATAGATCTAAAATCAGATCTTTATACTATTATAGATATTTGAATGATGTCACACCGGCTGTAGGATATATACAAGGTGCTGTAAATTCGCCTGTTGCTATATATAGGAACATAGCTGAATTTTTGAGTAATTATGCTGATCCAAACTTATCAGAATATGAGAATATGGCAGAAATACTGGAAGATTATTTGTGGGGTGGTAAGTGGTGGCATGAATTATCAAGTTCAAATATTGATCCTAATTCTCTTGCTAGGTGGGATAATCAAATAAATAGATTAAGAAGAATAGATGAAGCTGATTATTCTTATGATAGTGTTAATGATGAAATAAGTATATTAGGTACAGGTAATAATGCAATCAATTTTGTTTTATTATATGGTGATATGAATGTTCCAGCAGCTGAGCATACAGTTAAAAATATATATGATGTTCATATTGTTGGTGAGTCACAAAATATAACTGTAGATGATGTTGTAGTTGTAACATATACATTTTTTGCTCGTCATGCTGATGTTGCTATTGGTAATTTAATGAAACAAGCAGATACTGTTAAGAGCGATGATATTGAAAATCAGAAGCCAATACAAGTTGAAGAACCTACTAAGAAAGAAGAAGCAAATACAGAAGTTGTTGTTAGTGGTGTTCTTACAATTGATAATATAAGTTTTAAAGATATATTACTGAAAAACACAGTATCAAGTGATGAAATTGAAAAGCTTAATAAAATTCTTGTCGATGTTTTTTTACCTCAACCAAATGCAGTTGATAAATTTCTATATTTGCGGTTTGTACCGATATATACTGTGCCACCAGACAAACTTGATGTAAAAGAAAAACAAGTTATGGAATTAAAAGATTTTTTAGGTTATCTACATGGGTATCGAGAAGGTGAAATAGAAAAAGATATATATGAATATGTAAAAACGCATGTAAAAATCTTTTTGGATGATGACACTAAAAATCTTTGTAAAGGTAAAGTTGAAAAATTTGTTTTCGATTTGGATGTTTCAGTATATAATATTGAAAAAACAATGACATTGCCATCTGTAACACCAGCAGAGCCTGACGTGTCTAAAAAGAATTTAAGATATATGAGAAGAATTGTGAGATTATGCTTGGATTATAATGATATTATATAGTAATAAAGAAGGAGGTATATATGCCAGATGTAAAAACAAAAGAATTTGATTTAGATGCATTTATTAAAGAACAAAAGGAAAAATTAAGAAAAGAAGGTAAACTTGAGAAGATGGCTAAGATCAGAGTTGGCAAGGAAATCTATGTTGTAAGAGGATTTAACAGAGAAGAATGGATAAAGTTTGTAAATGAAAAAACCGCCGAAAATATAGCACCAGAATCAACAGAATTTGAATTAGAAGTTATAGCAAATTGTCTTGTATATCCACAGTTGTCTAAAGAAGATATAAAAGCTAATCTTGGAGCAGGTGTTGTTTTAACTTTATCTGATTCTATAATGAGTTTATCAGGTTTTGTAACAGAGCCTATAGAAACAGAGATATTATAGTAATATATAATGTATGATGATATATCTAAAAAAGAGTTATATAGAAAATATAAAAAGTTATTTAAAACTACTATTAAAAATGTATCATATATCTACAGACATCCTACTGTTGGCGAATATATAACTTATAGCTATTTACAAAAATATAATGTTAAAGCAGCTAATAACTATTTAGTATCATGTTGTATCATTGAACCAATGGATCTTGATTTTAATAGTCTTATTATTGAATCTCTCAGTTCTATAATATTGGAAAATTATTTATTGAATGATTCAACAAAAATAGATGAAATTACAAAAGATATATTAGATGATATAGAAAAAGGCTTATATCCCTATGATTATATATCTTTATTAATGTCTAAAAACTTGAATATACCTGTAGATGATATTTTAAATTTAGATGATATACAGTTTGTTCGTTATATAGCAATTATGCAGTCATTATTAGGTATAAAATCAAGTGATATCAAAAAACAAAGTTCTAATCTTGAAATTAAAAATGTTCCATATGATCAACTTGATGCTGATAAAAAGGAGACAATACAATATGTAAGAAAAAAACATTTAGTTATGTCGTATGTTAATTATCTTATAGATCAAGGTAAAAGTATCAAAGAAGCAATATCTGTCTAATTTAATGCTATAATACATAGTGATGAACAGAGAAGAATATATCAGGCAGAAATTAGAAGAGAATGAAAGGCCTACTAGATCTTGGGGCAGTTTAGCAGGTAATTTACTTAAAAAAGCAGGTTTATTTGTTGGTAATATAGTTTTATGGAGCGTAGCTCAAGAAGCATTTGGTGGCCTTTTTGCAGGTATAGGTAAAAGAGTTGTTGGAGCATTAAGTGAACATGGATCAGAAGCTATTAAAGCAGCTATTAATGCAGCAAAAGCAGCAACTACAGCAGCATCAACAGTAGCAACAGATGCTGCTGCGGCTGCAGCTACAACAGCTGAAGTATCTACAGCAAAAGCAGCAGCTGCTGCAGCAGCTAAAGGAGCAGCAGAAAGAACTATAAAAAATCCAATTTTTTCTCTTATAGAAGGAGCTATTGCAGGTGGAAAATATGCCGAACAACCTTCTTTTTTATCATTTGTAGAAAGTTATATTGGAAAAGATACAGGATTTATAGGAAGGGCATATGGAAAGATAAATAATTTTATTAAGTATTTTACAGTTAATAAACCAGCTGAATCTTCTTTTAAGGGATATTATGAATCATTAAAAAGAGTGTGGGGTCAGGGAAAATTTTTCGGAGTAGAAAAAGGGAATTTAAAAGGTGTTATACCATATCTAGGAGCTGGTGCGGTGTATGGTACAGCTAGATGGATTCCTCCTTCTGTTAGCTGGTATGCAGCAAGTAGATTTACAGCTCCTGAAGAATACAAAGATAAGCCTTTATTTAATCCTCTATCAACTGTTAGTGATTTTACTAAATATACGTTAAGTAATGCAATGTTTTTTGGTGCTGGTGGTGTTATTACAAAAGGAATTGGCAGTTCAATTAGAGGAGCATTTAGAAGTTTAAGTTCTGTTAATGTACCTCAAGGTATTGTTAATAAAATAGTAGCAGGTTCTGACTTTCTTTTAACAACACTTTATTATGGAATGAGTATAATGGATAAAGTAAGAAGTAAAATGCAAAATATAATTTCTGATAATGGTGAGAGGACTCAGTCTTTTATCAGAAATATTTATAATTTATATAATAGTAATCAAGTTGCTCCGGGTGGAAAGATAAAAGATGTTTTAGGATATATAAAAAGAAAATCATCTGAATTGTTAAAGGAATTTAATGTATCTAGAGCTTCAAAAATTATGAATGGATGGATAGGTGTATTGAGAGATGAAACAGAAAAATTTAGATTAATGTCTAAATACGATCCATATTCAAAAATGTTTACACAAGCTCTTAATACTATTGTTGATCAGTTTCAAGGAGTTGGTGGAGCTGAAGGACAAAAAGTACAAGCTGAAATGGCTTTACTTGATAGGACTATAAATAGTTTTACTAAACATAGAGTGCCAAATTTTTTGTCAAAGATAGCAACATCGAGTAAATTTGGTGTTGAGAGAGCAGAAATATTATTAGAAGGAACATCACTTAGTAAAGCTAATATTGAAAAAATGACAAATAACTTAAAAGAAATAATGCAGAAAAAAAGAGAGATAGTTTTGAAATATCTTTCTGAAAAGAATATAGCTGATATATTTCCGTATATGACTGAATCAAATAATAAGTTATTTAATGTTGCATTAGCAGCACCAGGAGAACTGGTAGAAAGAACATTAAGAGCAATGACTAATGTTGGATTTTATATACCTTTTACCCACCATAAAATACAACCACTAGCATTTTTAGGACCTCAATATATAGTTGAAAGAAACCCCCCTATACATTTTATGGACAGTGGGATTTTGGGGACTAGAACTCAAATAAATAGAGGAGAAGAATTGGGGATGTATATAGGAGGTAAAGCTTATCTCATAAACAAAAGTGCTTTAACTAATTATATCAGTAAGTTGGAAGAGATAAAAGAAGCAAAAATGCTTACACCGGATAAAGTAAAAGAAGTAGAAGAAAGTCTTTTCAATTCTGAAAAGGCTATTATGAAAAATATAGATCCTGATTTAACATTTAAGAGTTTTCAACGTTCTTCAACTATAGCAAGAATTTATAATAGACTTGCAAAAAGAGATTATTATGATAGGTTGCCTTTACAAACTACATTTAAAGCATTAGGAATAGATAAAGAAGGGGAATATGGAAAAGGATTTTTTGGTAAGGCAATGCGGTTTATGTATAAAACGATGGCAGCATTAGAAGTTGGTCCTTTTAGTGATCCATCCTCTAGTGCTAGTGATTTATTAGAAATGAGTACATCAGTTAGATCTCCTATTGGATTTTTCCTGAATATATTTAAAGGTGAAGCTTTTAATAATATGATCGAAGGTATAGATGATATTTTATCTCAAGTTGGCAAGTCTCCACAAAGAGTGTTAAAAGTTACAACAAAATGGTATAATATGTTGTTAAATTATATGCAGGATAGTTTTTCATCTTTGGCAAGACATAAATCTTATGTGTATAATCAACTTAAAAAGTTTTTAGATGGTTATAATGTAAGTATTGAACAATTTGCTAATCCTAGGGAAGCAGCAAAATATGTGTTAAGTTTAGCAGCTTCTGAAAATTCTACTACAAGTGTTCCTAGAAATATTGAACAACTTGCTAGGACAGTTTTAGAATCAGAAGTTCCTACAGCTTTAAAAGAACCTAAACATATTCAAGATATTATTGAAACAGCTGCATATATTTATAAAGCTCAAGAACGAATAACACTTAAGAATGCAAAGAGTGATTTATATAGGGAACTCGAAAGGATGGGAAATACGTTAGGTATAAAAGGACTTGCACATTTAGGAGATGCTATGAATATTAGCTTTCAATATCAAAAAGTATTGAAAGATATTTATGAAGCAAGAAGAAAAGGAGATATTGATATAGAAAATCTTTTTAGTACAAGTACAGTGCAAACTTTAGTTTCAACTCTTTTTGGTAATGAAGGGAGAGGTTCCCCAAAATTACAAGTGTTACAACAAATTTATGAATCAGCTCCTAGAATAAGAAGATTTTTTTATGCTGAACCGTATGGACCTTTGTTGCATAATGATCTAGCAGGTATATGGACAAGAGCTGGTGAGGATATGTTTAGTACTAGTCCATATACTTGGATACCTGTAAGGGGTAATGGCACATTTAAAGATTTTTTTACTTCAGTAGCAAGAAAGTCAACTCATACAATGGATCCGGCTGGTGCTTTGAGTAAAGGAAGTAGTCCATCTGATGTAGATAAGAATGCTGCTATATATTTACAGGATATTATCCCTAGATTTTTATTTGAAAGATTTAATTCTGTTGGTAGTTCTATGGGTCTTTCTCTTGATACAACCAATCCACAATATAGAAGTTTACTTGATCTTGCTATAAAAGGCATATTTATGAAAAGAGTATTACCTATAGCTGGAGCTATAGTGGGATGGAATACATTAGATACATTTTTTGATACTTGCCCTCTGTTTGATAGAACACCATTAGGACAGGGTCTTAATGTATTTTTAGGATCAACTTTTGCTAATGTTAATAAATTTACAGCAAAAGCAAGAGATATACTGGGTGTTACGGATTTTGCTTCATATATGGAAGGATTATTTCCAGGTATTATTAACAGTCCTTTTTCTAAAATATTTAGATTTACAACCTTCCCATTTGTTGGAGCAGCTTTAGGAATGAGATACGGTCCTACTGGAGCAATGACAGGAGCTATTATTGGGGCAACTTTAGGAACATATACAGCTGTTTCTGATATGACTAAATCTGTTCGTGATTTAGAAGATGAATATGAAGGATATAATCTTGTTCCTTATAAGAGTAATGCTGGGTGGATATTATCTAAAGGTAATATATTAGGTGATAGAATATATGGTTTTGGTCCTAGTTGGTATGCTAGGTTAAGATCACAGTGGAAATATACAGCTAATGTTTATGGTAATAAATTAGAATCGTTAATATTTAAGCCATGGCCTGCACTGGGTTTTAATCCGATAGGTACATTAGTTGATCCTTTTCATTATGAAAGAAAACATTATTATACTCGTCCATATCCATTAGCAACACCAGCTTTTGAAGATATTCCGATTGCAGGTCCACTTGTTGCAGCATCTGCTGGTAAATTTTTAAAACCATCATTATTAATGCATAAAGATCAACTTGCTGAAAGTTTTAAAGAACCATTCTGGCCAGATTTATATTTTAGAAATGTTGAAGGCTTAACACAGGATATAACAGGATTTACAGGAATATTTGCGCCGGAACATGAAAAAATTGGACCTTTCGGTGGCGATATTATGAATAAGTTTCAAAATTATTCAGAAGGTATTCACATGTTTCCAGATGAAACTGGAGGTAGAATTGGTATACCTAATATACCACAGGTAGGAATAAGTACGGTATTCTCTGAATCTTGGTATAGAATGATTACAGAACCTATGGGTATTTATGGATTTTTGACATCTATGAAGAATGTTCCTGGTGAAGCGATGGCAAGGTTAGCACAAACTAATTTATATCAAAGTACAAGAAGGGCATTTTGGGAAGGTTCAATAGGATCTTTTGGTTTATTTACAGAATATTTAAGAAGATATTTTCCTAATTTTACGAATATTAATATGAATTTAAATCCAATTAGAAATAGAATGCCGGAATGGATCAGTTCAGGTAAGTCATTTGTTGATTTACGTTTTGGTGACCCATATTCTAAGGTTCCAGCAATGGGTGAATTGTTCCTACCAGGTCCAGCATATGAAAGCTGGCGGCATCCTTTAAATACATTCCCTGCCTATGCTTCATATCTGGATAATGAACTTGAAACTATAACAGCTAAGATGTTAGGTATATATTATCCTACTAATGCTGAAATATTATCAGAACGAATGGAAACACCATATAAACAACTTGTGTTGGATGAACTTGAACGTCGTAATTTATTGATTCAGAGGGAAGCTGAATTATATGATCCTTTTACAGATATTGAAGGTACAGCAGATGGTGTTGTTAGATATTTAGGTAAGAAAATGTTGATTAATATAGAAGCATTACCATCTGATGAACTTTATCCTTCAACATTAATTAATAGATTTAGTAGTAAAGTTAACTTTATGATGAAACAAATGGGATTAGATACTAGTATTGTTATTGGTATAGATGTTAATGATCCAACTAGATCAATAGCTGTGCCTGTTCATTATAATAGAGCTAAATATCAAGAAGATATAACAAAACTCATGACAGCAAGAGCAATTGCAACTAAATCTCTTGAACAGGGTTTTGTTAAATCTACTTATGGTGCAGGTTATAGTCATTTGGATAGGTTAAGAGTTCTTGGTAATGTTTTTCCTCTTGTTTATTCGCCTGAATATAAAAAAGAATTGAACATAGTTAAACAACAAATTGCTCTTGGTATATTACCTGATTCAGTGCAAGATGAAGTTGATGAAATACAGTTTAATAGAAACATGATTATACAAGGACAAGAATTTTATACTCATAGGTTTTTACATCAGATAACTAGTCCATCATCTAAAGTTACTCAAATGAACTTAAATAAAAACATAAAGGCAGCATCTGAATATTCAGATATAGAAAGGATACTTGGTGCAGCATATGAAGCATTACAAAATGTTGAAATTCCATTCTTTACTAGGAAGTTTTTTAATTATAGATCACCTTTGGAAGCATATGAACAAGATATTGTATATGGAAGTGCTAACTCTTATTGGAATAATCCTGTAAACAGTTTTATTGGTCCAGCTGTTAGAAGTTTTTATAGAAGAGACGATATAATATCATCATCATTAGCTAGTGCTACATTTTTTGGTACAATGTTAGGTCCTACATTTATAGGAGTAGGAGCGACTCTTGGTGCTATTGGTTCAGCAGTAAAAAATGTAGCAGGAGCTTTTGGTAAGTATTTTATACCTCCTTCTATAGAACGTATGAGAGATATTAATCAAACTTTTGATAATCTTGAATATATAAGAGCAAAGCAAGCATATGATGATACAAATATGAGGACATTTGCTGAACAAGCTAATGAAACAGTAAGAGGTCAACTTGCTAATTTGAGTTCTATGACTGTTGCATCTGCTATGAAAGCAGTATATAAACCTGAGCAAAAATATTTTTTAGGTATGTATCAAACAGAAGATATAGAAGAAAGGAAAAAAATGTTAGGTATATTACCACCAGATGTTGGAGCAATGTTATCAAATTTGTGGAATATGGATAAAAATACTAATAGAAATACAACATTTGTTAGGAAAAGATTTAATTATGGTCCTAATTCGAATATATGGGCAGATAATTCTTATTCTGGTGTTGGTTTAGAAGACAATTTAGATGATATTAAATATGATGTTATGAAAAGAGAAGGGTTGGATTATCATTTAGTAGGTTTGGGTTGGCAGGATCAGATAGTCAGAAAACAAGTATATGATAGATTAAATTATAGTGCAGTATTAGAATCGAAAAAAATAGATAAATTTGCTTCTGTTAATATTAATTCATCTAATTTATCTAGTGCAGTAGCATCTGTATTTAATAGATTTGGTATACAAGTTTTTGTTACAGTTATGGATCAAGCTGGTCCAGATGATATATATATAGATATAGAGGTATAATATGTCTAGTTCTAGAAGAAAAAAGAGAAAAATAATTAAGAAAAATCTAGAACAAGTTAAAGATATAAATAAGAAAGTAAAACAATCGTCGGAAGTAATCCAAAAAGCAGTAGATAATATAAATGATGCAAATAAGAGAGTCAGTTTTAAAGATGATTTTAAAATATTTTTTGAAAATTATAGAAGTAATGTTGTTCAAAAGACTTATTCTAACCTTGATATAGGACCTGTTATTAAATGGATTAAAAATGTATATGAAATAGATAGATATGCATTATTGAGAAAAAAAGCAACAGAGATAGCTAAATCATCGGCTAAAGGTAGAATAGCATTTGAACAGGAAACTATTAATGAAATTAAAAATATAAGAGAAAATGTAATAGAAGCTGTTAGTAGAATGAGTTTCTTAAGAGAGGCAGAAAAGGAAAAAATTAAGAGGATTAAGTATGGATTTATTGTAGATGTTTTTGATAATTCATATAAAATTAGTGCTAATATTGTTAGAATGCGAGAAAAGATAGATCAAAAAGCTAATATTTATAAAACATTGCACGAGGAAGCTTATGAACAATTATCTACTAGTTTTAAAGAATTTGTAGAAGAGAAAGAAAAGTTTATTGAAATTCGTGAAATATTTAACTTATTGAAAGATGAGGAAATAGAAGGAAAAATAGGAGGCGATTTGTATTCATTTATATATTCGGTACTAATGTCTGGATATAAGAGGAGAAAAGAAGTAGTGAGTAAAAAAAGCAGTGAATTATATCTATCTATACTCTCAGCATTTAAGGGAAAGACTAGAGGATATTTTAATTTTGCGGTAAGGAAAAAAATAAAATTATCTCCACTTACATTTTCAATATTAAAGTCTGAATATGAAAAAACTAAAATGAATTTAATAGAAAAAAAGAAATTAATGAGAGTATTTATTAATAGGTTATCAGATGAATATATAGATTATCAAGCTAGTAGAATTTCTAAAAAGATATCTGGACGTATATATAGTAATTTATTTAATATTGTATCATCGATAGGGTATAAAATAACTGATACTTCTATTGATATATTAGAAAATATTATTCTTTTTAAGGATATAAAAGTTGAAGGAGTGCAGTTTGATCATGTAAAAAGCAGTATTAAGGATGAAATAAAAAAATATATAAATGATATTTTGATAGAAAAATGTAAAAGCTTATTGTGGGATAGTGTGGGCAATGTTACTTTTAATGTTGCAAATATATATGATATGATAAATGGTAATATTAAGCAACTTATTTTTAAGACGTTTATGGATGGAATACAGAATTTAGATGAGTCTACAAAGGAGAATTTAAGTAATGAATTTAAAAATATTCTTACATATAGTATAAAAAATATATTTATTAATATAAGCAATAATATTGGTAATTTTAAAAGATATGATGAAAATTTTTTAAATAGTATTTTAGATGGTTTTGATATTGGTACAAAAATAGAATCAAAACTTCTATCTAGAATTAATAATTTAGCAGCTAAGTATTTATTTGTTAATTATGAAAACGTACATTTAAAAGATAATTTTTTCGATCTTATTACAGTTTCGTATAAAGAAAATAAAAAACCTGTTTTTAACTTTGTGAAATTACAGAGATTTGTTCAAAACAATAAAGTTAAAGTTTTTAGAACGTCTCTTGAAGGAAAACCTATAATGTATACAGAGGAGATTTCAAAAAAAGAACTCATAAGTGAAACAGAATTAAGAAACAGAATAGTTGATAAATTGGTAAATATTATTGTTGGGAGAACAAATATTAAAAATCCAGAAGTATCAAAAGAGTTAAAAATTGCATATAAGAGTATGATAGCAGAAAAATTAAGTGAAAGTGTTGAAAATAAGCGAGATGAATCAATAAAAGCAGCTAAAGAAATTATTTTGAATATATATTCTAAAAATGCAGAAGAAATAAACAAACTTGAAAAGTATATAGAAGGTAAATATGAGTTTTTATATAATATTTTACAATCTTTCAGCGACAATGAATTAACAAGATGTATTATTGGTTCTTTAATAGAATCTGGTGAGCTATTAAATATTATAAAGGAACAAGAACTTAAATTTACAGGATTATCAATTAAAAAAGTATTCAGAGAAAATTTTCTATTTAATATACCTCCAGATCAGTTGACAATAAATGAAGTTCAAAAAGTTTTAAATGAGAAGTTGTCAGGTACCATTCCATCTACCGATTTATTTTTAAATTTTTCTTTAAATACTGCAAAACTTGTGGACCATATTGTGAAGAAAAGTGAAGGTATTATTAAAGTTATAGACTTTTATACAAGAGACACAGAAACTGGTATTCCTGAATTAGTTATTAAGTTGAGTAAAGAAAGTGGATCAAAGAGACCTTTTGAACTTAATATACCAATTCCTTATAAATATATGACAAGTAGAGGCCAAGTACCTAAATATTATCCTGATATAACGTTATTTGATATGATTAGAGATTTTCTCACAAGTGAAAGATTGACAGATAAAATTATTTCAGCAGTTGAGAGTGGGGAAAGTCAAGATATTGAAAGTACAGAAAATTTTATTAAAAATAGAATGATGGGTTACTTTAGTGAATATTTTGATTTTAATAAATTTGCTGGAAAGAATGTTTTAAATACTGTATATTTTTCTATATTAAGACTTTTAAATAGACCATCAAATACATTTAGAGAATCAGATTTTATGTATGATATGTTTTCAGAGGGTCTGAGAGCTTTAAATCAAATTTTTAGAATAACAGATAATCCAAATTCATCAATTTTTTCTATTATTGATATTGAAGGGATACCCAAAAAGATTCCAACAGGTACAGTAGATCAGAAATTTAAAGGATATCCATATCAAGTTGCAGGTATATTTTTAAAAGGTGAAAGTATTGATTTTATGGATACTTATTTAGATATTTTTACATTAACAAATAATGAAATTAACGAAAAGAATTTTGGTGATCTTATTAAAAAAATAGGACTGTTAGGACATGGTACAGATGTAGAAAGTAAGTTAAATATCATAAAAGAAAAAATAAGAAGTGGAAAAACAAGTTGGGCAGAAGCTCTTAATGAAATAACTAAAAACACTAGCGCGAATGTTATATTTTCATTTTCACCAGGGGCTTTTGATGAATTTTCACTTGTAAGATTACTAAAACAAGCAGATGAATTTAGAAGATTTAATATATTTGATTTAAGAGCAGGTTTGATAACTTTTTATTCTCTGTTTCCACAATTTCTTACTAGAGAACATAATCTAGACGGAAAAAATATTGTTATTAATAACCCTATATTAAATATTTTGACAACAGGAACTGGTGGTAGTGCAGAAGTTTGGGGATTGTATTATTACGGATCAAAAGAAAAAATGGAAGAAGCTATTAGAGCATATATAGATAAACATAATGAGTTAAAAGAACAAATAGAGAAAGGAGGGAGACATACAGCACTTTATGATACTGTTCTTGAAAAGTTGTTATTAGATAATTTAATAAAAGATATTGAAGCAGTTAAAAAAGAATATCAGGATGCTAATATTCTAAGATCGTACATTGAACCTGTGGTAAATTCTTTAGTTAATTCTCAACAAGGTGGAAATTTATCAGATTTTGCAGCAACGGCATTAGGTGTCATGTATAAAATATCAGATCCGATTTTACAAGTTACAAAAAATGCAGCTAAGAATATGACAGCTATTGTTGCTAAAAGTCTTACAGATGCATATAAAGATTTTTCGCCATTTGCTATTCTGAATGCAGGTTCTGAAATGTTTAGGGAAGTTTCACCTATTCTTTCAGAATTTGTATTTTTAACAAAAAAAGCTCAGGCTCTTGGATACGAAGTTAAAGAACATGTTGTTAACAAAGGACAAAATGTTGTTGGAAGAATAGTTGAAATGTCAAAAAGAGGAAACAAAAAAGAAACAGTGAAGGAATTTAGCAGAATTTATCATTTATTTAATTCTCATACACCATATTCTAGAACTGGAAAAGAACAAGTTATTGATAATTTTAATAGATTTATTTTGGTTAAAGCTATAGCAACAACAGGAGGAGTTTTTGATGAAGGTGCCGCAATGATGAGGCCAGAACTGATGCAGATGTTAGGGCATACATCTGCTAAAAGTACACAAAATGTTATTGAAGCTGAAACTATTATAAAAATAGGTCAAAATTCTATTTCTACAGGTTTATATCTTCCTACTGGAGATGAAGATAAAACACTTGAATTTGAATATTTTGTTAAAGATAGATCTGCTAGTAGATTGATAGAGAGCAAAGTTAATAAAGTATTTAAAAAACGAGAAAATGAGCTTACTAAGTTAAAACAAGAAATAGACAATATAATGAAGAAACTTGAATCAGCTAGTGAAACAGAGGCTGTAGAATTAAGAAAACAGTTAGAAAATACTGAGATAGAAATTGAAAAAGTTATATCTAGTGTTACGGAAGAACTGAGAGAAGAATTTAAAGATTTTTTTATTACAGAGTATACAAAGGAAGAATTGTTTGATATAAAAAGGAAAAATGCAAATATAATAAAAAATCCTAGAATGTATTTATTAAATGATATATCTGTAAAGTATTCTAATGATTTGAATCAAGTATTTGTATATCACAAGATAAACCCTGTTTATGATGTTAGACCTGGATTAAAAGTTCTAGGTGCTTTAGCAAAAGCTATTGTAATAGGGAAGTATGACTATGGAGAACTTATTTCTATCAGTAATGAAAATATAGATGCAGTGATAAATTTAGGAGGTGTTTTTAAGAAAGATCAGTTAGGTTCTTTATATACTTTTATAGCTCAAGGAATAGCTCTTGAAAAGTATAATGCGAATATTATTAAATATATAACAGAGGGTAAAACAGATAGAACAGTTATTGATGAGTTAAAGGAAATGTTTCCAGATTTAGATAAAGATTTAGAAACATTGATTAATGCAAAAGTAAAAAATACATTGAATGAAGAGAATTATAATGAAATAAAAAACAAAATAGGAAGAACTATAAGAGAAGAAGCACTCAAAGTTAATACAATAGGTAAATGGGAAGAAAAAGATGTTAATAATTTGAGAGGGATGAGTATAACAATGAATGGTAAAAAAATAGAAGGTAAAGATATAGAGGAACATTTATTAAGTATTTATAAATCATTAGGTATTGCAGATGAGAGTCAAACAAGACTAGTTGGACTACCAAAAATTATTTCTTTGAGAAAACAATTTGATCAATATTATATAGCAGTACTTGGAGCTGAAATGTTTTCTGTTACAAGATTGGATGAAATGTATTTAAGACATATGCTTAACTTGAGGGATATAATAGCAGGTAGGGGTATTAAAATAAGTATGATGAGAGAACCATTCAGTTTTATGTGGGGTGCTCCTGTGAATGAAGATGTTATTAAACATTTTTATAGAACAGCTGTTTCATATGCTGATATATTCGGCAAAGGCGCTGAATTGTTGTATACATGGGCAGATATTGGAGGTATAGAAAGTATCAAAAATGCTCTTGAAAACAATAGAAATTTAAATGTTGTTCCTACAACTATAAAAGATGTAGCAAAAGATATAAAAGATGCAATTGATAATAAAATTTTTGTAACAGCAACAGGTGGTAAACTAGTAAATGACCCACAAGGTGGAAGTTTTAGTAACGTTTTTTTAAATGCTACAAGAATATCTCAATATCTTAAACCTGAAAATGAGACTGAGATACCTAGGTGGATTAATACTTTTATTAAGTCTAAGGGTATAAATCCTGAACTTCTTTATATAGATATAAGTAATGTTGATGTTACTTTGGGAAATATAGGTAAGGATATGAAAATTAAGTTGGGTATAAAAGAAGGAGAAAAGGTTGAAAAAATGAATGCAAGAGAATTAATAAAGAGATTAACAGGTAAGGATGTTCAAAGAATATATATACCAAGAGTATCACCATATCTAATAGCATTTAATGCTGAAGAACAGAGTGTTATGAACTTGCCGACAACAACTACTACAGCATTGAATATAATTTATTTGTTAAATGAGGGAATAAAGGAAAGTAATTTTGATATATTAAAAAATAATTTAATCGACTATTTTAATTATATAGATAGTGCTTTTAGAAATAATAAAGCTGAAGGTATTTTAGCTCTAAAATCTCTATTGCCAGGACTACAAACTGTTGCTAATTCTAGTACAGACGTACCTTTTAGGACTGTTATGCTGTCTAATAGAGATTGGAATGAATTTATAGAAAGTGTTGCTAAAGCAAGAGACCCTCAAAGATGGGAGAAAATAAAGCAAAGTATAAGTAAAAAAGGAGAAATTTTTATTCCTCTCTTAGGTCAGCCCAACGTTGGTGGTTTAGTACCAGTTAGAGTAGTATTATCAAATGAGTCTGAAAACCAATCAACCAAGGTTTCACTAGATATATTAAAATTGATATATAGAGACCTTGACCAGGACTTAATATATATGATTTCATCTGTGAGTGGCGATCTTGAGGAAGGTCTTAGAGAGAGTTATTATTCATCTGTTGTTGATTATATAAAAGCAAAACAGATATTTAAAGAAAAGATAAAAGAAAAACAATTTAATAATATAAATGAAATATATAATATTTTTGGAGAAGGAGGTATCTCATTTTCAACAGCAAGAGCTATAATAAGACGAACAGGAGAAGGAAATGTAACATTAGTTTTTCCAACAATAAATGAATTTTCAGCCGAGTTAAAATCGAGATTACAAAAAGCAGGTATTAGTGAAAACGTACTAGAAGACTTTAAAAACTATGATGAATATGTTGTTTATGGATTAAATGTATCTGATTCATTTAAAGATATTGTAAAAAATGCTTTTGAAAATCTTAAAAAGTCTGATTTTACGATACAAGGATTATTTAAAAAGGTTATGGACTTGAATAAAATAAGTAAGGTTGATACAGCATATATGAGGAAGTTACAATTATTAGATTTAATTGGCCCAAGTGTATTAAAGGATGTTGGAATTACAGATAAAGAACTTGTCAGTAAAATATTAACAGATGCTTATCATGCTTTATATAGTTTAAAGGAATATGTAGGTATAAAAACTACTGCTAGACAGAATAAGGAAGCTGATTTGACAGTGGAACAGCTGATACATGGTTTATCTAATAGGCCGGAAGAAGCCAAAAAAATTATAGGAGTAATGAAGGGAATGTTACAGTCATTTAAATACAAGTATAAAGCACCGGAAGGCGAGAAAGAACTTTCAGCAGCTGAGTTGACAGATCTTTTAATGCATAAGGTATTAATAGAACATAGAGATGCAGATGAAATCACAGCTTCTTTAACAAGAGCTAAAACGTTTCTTCTTTATCCAACAACTCCAGAAATGCTTATAACAAATCCATTCTTTGAAAAAATAGTTGCAACATTAGGTGGTGCCAAAAGTGATGTTGCATTAAAATCTATTATAGAAGCATCAGATGATTATTACACAAGAATAATAGAAAGAGGTTCAACATCTTCTTTTATGACTGATTTTGCATCTTTTATAAATAAAACAGCTAAAAATATAGGATTTGATAAAGTTGCTATTTCTTTTGCTAATTTTAGTAAAAATTTTGGAGAAAGCGTAGCAAAAAATAAAGGTACATTTAAAACTCTTGGTGTTTTAGGTGGTATTGCTTTTGGTACAGTAGGTATTATGAGTCAATTGAATAGACATAGATTTATGGTTGGTGATCAGGATTTTTCTGGTTGGGAAATGGATGTTCCTTATGGCGAAAACTTAACTAGTCCTAGATATATACCTTACGGCAAAAAGAGAATTAGATTACAACGTAATATATCTACTTTTGATAATTATTATCGTTATAAAAAGTATCAAATGGCTCTTAAATATGGTAATGTTATAGGAAATGTTGATGATTACGATAAATATATGACATCTGTGCCATATCCTGTTACATTTAAGAATATATTTTAATATGCTATAATATAAAAGATGAAAATTATAAGAGTTACAGTTAAAAATCCTTCTAATGAAAATTTACAAACAGCTGTTGATACAGTTGTAGGTGTTATAAGACAAATGACAGGTAATAAAGTTAATGTTCAAGCTAGAATTAAAAGAAATGTTCTTTCAAGTTTAAATATGAATAAGAACAATATTATAAAAGGTAAAAATGAGCAGTAGTAGATTATCAAAGGTATTTCGAGCAGATATAACTAGAGATAAGTTGCATTATGTAGTAGATGATATTGATATTTATTTTAATGCTTTTTTAAAATATGCAATAATAACTAGAGGAGCATATTTAGGTTCAGAAAAAGCTTTAGATCCAAATAGCTGGATTGGTGGACAGAATCCAGGATGGAATTCTCATTACGGAATAGATTTTGCTGGAGCAAATTTACAAGTCTATTCACCTTTTGGTAGAAAAATATATAATCAAAATAAGCAATATGTACAAGAATCTTGTAGAGTTTTATGTACCAGAAAAATGGTAAATGCTACTTTCGGTGATATGAGAAGTTCTAAAAATGTATATGCATACAGTATATATGTTTTTCCAGAAAAAACTAACTTGTGTTTTGTTTTTATTCATGTTGAACCAAATAGAAATATATTAAATAAGATGGTTCGAATAGGTGATATTGAAGCATTTGAGTATCAAATTCATTCGGCAGTTAATAACGAGGAATTATATTTAGGAAAAACAGTATATTATGGCAGTGATATCGTAAGAATAGGTTCTGTTGTAACTTGGACAGGACCACATGTTCATTTTGCGATATATAGTTATGATGGTAATATAAACAGTGTTATAAAAGCTTTAAAAGCTGGTAAATCTCGTGAATATGTTCTAACTAGAAGAAAAGCAGAAGCATTGAATAATATTTTTGGGTTAGAAACACCATCATATATAGACAGTAGTATAGTTAATCAGAGATATACCGTTATATTTGAAAATGGTAAGTATAAAATGATAACAGGTGATAATGGAAGTGTTACTAATAATATAGAAAGTAAGCCGATTGTTTTTAAAGATAATATTAATATAGTTAGTTTAAATACAGTAAACTTTCTAGATTTTAATGTAAGCAATTATTATGGCGCAAATACAGAGTTATTAAGTTTATCACCAGAAGTTGATAGTCCTAGTGCTTGTATTATAGGAGATACAAATATAGTTGTTCAGCCAACAGATATACATTTTATGATAAGAGACATAAATATACCTTTTAATACAATAAGATATAATGCTGTTCCTTTATTAAAATCAGGTAATAGTGAGTCTATTATAGAAATATCTGCTGTTTTTCCAGATATACCTTCTATAAATTATAAACTTAGACATATATTAGCTCAATATTTAAGAACACCATTTACTATACTAGAAAATAAACATATAAATAAGATAGTTTTTGGAAATATTTTACCTGCAATAGAATTACCTAAATATGTTACTAATATATCAGCAGAAGGATCAAAAGTTTTGCAATATGCTATTGCTAGTGGTATATATGATATTAATGAATTAATATCAAAAAGTAAAGATATTTTGGGAGAAAAAGAATGGGAAAAGAAAGATGATAAAGTAGAAAGAGAAAGGATAGAAAAATATTTATCTATGGCAGAGCAATACAAAAACATAGAATATAGGAGCGGAATCTCTTTTGAGGATCAAGTTTTAGCTGTTGTTCTTGATTCTGTTGTTTTATCTTCAATTGAAGGTCATCCTGGAAGTATACAAGCTACTTTCGGTCTAAAAATATTTAACTATATACCTTATGTAAACACATTTGCATTTTGTAAAAGTTACTCAGATTCTTATAATCAAATGTTAAATAAAATGTATATATACATGGGTAAACCTGAAGAACAGAAACCAGTTGATTTTACCTTTGCAGCTGGTGCGTCCGAACCTTATGTTTCTTATTATACAGATATATTAGAAGAACATGCAAATACGACATATGACAATTGTAGTGGTGAAACAATTTTGAGAAAAGTAAGAGAAAATACATTTGATAAATATGTATTTTCATACAATTATACAAATTCTGATTATTTAGATATAAAATTAAATAAGTTATATACTGATTTAAAAACATTTAAATCTATGATAGATTCAGTAGAAGAATATATGAAACAAGCAGGTATAAGTTTAGGCGACTTTATATTAACAATTAATGGATATATTAAATCTATATGGACGGAATTTTTTGGCGCATTAAAAGCTTTATTAAGAGCTCCAGCTTATGCTTATAATAAATTTGTTGATACTTTGAAAAATAATATTAATATGTCTCAAGAAGATAATAGTATAAAAACCTCTATATCAGTTTACTTGGAAAATTTACTAAAAAGAATGAGAGAAACAGTACCATCTGCTGGAGAAGTTGCTTCTGTTCAAGAACAAGAAATTGGCAAAATTATTAATGATATTGTTAATATAGGTGAGGATAATAATAAAAAGATGCGTATAGCACTGTTATTAGGAAACGCTGTTAGAGATGCTGTAGATCAAATAGTTAAGTCTAGTTTTGCTGAACTATTTATAATGAATCAAGAATCTAGAGTTGTTATAGAAAATACTTCCAAAACAGCTATAACTAGTTGGAGTGCTTCTTATAGAAATAGATTTGTTCCTTTAAAAACATTGCAGTTTAACATGCCAACATATCAGTTTATAGGAAGAGATAATTGGGAAGTTACATTGAATATTAAAACCACTGATATAATGCTTATACAAGAACTGAGAGTAATGCAAAATAGAATACAATATACAGCAGCTGTTAAAAACAGATTTTCTATATTAACTAAAACACCTATTCTTCCTATAACTATAAAAACTAATGATAGTGGTGTGTTCGGACTATTAGGAGTAAGAGAATGTGTTATAGATTTTATTGATATTCAATCTATAAAAGGTAATCCTGGTGCCTTTAATGTTGTTATTAAATTTGTACAGAATGATTTATCTATGTATGGATATGAAAGAATAACTGATTTAAGAATGGTAAAACCGAGTGATGTAATAAACTTTTATAACCTGTTATATAACATTTATAAAAGTGGCAAGGCTGATCAATATAAAGACAGATTTTTTGTTAATTATTTATTGAGTAAATTTAAAGATCTTGATGATAAATATACTGAAACACAACGTAAGATGAACTTGGGAGCAAAAGAAAAGTACAGAAGATTATCAGGTAAAGCTACAGATATAACAAAGGTAAAACCTCCATATTTAGAATATTAAGATGTTATGAATAATTATGCTTATGAGATAAACGAAGAAAATAAATCAATTACTTTAAAAGAAGTTCCTTCAACAGGAGCATTGTTTAGAGATGTTGTTTCATTGTCTTGGAATCTATGGCAGTCAGATAATACAAAGGATATTTTGGAAGTTTTATTAAAACATTATGAAATTACAGCAAGAATTAAAGAATATTTAACATTTCCTATGCTTGTAATTTCTGATTTTCCTGAAATTTTAAGTAAAGATTATAGCAGTGCAGATCCATCAGGCATTGACACTTTTTTACATGATTTTTTGAATAAAAGAAGGGAATTATATCGTAGTAAGATAAGACAACTTATAGGTTATCCTGAATTTGGTCTACCAAAATCTAATGATCCTGATAATCCATATGGCTCTTATGATATTATTGCTAAATTGATATCAAAAGAACCTATTAATGCTTTTCCATCCTATGATATTGTTAATTTTCATCCTACTTTTTACTTTTATAAAGATTTGTCTAGTTATAATTCAATGTTGTTAGAATCACAACTGATGTTAAAAGCATATATACAACAGACTATAGGTTATATTCTAAGTTTATTATCGATGGTTTTAGATGAAGTAGATATTATAATAACTAATCCTATAGGAAAAAGTAGTCCTACAGAATATATAGAAAAAAAGCAAGTGATAGATGAAGTTATAGAAGATGCTTCTGGTAATCTTTATATTAGTAAATCAGATGAAGGTAGTACTTTAACTAATGCAACTTGTAATTTAGATGTAACAGTATCAGAAATTATAGATGGTGATACTATAAGAGTTAAATATATAAGTAAATCTAGTTCTAAAGAATATACATTAACGGTTAGATTTGCAATGATAAATGCACCAGAAATAAGTACAGAGGAAGGAAAACAATCTTTTGAATTTTTAAAACAATTAATATCAGTTGGAGATAAAATAACTATTAGTTTTTCTTTAATTAATACTGTTGATCCATATGGTAGATTAATTGCTTTTGTTATACGCGATGGTAAATTAATAAATGAAATAATGTTAAAGGAAAATAAAGCAGAACCTTTAATAGAATTTGTTGACATAAACTCAAACAATCCTTATGTTAAACAAATGTTACAAACAAATAGATATACTCTTGATACTCTATTTGTAAAAAAACCTGTTGGACCAGATCAGTCTTTATTTAAGATATATAATGATCTTGCCAATGGTATAGTATATAAATTCAATAAAGTAAATGAAAAAGTTAAAGAAGGTAACAATACTATATCATCGGAACTGTTATCACAAATAAAAGAAATTATTGATGCTTTAATACCTAAAGAGGGTGAAAGTGAAAAAAGAACTTTGGATAATAGAATGCAAACATTAATTTTTGCTGATAAAGATACTGTTCGAAATGTGTTATCTAAGTTAGATGATAATTTAGGAGGATTTTTATCAGAATATCTTTTAAGAGTTGAAATTATTTTTACTTACATTAAAGCATATGCAAGAAAATTATTTTTAGAAGCAGCGTTAAATTTATATAATCAACAAAGTACTGGAAATATGTCAGATACAGATAAACGATATTTTGAAATGGCTATAGATAATACAACAACAGAAATTGATACATTGACCAATTGGATGCATTATCTAGGTGTGTTATTAAATCATGATATATTACCTGTATATATATCTCAAGCTACTGAAAGTTTATCATCTAAATTAGGTCTTACCTCACTGCTAAGTTTAACAGAAGCAATGGAAGCTTTAGATGAAGCAGCTGAAACAACATTTAAGCTAGCCTATGGTATGGAAAGAGCATATCCAACATTTAAATTATTTCTTGTTGAAGAAGATAGCGATGCATGGTTGTGTTTCGATGATTTTTATGCTTATAATGCTGTACAAAGTATAAAAATTGTAAAAAGTAGAAAAGCAGCAAGTTCTACTGCAGAAATTGTTTTATCTAATATATCAAATGTATTATCATTTAAAAGTGAGTCAACAGGTATAGAATTTATTGGTACTAATGAATTTTCACCTAGTACTATGCCTTCTTTATCATCTGATACAGCATATGAACAATTTATGGCTAGTTTTCCATTACAAGTTGGTTCAAAAATAGTTATTAAATTAGGATATTCTAATAATCTAGATGAAATGCCAACAGTTTTTATAGGTAAGGTTGTAGAATTAACACCTGGAGAAGTTATACGAATTGTTGCACAAGATTATGGAGCTGTTTTACTTGAAAAACCAACTAAAGAAGAAGATGTTGGTTTTCATATGTGTGGAGACTATAGATCTATTGGAGATGTTATTGGTTGGGCATTAAGAAAGATAAATGTGTCTGACAGTCTAGGACATTTCAGTATATTTGATGATGTTAATATGCAAATCGCACAATCACATTTTTCAAGAAGACAACTTAGTAAATTTATAACAAATCATCTTAGTTTTGTTAATAATATAAATGATGCTTTAACAGATAATGTATATTTACCGATGGGTGGTAAAGCATACGCAGCATTGACGAAAACCAGAACATTTTCATGGTATATACATCATGAACAAACAACTTTTGATGTGATACAAGAAGCACTTCTGTATACAAATGAATATATATGTAAAGTTATGCCGTATAATGATGAAATATTTGGTGCAACAAGACAAACATTATATATAGGACCTAAAGATGGATATTATAAAGCATCTGATATAACAAATCCAATTGAAAATGCTTTGTTAAATAATATAATAGAAGAAAGTAAAAAAATACTTAATGAACTAAGACAAAAAATGAATAAAATTGATGAAATAGCAGAAATGGAAGGAAGTAGTCGTAGAACAGTATTTATGTCACAACTTAAGCAAAAACTTATTGAAGAGGGAAAAATATTTAAAACTCTATATGAAACAATGAAATCACGAACATCTGATTTATTGTCAAATTCTTTTGATGTATTTTCTAATGCTTTATATTTATATGAAGATAGAATTGGTGTAGGATTCAAAGGTAGGCCATCTATATGGTCATGGTTTTATCTTGGTAAAAACCCAAAATTCGGCCTAAAAGATGCTACTGTTAGCATTTTACCTAATCTAATTAAACAAATAATGAATACGGGAGCAATAATAGATATTGTACCTCAACTAATGAAAAATAACGCAATGTCTTTTGTTTTTGATTCTTATAAAAAAGTAACAAAATCTCATTTTTATGATTCTATACATCATATAATAGATAATTCTATTACAGCTGGTTCAGAAGAATTTTATAATAAAGTTATAATGTTTTATCCATCACATAACCCTGTTGCAGATATAAATGATGTAAAAAGAATAGGAATAGGTAGATTTATCGCAGGTTTACCTTGGATGAGTAGATTAGATAGTATAGAGTTGTATGCTGATGATGATATATTTATAGACGATATAAGAGAGTATTCAACATTTCAAAAAAACATAGATTCTGCATTAAAAGATTATGGTTATAGGTTAAAAGATTATGTAGCATATATAGCAAAAAGACAAAAACAGATAGAAAAAGAAATGAAAAATAAAACAGAAACGACAAAACGTGAATGGGCTATATCTATGAATGATATGTTAAAAAACTTAAATTTTGCCTTGCCTATACAATTCAAAGTTGGTCTTAATATACTTGCAAATACAATGAGAGAAATGTATGGTGGTCAATTGGTAATTATAGGAGATCCAACAGTTGAACCATATGATACTGTTTATATATATGATGCATATAATAATATGCAAGGCATTATAGATGTTGAGGAAGTAATACATTCATTTGATGCTTCAACTGGTTATATAACAATAATAAAACCAGATTTAAGAGTTCATGTTAAACGTAAAAATAAATCTTATCATGACGACATGGTTAAAGCATTATATAATACATATAGTGGATTGGGGTGGATTGTTCCAACTGTACCTGGTATTGCTACTGGAGTTGTTGGTATTGCATCATTTAAAACAATAGTAGAAAGTTTAACAGCTCTTGGTCTTAGTGCAGGTCCTGTAGGATGGATTGCTACCGGTATTGTTGTTACTGCTACAGCATTAGTTACGGCTGGTATGCATCAAGTTGTATATAACAAGTGGAGAAAATTTGCTGCATATGTTTTCGGAAGAGAAATGATAGAAATATGTGGTTTGTTTTACGGTGATAGACCATTTATTGCTGGTATGAGAGGTGCAAGAACTAATACAATACTTTCTCATTATCTTAATTCTGTTCTTAGAGTTGGTGTTTTGTTTACTCAAATTACAGGTTTGGGGGTGTCATAAAAAGGAGGATATATGAGAATAGATTTTGGCAAGTTTAAGAAATGGTGGGATAAAGAGAGTAATATAGCTACATTTATTACCAAAGAGTCAAATTTAGAAATAAATCTTAAAATTATTACTACAGGTGTATTCAATTTTACTTTTGATAGTGAAAATGTAGTATTTCTTATTATTTATGAGGAGATAACATCTCCTCCAGATGATGCTACAATAGGTATTGCTCTACCAATTGGTAGTGATATATATAAGGAGACATCTAAGAATAATGTAAAATTAATAACCAATTCTAAGGTTGATAATAGATCGGATGATATTGATATAGGTTTACAAACAGAAAATGGTACTATAGTTCTTACAAAACAAGGTATACTAATACAGAATGAAAATACAACATCGTCTGTTGCTTTAGATGACAAAGTTTCAATTACAGGTCCTGTAAGTAGAGATCAATGGAAAGAATCATATGGTATTATAGAAAAGAACCCAACCAGTAGTATACCTATACCTGATTTTCCTCTTGCAACTTTAACAAATACTAGTAGTTTGGATATAAACGGTATAATCTCATTAGTAAAAAACTTATTTAGTATATGTACTGGTATTCTATAAATGCTATAATATAAGAGAAATGGATATAATTTTAGATGAAAACGGCTATACATATATAAACACAGAAGGTGACTTTAGAAGAACTGTCACATTTAAAGAATTTGTTTCACAACTTATTCATTCATGTTTATATACAAATCCAGGTGAACTTGTTTCTCATCCATCTTTTGGTATAGGTATATATAATTATATTGGTATAAAAAATACAAGAGAAGAAATATCAAAAGTAAGAAAGATATTAGAATGGAAATTAAATGCTCTTATACCTGGTCTAAACATTCTAGTTAAAGCTGCTCCTCTTGATCTTACAACTGTTTTATTCTCATTCTTTGTATCTAATGGTGTTGATTATGAAAGTGTTTTAAAATATAAGTATACAATAACAACTACTAGTTGTACATTACAAAGAATTATCGAAGAAGGTTATACATTAGAAAAAAACGAAGATTTTATGAGCGGTAAAAATATATATAAATATAGAAGGAGATAATTATGACACCAAATTTTAATTCTATTCTGGCTGAAATAACAGATAGAATATTAAATAGAACAGGATTAACAGCTATATCTACACCAGGTTCTTTTGTAAGAACTATGGCAGAAGTAGTTGCTAAATATTATACTGATACTATAAGATATATAGATAACATATTGTTAGATAAGTTCTTAGATACAGCTGTTGGTAGTAGCTTGGATAGTTTAGCAACTATTTTTTCTGTAACAAGATATCCAGAGACTTATGCTCATGATACTACAAAAGCTAATGTAAGATTCTATATTGACCCTATATTTGGTTATACTATATCAGATTTAATTGATATGATACCTTCAGGTATAGTAGCTGATACAATAGATAGAGATAATAAAACTATAACTATATTAAAAGGTACAAGATTATATGATAGTTCAATGAATGTAACTTATGAAACATTAGAAAATGTTACATTATCAGATGCGAATAGTACACAATACGTCAATGTTGTTGCAGCTGTTACAGGAGAAGGATATAATATAGGTAAAGGTCAATTAGTGCGTCATAACATTAAGACAAATCAACCTGAACTACAAAATATATCAGATTTTATATTAGTTGAAAATACTCAGCCTATATCTAATGGACGTAATATGGAGAATGATGAGCAGTTTAAATATAGAATTAAAAACAGGATGAATGAACTTAGATCTTTAAGAGCAATGGATATAAAATTGGCTGCTTTATCTGTAGAAGGAGTATCCGATGTTATAATAAGGAGAAATTACGGAGGTATAGGAATAACAGGTGTTATTGTATTAGGCACAGCACCTGTAGTATCAGATGGCGTAATAAAAGCAGTAGAAGCTGTATGTAATCAGGTTTGTGCAGCTGGTGAAAAAGTAATTGTTATACCTCCATTATATAGATCAATACGTCTTAGATTAGATTTAGTATATGATACTAAAAATTATACATCTGATCAAATTGAAAATGATAAACGATCTTTAATGCAAACTATAATTGATTATATAAATAATATACCTGTTGGTGGAACATTAGAAATTGGAACAATTAAGAAAATGGTATTTAATTTAAAATCTATTAAAGATGGTTATATTTCATATTTAAAAAGCGGTGTTTATAATAGATTTAACGGAGAGGATTTATTCATTGAAGATAAACCACTCACTGATTTATCATGTGATTGGAACGAAAAGTTTTATACAACTTATAACTTTATAACTATATGTTAAAATATTTACCATATAAAACAAGACCATATCATTATCCTAAACATGTAATAAATAATTATTTTCCTAAATGGATGTCATTTACCAGATCAGAAACTGATCCAATGCATGCATTTCTTGATATATCTATTAATTATTACGATGAAATTATCAGAGATTATTTATATGATATATCAAATAAAGTTCTTATGACAAGAGCAGATTTAAATGAACCAGATCATTATTATAGTATTGTATTAGAACAGAAAATAAAAGATGATATAACATCTAAGATAACAGCATATAGAAATGGTTCGACAGTAAATCTCTATTATTGTGAGTCAGAAGATCTATTTCTATCTAAATTATTTACAGATTTAGATATTGAAAATATAAAGGATATAACAGGTGATTTAGAACTATCAAATGTAAAATGTAGAGGAATGGCATATTTCATTAAGAATTTTAATGCTTATACCCCATATCTTGCTTGCCTGATTAGTGGTATATATTATAGAGAATATAAAGTTGTACCAAATTATGAAACAGGAATATTAAGTGACTATAGTTTTGAAAAAGAGAGTGAAACTATTATAAATGAACTTTATATAAAAGATGAAGCACAAGAACCTCTTAGTGGTATTCCTGATGCAAGTGGATTATATTTAAAGTTAACAGCTGAACCATCAGAATTTATTGAATTGAGAGATGTTACATTTCCAGATTTGAATGGTAATAATTATATTGTTGTGTCACCAGATGAATATTCAATAAGTGGTGTATATGTTCTATTATCAGGTGTAAGACCATCATATAATAGTATTTATTATATAAGTGGTTTACCTGGGGAGCAACCTGATGCTGGATGGCATGGTTCTTATGAAGCTTATTACAAAACGAAAGTTTTTGATGATAGTGTGGATATATGTTATAAAGGTAAATTACATGAAATATATGCTTGTAACAGTGGGTTCTTTCCTTTAACAACAGAAAGACAACAAAGCACATATTTATTTTGGGATTATGCTAATAGTATAGAAGATGGAATCATATATTTAGTTTTGGATAGAGATATGGTAAGACCAGATACAATTGTTGAAATAAGCGGTTTTACATATAACACATTTACAGAGGTTTATGATAACTATGTTACTAGTGGAATAATAACAAGAGAAATTAATTTTACCCCAGGTGTTCTTCTTGATACTGAACTTAGTATTTCTGGCGTTGTTTTATATAAAGATTCAACACCTATCACACCTGCTATAAGCAATATTGAAAATTATATAACTATAGATATAGTTAAAGATACAGAAAATGGCTATTTTGGCTATATTATATCTATATCAGGTATACCTGAATTTTATAAATTTAATAAAGTAGTTTTTTCACCTAAAATATATTACACTTTTGAAAGAAATGTAATGTCTTCATATTCTATAACTGGTTATGTATATGCAAAAGATGATTTTAAGATATCTTATAATATTAACACAAAAGAATATGAAATATTAGCTTTGCCTGTAGTACAGTTACTTGATATAAACGATGAGTATGATTATTTATATCCTATTAAAGGCGGTATAATAAATGATTATAATAAAAAATATAAAAACATACAATTAAAAACATCTTATACTATAGGTGGTATTGATTATGATAGATATTATAATGGTATAATAAGCTTAAACACGACAGATGATACTCTGATTATAAGAACAGATAATAATGAGATGTCGAAGGTATATTTAAATGTTGATCCAACTGTTAAAACATTTGACATGAAAAAGTATGGTTATCAAAAACCATTAGTATTAAATTCACTAGAAAAAAGTAATCCAAATATAAAATTTATATCATTATACATATATTATGACTTCATCATACTATTATATGTGAAGCGAATACGAAGAGGAGAGTTATATTCTTATTCGTTATACTTAACAATTGTGAATAAATTTTTTGAAACTAATAAAATTTACTATGATTTAGATGAAAATTATATTCAAGTTATGTCTCTTCCAAGTAGTTTTGGCGAAAAGTTATTTAATGAAGATAGAAATGTTTTTGTTGATATGTGTATAATGCAAGACAACAAATTGCTTCTTATGTTTAACAATGAATCAATCACTACAGTATATACTATACCACTTAAATTTGATTATTATATGATAGATAAAACTTATAATAAATTGATTTTTAGAGAGCAATATGATAAAATAGTTATAGAGGATTAGTATGTCTATAGAAATTAGTGGATTTATATATGATCAGGTATTTACATATGTTGATAAAATAGGTCTGTTTTTGGGTATTGATAGAAAAAACAACGAATCTATATATGAATATTATAAAAGATTACGTTTATTTCCATATGAATGGTCTGTTGGTAAATATGGATGTAATAGAACTAAACAAGGTCTAATTAATACCATTTGCACACAACTAGAAAAAGAACATTATAGTATATTAAAAAAGAACTTTTTTGTACTAAATTATGTGCCGTCCTTTTTTAAAGATGAAAATAATACATTAGCTGATATACATGTTTATTATACAACAGATAATAAAAACTATATAGAAGTGTTACCTAGACTTGAATTGTCTCAATATGTACCTGATCATTGGATAGTTGATCCATCTATATCAGATTATTATTATGATCAGTATGGTAATGTAATAGCAACAAGTGGATGGATACTATGGAGGAATATAGATGGTTCATATTCAAAGTTGTTAGAAATAGTTACAGAACTACCACATAATGCAAATCTAAAAATAACATATTATATAGAACGAATAGAAAATGGTGATAAAATATTTATGTATTATGAAGATGTAACAGATGAATATGATCCTACAGATACTATAAGATTAAAAGCATATACTCCACAAGAACCAACAACTTTTGGACTGTATAGTTTGAATGATGATAACTTTTATGATTATTTGTTGTATCATAATAATGAACTATTAGATCAGATTATACAGCAACAACATAATATATGTCAGTTTTATTATAATGAAGTTATATGGAATGACAGTACTTTTATAGATGATGAGGTTAAAATAGAATCAATTTTAACAGTAGAGGATGATCTAAATGGCTAATTGCTTTATAGATATTAAAAATGATATTATAAATCTAGATATAAATTATTATGATCGATATAAAGCAACAGGAGATTATAGAATATTAGATTATAATGATAGTACAGGAATGTGGTGTAGTATTATTTGTATTCGATTTACGCATCCTGTTGCTATAAAATATATTTATGTAAAAGGAAATAAGGTGTCGGGCATTATTCCAGAAGAGATTGAATGTTATTATTCTGATATTGAATGTGAGAACGATGATGTTTGTTATTATGATGCATCTGGTGTTTATAAACTTTTATCAAGTTATAATTCTTCTAGTGGAATATATACTTTTAATAAAACTGGTAATGTTGAATTTGTTGCTAAAAGTATAATTTTGAAAAATTCTTTAGCGATATAAAGGAGAATAAATGAGTGATCAATTAACAGCATATACAACATCTGTAGAAAATGATAATGTAAGTAACTATATAAGTATAAGTGGTACTTTTACTTTGTCAGGTATATATAATAGTGATCTAATAACAAGTGGCTTTATAATAACATATTCAAATAATATAACAAATGCAAGAGTTTATGTTGTTAATGAACCTAATAATAGCATTAAAAATTATATTTATTTTTCTAAAGATGGTAACAATTGGCAACAATATTATATAGATATAGGTAACATACCATCAGGTTCTATTGTACCTTTTTATATAAAATGTAATGTACCATTACAAATATGTACAGGTGAAATAAATAATTTTAATATAGTTATAAAAGTTTCAGCTCTTGTTAATAGGGCAGATATAATATGATACAAAGGAGGTAATATATGGCATATATACAAGTATCAGGAATAGATATGGCAAATTTAGTATTTAATTACTATTTGCCAGGAGTAACTATAACAGGTCATCAAAGAGCGTTAGATCAAGATGATAGTACTGGATATCAAGGTGGTGCAATGCCAGAACTTTATGATTTAGGACAACATATATATGGAAATAAAGTTATTTTAAAGGGTAATGATCTTGAAAATGCAGAAGTTTATGTATCTTCTGATGATAATACGTGGATTTACACTTATGAAAGGAGTGGTTCAAGCACAGAAACAATTTTTACATTTCCTTCGGTTAATTCATTTAGATATATTTTGGTTCACGGTTTTGCTGCTACAATTAATGTACTGTCAGTTCCAGCTGCTCCTCAGTCTCATTTACAAATAAGAAATACAGAAGGCACACAGATATCATCAATTGATTTTGGAACTGTGCCGTTAGCATCAGGTGTTACAACTACTATACAGATATATAATGCTAGTACAAATTATATTAACAATGTTAAGATATATGAAGTAAGAGATAAGAACAATTATAACATAGATAATAGTCTTATATATTATTCATTTAAATTACATGATGAAGAAACATGGCATGATTATGCTATGACAATCAGTGGTATTTTACATCCTTCTTCAGGAATATATGTTGATGTTAGACTAAATGCAACTGAGAATGCTAATTTCGGCCCTGAAACTTCTTATATAAGAGTTGTTGGTAATTATTTATTGTAAAATAATATGTCTCCTGATTATTATGTTGTAGCAGCACAATTAAGTGGAATATATACAGTTCCTGTTGGTGTATATTATGCTACAGGAAATGGACTAACTATAACAATAAATGCACCAAGTATTGTAAAAGCAAAACAATTGAGATGTACATATTCAACTTTACCATATTATGTTAAGGCAACCCAGTTAAGATGTTCGTATCTTGTTCCACCACATGAAATGGTATATGCTACACAACTTGAATGTAGTGGTATAATAGGTTATTCTTCATATGTATATGCATCTCAATTAAGTGGTATATATGAAGTAGTTGAATCTAATTTAGTTCGAGGATTTGAACTAAGAAAAACAAAAAGTGCATTAGTTGTTGATATAAATGCGCCATATATACCTCCTAGTGGTTATAATCCATTTACAGTTGAAATATCAGGAATTAATGATACATTATATTTAACACGTAATATACGTAGTTATACAACAGCATTTAAGTTATCATTGTTTAGAACAGGTAAAGAATATGCTATAAACATATGGAATGTTGATACAGATAAAATATCTGGTATATTTACTTATTATGCAACTTTAGATGAACAGGAACAGTACATATGAAAATTTTAGAAGAAGATAAAGATAAGGAATTAGAACCTATAGATAAATTTACAATACCTAGATTAGTTACAAAAAATGGTATTTTAGGTGAAAATGATTTATATCTTAATTCTTTATATATTACAAAAGATAATGAATTTATTTTAAATATACAACCTGGATTTTTTATATTAGATAATATTATCTACTATTTATATGATAATTTACAAGTTATAGAAATGACAGAACCTTCTGGTACATTTTTTATCAGTGGAATAGATTTGTTTTCACCTATAGTTATACATAAAACAAGATATTATGCTTCTCCTAATGATATACCAGCTGTTCCTATATATTCAACATATAAAAATCAATATAATTTATCAGGTATAAAATATACAATTACTGTAGATGATATTATAGAACCATATACTTTTGAATTAAAAAGTAACGAGTATTCATATACAATAAATGAAATTACAATAAGTGGTATCAACATAAGTATATATACATCAGGAATACCTGTATCAAGTGAAGATCCTATTTTTGTATATTATAATGGTATAAAACAACCTTATTTATATTATACATTTTCACAGACTACAAGTCCACTATACTATACAACATCTTTTTTATCAATAGTAGATGATACTACAACTGAAGGATACATTGAAGGGTATAAACTGCACGTTGTTGATGCTGTAATATCAGGTAATACTACAATATTGTATCTTTTGGGGCAGAATAAAGATGGTTCTTATATTGAGAATTTAAATGATTACATATCTTCTACTCCAACAGGAACTAAAACTATGTTAGATAATTCATATATATGTAAATTAACTATAAATAGTATTCCAGATAAGGTTACATTAACTATGACAAAGTTAAATTATATATGTACAAAAACAATATACGTGAGTAAGGAAGGATCATAATGTCATTAAAATTTAATTTCTCACAAACAACTGCTGGAACAAATATAGCATATGTAACAACATTAAGGAGTGATTTATATAATATTACATATAATTACAATACAATAAATGAATTTAAATCAGATAATATATTGTACCAAAATGGAACTAGTTACGGTGGTACAATTTCATTACCATCAATGAGCAGTTTAAATGGCAACCATAATACATTTATACTATATAAGACTAATTCTAATGTTCCATATAAGATTTATCTTTCTGGTAATAGTGACAAAACATATGTAGATATAATGAAAACAAATAATAATGAATATTGTACTTTTATGCCTATACCAAGTAAACAAGATGTAACAGTTAATATTGTACCTTTAAATAATGGGAATACGCCTAAGTTTTATTACTACTATATTAATCTTGCCCCATATACTATTTTTACGGACAAATATGAACTAAAAGATAATAAAATGGTAGTTTATCCATACATGTATATATGTAATAAATCAACTAGTTCTAATGTTATTGACATTGTTGATAAAAATAACAAAAGTATTTTGATAAATGAAATGAATAATTGTAAAATAGAAATTGTAAGAAAAGATAGTGTTAATAAAAGTTATATTGCTGTATATTTTACAGAAGTTTTTTACAATAAATATGGAAATGATATATTATATATTGTTTATTATAATAAAGAAGATAAGATTTATAACTATAAAGAACTTTTATATTTCTATCCTGTTTATATAACTAATTTCTTTGGTAAAAAATATTACTTTCATAAAGACTTAAGTTATTTTATAGAAGATGAAGAACCATTTAGTGTTTATTATAAATCACCTGAAATAATAGTTAAAGTACAACAGGATTCTATTTTTAAACAACATTATATAACAATATCGAAAGGCATCATAAATATTCCTATATCAGGTACAAGTAATACTTATACTATAGATTTGACAGATTATAATGATGAATATCCTTTATATATATACTATTATAATTTAAAAATACCTGATTATGGACATAAGAAGATACAAAGAGAGTCATCTATTATTACAAAAGATGCTATTGTAACAAAGTATATTATAACATCCGATAGAAACTACAATGTATTTGATAAAGGTATTTATGATGTTAAAGGACCATCTTTATCTCCTGCAAATATTATGAACTCAAATGGCATAGACGTATATTACCAAGATTATATCATTGATAATAGTTTAATAAAAAAAGACAATAATTATCCTTTTAACAATTATTTAATATATTCAATTCCTTATTTATTTACATATGACATAAGAACAACATATACAACATTTAATAGTTTTATTGAGTTTAAAAATATAAATGTTAATCCTGTTTACAATTCTTCCTTACATGGTACAGCTAAATATGTATTATATGACATTGTTTCAGGATTATATATAAGTGATATAGACAATTCTAATGCATCAGGTATATTTAAGTTAGCAACAATGATGATAAAAAATTTTGATACATATTTATATGAAATAAATGATACAAGAAGATATGGTGAAGGTGTTATACCATTGAATATATCTGGTATATATACAGATTATCATGCTTGGGAAGAAAAAGCACATCAACGAAATTATGTATATATAAGCGGAATTAGTGGAATTGTGAATGAATTTGATTTGGAGAGTAATATATGAAAATATATACATTAGATTTTCCATCTTTAAATACAGATCAATTACAAAAACTTATAGATTATTTTAAAAGAACGGAAGAGTTAAATTATACTGGAACATTTAGATCATCTGATATTATTTCAATTTTAGATATAAAGATGTTTTTGTCAGAAGAATATAACTACATAATGAAATATATATATGATAATTTAACATATTTATTATCATTCACAAATAATCTTTTTACATTTGCTCAGCAAAAGTATAATAAAATTAGTAATGATTTAAATAATATTATACATAAAAGTATTTTACTTGAAAATAGTTTAAAATCTAATCTGTTATATTCTAATTATGTATCTAATGTTCATGTAATTAATTTTGTTGACACAACATTTATTGATTTAAAATCTATTAGTGGCATTGCTATTATTCCAGGTAATCATGTTGAATTAGATACTACATCATGTACGAATATACAATTAAGCTATGTTGTAGAACAAAATGAACACTGTGATGTATATACAGATCTTGGCATAATAAATGACTGTGATATAATTATACCTGATGGCATTAATGTAATATTTAATGGTAATAATGTATTTAATAATATTATAAACTACATTGAAATTCAAAATTCTTCACCCTCTATCATAAAATTAACATCAGA